ATTATTTTGTTGGTTTTTTTTTGGTTTTTTCTGTGCCCTATAAATTGTTGTATCAACGGAAATGAGATGGATTCAACACAACCAAACCCTTTGTAAAGTCGCGCACCGCTCAGACTCGACAGTGCAGTGGTAACTGCGCGTCCGGCCGTGCTTGACTTTCAAGTTTTTTGACCTCGTCGATGACGTACGTAATCAATTTGCTCTCGGTAAAATTTTGCTCGGCTGACCGAATTTGACTTCTCGTCGTCGCTCTAGACATCTTCCACCAAATCCCTTTCAACCTCTAGAAATGAAAGTCATTGTCAAGAACAACAAGAAGAGCGTGTGCTGTCAGCGACCCGTCAAACTCGTGGCTAGTTTCGATACCCAGCATGTCCACTGTTTACACCAGGGACTGGCGATGCAACATCACGAAGACAATCGCGTTCTCGTCGACTTGTGCGTGCGCGCCGCCAAAAAACGTCTCGTCACCTTTTTAGAGTACCTCTTGCCGAAAACGTTGTTGACCGATCTCGAGATTTGCTATCTCGTCCATTTGTCTCGCAAGTCGCGACCGTGCGTCGAGTACCTGAATTCGTCTCTCTTGGGTCAGCATCCCATGATGACGTACACGTGTGTCGACACGTACGACACGTGCGTCTATCTAGCTAAAATGCACGGCTGGGATGCTCGCGTCGCCGACTGGTTGGTGCGTCGCATGCGATTCGAAATGCTGGCTCGGCTCGTCGCCGAACACGACTATCCGCTCATCGAAAACGTCGACACGTGCAAAACGATTTTGCGTTCGTGCACCGACGCTCGATCGCTCAACATCATCATGCGTCGCATGGTCATCCCGATTATCGATTATAGCGAATGTTCGGCTGCCGTCTATCACTGGCTCGGTCTACCCGACACGCAACAGCCACCGGACGTGTCGACGTGCTCCATCGATCGTTTGTCGCTCTGCTCCTTTGGCGATCCCATCGATTTTCTGTCCAACGTATTGGCTCGACCCGATTTCAATATGCGCATGATTAGGCACAATATCAGTTTGTCGTTTTTCATGTACTTTCTCGACGAGTTTGAAGCCAAAACGAGTCTCACTCTCATCGCTCACCAACACCGTCGCTACAACGCCATGATGTACTTTGGTCGTCGTTTCGGCTACGATCCTCGCATCAACGTTCACACGATGAAGAGTAAATTTCAAAAGAAAATTCTCAACAGCCGCAAATAAGTCTAAATACATGATAATATGGGATACTGTGTGTATTAGGTTCTTCAAATGGCAAATTGATTTTTCAAAAGGGGTTATTTTTCGAATAGATTGTGTTGCTTTTTTAATGTGCTGTATGCGGCCATTTGATTCTGTCAAAAAATTCCTTAAAACCAATGCAATCAAGTGGCCTCGTACAACACGTTGGAACAGCAACGCGCGAAAAAGGCGTGGCAGTGTCTTTGTCATTACTCGACCGTCTGATTTGTTGGTTATTCGTTATCAGTGTGTGAAGCTGGAACGTAACGAATCAGACGCTCGAGCGATGAGGATTCTGCCAGGCTTTTTTGTGCGTTGCTGTTTTAATGTGTTGTACGAGGCCACGTGATTGCATTGGTTTTAAGGAATTGTTTGGCAAATTTAAATGGCCGCGTCCATCACACTAAAAAATCATGGAGAATTTGAATTTATTGGTACCCCCAACTAGGGAGGCAATTGAACTCTTGGGGAGAAGAGTGTGGTCATTTCACGTTCAAGGTGTGACGTGTGGTTACAAAAGTAATAAGTAGTGGGTGTAGCAGGAAATAAAGGAGACAACAGTCTACGAAAGTATGTAAAGAACTAAATGTGGACTGTGTTGGTAATTCACTGGCATGGTTGATGACACGCAACTTTGTTGGTTGTTGTATAGTGGGTTTCACTCGGCGATAGATCGGGTGGTTATTTCTCCATTCCCCCAATGTTTCTAAGGGGTGGGTCATTTCACAACTTTGTTTGTGTACCTGATACAGAGAGTTGGGATTGAGATTCCAATGATTTCAGATGGAAGTACATTTGTTAATTTCGTAAAATGGCACTAGTTGTGTTCATGGGATCTACAGTTTAGTGGAGCTGTTTGCGACAGAGGGGGATATCGAATTCATTCAGATACGTGAGTGACTGTCTTTCGAATCTTTCGACCGAGAATTAGTTGATTTTTATTATCCAAGGCGGTGATTATCAACAGGAAAAGTTTTTCGGGTTCTTTGGCTACTAGACGTCGTCGTTGGACTTTTTGTTCTTTTTTTCCACACTCAGTGGTACGTCGATCCCGTTTCGGATTAAGTTTCGGATTGGTCTTTTCTTTCCTTTTTCCACCATGCGTAAGGTCGATGTTGATGCGGTCGTAAAGGAAATCGTGCGCGGGGAAATCGTCGTCGTGGATGATTGTATATGGCAGACTAGACTGCCGTTCTTTTCTGACCCGTAGAGGTTTTCTTTTGATACAGTTGGTTGTGACCCTTGATGGGCACTTTAGGCACCTGCAAAGGGTTATATTTGTCGATGCGTTTGTCCGTGCTCGTCATCACGGTGTTTGATATCTCCATAGATGGACCGAATGATTTCGTGACGTTGTTTCACGTGTCAATGGCTTACTGAGAGAAACACACAACTATGAGAGAGACAAATGGTATGAGAAACGCAACTCTTTCGGTTGCAGTAGCTGGAACGATAGTCGTTGTGACGAAAATAACGTATTCTGACAATGATTTGCGATTCATTTAATTGGAATTAAATGAATCACACTACACAAGGACGGTAAAAACAATAGTAGCCGCCAATGCAATAGTAGTACACATAATGTTGTCGATCTATAGTCTGTCGCCGAGGCTGTGACATTGACGTACCCATTTTTTATTCAGCTAAACAAAAGATTTCCAAAAAACAAAATATGGATATAGATATTCTAGGATGTTTGTATTACACTCTGGCTCTCCTTCTACTGTCGGCTGCCACACTCTTGTTCAGAGCTTTTATCTATCCAATTTTGTACTGGGTCTACGTGTGGTACAAGATCAAATGGTCGTCTCGTCTCTATAAATGGAAAAATCGTCCCTTCAACATGACCAAACATCGGTGCTCGTTTCTTCTCAACGAAGACGAGTACTCGCTGTGGCCCGAACGACACGTGTCGCGATCGCTTTTCGATCTCGTCGTCATCACAGACGGCACCAAAGATGTGTCTCAGCGCGTTCTCTCCAAAGCCGGACCGTACGCCAATTTTTACGGTCTTCGCGTCACGCCCTCCGATCTCGGTCTTCACGTTCTCTACATCAATCACCAACTGTTTGGCGCTCGCGAAACTATTCCACCGTTAACCGATTTTGTGTAGTCGACTCTGGACACTCCGACGCTGTAGCCAAAGTTTCGATAGTTGAAAAATAATCATTCAGTCGTTCGGCGAACGCGTGTCTCGTTTCGCTTCTCACGCTCGGCATCACGTACCACAAATTCTTGTAGTCGACGTACGACAAATACGCGGCTATTTGGCGCAACACTTCTTCCGGTAAGAGGTCTAGCATTTTTTTGTGGGGCACACACACACGTGTAGCACTTTATATATATATATATACCGCGATTCGTGTGCGCGCGCACACAACAATAAAACGATGGAAACCAAATGTCTCGATTCGCAAAAAAATGTCATCGACACACCCAAACGACAGCCGGAAACTGTTCGTTTCAATCAAGATGGATTTTTCAACGAAATACGTGACTTTTATCGCATCCTACCTTGGTTCAAAGAAAAGGTCAACGACATTTATTTGTGCGTTCAAAATTTAGCCGCCGAATCGCTCATCATCTTGCAAGACTCGCTTCGCGACGATCAGGGAAACACCTATCATCGAGCCAACAAGTTCTATTTCGACGTGCAGAGCGTCGCTCGACGTAAATCCCAACAGGGAAACGTCACCACCGTCGTTCATAAAAACGTCGAATACCGATTCATCGTCGGCATCATCACCCAGTACGGACTTTTCCGACAAAACGAAGAGATTTTCAACGCTCAGCAACAGTATCTCGTCAATTGGAAGCACAACATCAGGACCGATGAAATTCAACGCATTCTCGACGCCAACGTCGACGTCGAAACGTACGGCCAGTTTTTCAAGAGCTACATCAAATGTCGTCTCGACATGGACTGCGACTATGTTCGGCGCGTCATCAACGTCTTTGCCGAACGCTTCACCGTAGGCCGTCAATTCATCGACGAAATGTGTCGATTCGTTATATTTTTGAATCCCAAACTGTCGATCGTCCACGAAAGTGTCTTTGTCAAACGATTCAAAAAAAAGTACTACAATCCTGAAATGTTGCCCTTTATGAACGAGTACGATAAACTGGGAGAATTGTACAACGATGCCGCCACGCCGGTCGAAACTCTCCAGCACGTTAGCCGGCAATTGTACGATCAATGGGTGGAAACCCGACGCGAATGCATCGATTCCCTACTGGTCAACAACAGCAGCGTCAAAATGAATTACGGCGGCAGGACCAAAATGGTTTCGTCCAAAATTAAATTCGTCCAATTACCCAGCTGGAAAACGGTGTGCAAAAACGCCACGCATCTCGTCGACGTCGCCGAAGAGGACATTGTCTACATGCAAGACGGCAACGACATTTACGGATTTTCTATCGGCCAAATGTTTCACATTATCGAACACGAAAGTGGCGTCAATCCGTACACGCGAGTGCATCTCGATCGACGCGCTCTTCAGCGTTTCCTCGACACGTACGTCAAACCGCCATCTACAACCACCACCAATAGTACCGATAACGCTCACATTATCGCCGCCGACGATGACGACCAAGTCAATCAGTTGGTCCTTCTCATTGAAAAACATTTAGCCTTCCACGAACGTCTCTGCATGCACTGTCGTCAGCACAAGGCCAAAGACGCCGTTTTTATCGAAACGTACGAAACCGATTTTCCAATCATTCATTTCTGCAGTAGCGAATGTATGGCCGCCTATTCACTCGAAGAATTTAGAGCTATTCAAATCTAAAAATAAATGGTCAATTACATGATGGAACCCGAAGAGAGCGCCGAACAACATCGTAATCGCGTCGTCGTCGGCATAGATAACACGCTCTACGCTTCCGTCAGAGACGCGTACGACGGTCGATATCGATGGATCTCTCTCAGTTACAATTAGTTATTTTCGTCGTCGTCCAACAATTTGCGTTTGTACTGAGTGCCGCACGTGTCGTCGTTTTCAATCAGTTTCTTGGATTTCAAAAACAGTTCAATGAGACGACACAATTCAATGCGACTCAGAGCGTGATCTACGGGAAATTTCAGTTTATTTTCAATCAATTTAATCAGCTCGGATTTGTGCCAATTGACGCAGCGACGACCGCTCTTGATTTTACGTCGATCAGCGGCGGCGGCGGCACCACCGCTACAACCATCACCTTTTTTACTACTACTACTCCTACTACTACTTTTATCATTGTCAGTTATCTTGATGCAAAATTCACCGAGATCGCGATTCTCCTGCCCGTAGCATCCGTACTCGTTATTTTCAAACTGTACTTTTCGAGCTTGAAAATAATCGTCCACCACCCGAGTGTCGCACTCGTAACCCGTTCTCTTGTCCACGCAAAACGAATCGCCGCGACGCAAATGGTAGCCCAAACGGTGATCGTCTTCGTACACGCTCGACTTGTAGTGCAACCACACGGTGCGCTGCAGAGCCACGTGCGCTTCGGGTCGCGTGCACCTCAATCGCAACACGTTTTTCAACAACATGCGCTGCAAAAACGTCGGCATATTGATCAAGAAATTCTTGTCGTTCTGAAAACGTTTCACGTCGGCCACGAAATTGCGTCGCAAATACGTGCACATGCTCAACGCCGCCGTCGTGTGCATTGGTTTCGATTCGTATTTACTCAACAAGTAGTCGTAGAAATTGGCTCGCTTTCGGTCGTACAACGTCGTCAAATAGACACCCGTGTCGTCGTAGCGAACGTGAGATGCGTTGCCTCGAGGATTCACCATCACCACGTACGTGTTGACCACGTGCTTGATCAGTTGAACCAATTGCATGCGCGTCACGTCCAGCGGCTGAGTAGCACTTTCGAATTCCGACCACGGAACGCACCAACGACGACGAAACAGGTCACGCAACCACTCGAAATGACGAGTCCATTCTTTGGAACCCGTGTAGAAATGAAGATCGTAGTTGCGCGTGATGGAAAACGCTTCGTCACCTTGCGGCTCTTGGTCGCACGTAAACTTGCACGCTCGATACTGACAATCGCGTTCGCCGTCGTCGCCGCATTCGTTGCGCTCCTTGAACAGATAACAATCGAAAGCCGATTCTTTGACCAATTGAACAATCTTATTGATTTGAAAATCTTTTTGTTCGCTAATGTTGTACATGATGAGATCGATGCTGGGAAAAGTGCGCGCCACGGCCGCGTACTGGTATATGTGAACCACCGGTCGCAAACCCATAGCGATTAAATCGTGATGACTGTTGCGCCAACCTCGAGCTATAACTTGCGACGTTTCGCCGTAATTCCAGTGCGGCGTCAAAATGTGCTCGTGAATGACGTTGCGCAAAGTGAAACCTTCGGTGATGACGCGACTGCCTAGCAAAGCGTTGATGATTTCGCCTCGGGCGTTCTCGGCGCTGTTGAACAGACCGAGCAAGTGCTGTTTTTTGGCTTCGCTGATGCACGACGTCAGAACAATGTACGAACGACGATGACGCGGCGACGACGACCAACCTCGCTGATCCAACAATTTGGCCAACATCAACAGTCCCGAACCTTGAATCAGATCGCTGTACACCATACTCAGTTCACCTTTGGCGCTAGCCTCTTCCAATCGATCGATGACGAAAGCGTACTTGCAACTATAGTCGGCCAATTTGGACAGAGCCACGGCTTTGGCCTGTTTTCCGCATTTGCCCTCGGCGTCGACGTACAGCGACGTTTGGCGCGTGTTGTTGTACACGTTGACGTGCTGAGCGTCCATGCGCCAAGCGCGTTCGTACGCCGCGTTCTGTTCCTCGCGCATCGGTAGACACACCAATTTAAAGTGCGTTAACGGAGCCACCACTTTACCCATGTACACTTTGGGCACGTCGACGTTGACCGATTTGACAAAGGACACGCGTCGTCTCAAATACGATTTCAACAGCTCTCCGTTTTTGACGTGATGCGATTCGTCGAAAAATGTCGTCGTGAACGCGTTGCCCACCGGCATTTGGTGATCCAGAGGTAAAATCAGATTCATGATGCCAGCCAATTCATCGGGTCCGTCTTTCATCGGCGTGCCCGTCAACAAGACGATTTTACGATGCTGCAACACGTGCAGTAGGCGATGAATTTCGTTGTAGATTTTCAAATGAGTGTTGTGCTCGTTGTCGCGAATGTTGTGCGCCTCGTCGATGATGATGATGTGCGAATCGAAACGTTGCATCAACACCTTGTCGGGTAAATCTTTGATCATTTTAGCCAGAATTTCAAACGTGAAAAACGTGTACGTCTGGTGGATTTTTTTGCGCTGGCGACTGCGAAAGAGTTTCTCGTTGAACTCGCCGTCGGCCGAAGTGGCCGGCGCGATTTTGTACTTGTCGTCGGTGCATTTTTCGGCGATTTCGTTGACGAAATTGTTGATCAAACCTTGACCTCGAGCGATGACGATGACGCCACGATACTCGTGCGGATGCAACGTCAACAGTCGTTCGGCGATGCGAATACTCGTGCACGTCTTGCCGGCTCCCATTTCGTGAAAGAGCAACAGTTCATCCGTTTCATTGTAGACGTTGCCGAACCAAGTGGCCAAAAATGATTGATGCTTGTAAATGTCTCGACTCGTTTTCGTCTCTTGAAATTCTTTATAGAAATACACGGATTTCCTGTAGTCGGCTATGAAATTTTCATACTCCATTTTATTACACACATGCTAAATTTTCCAAGGTAAAAAAAACTTGGAAAATACACAACATAAAATACCTTTTTTAAAAAAAACAAAATTTTAACCTTGAACGAAAATAGGTTTCAACCATTGACGGATTTCGGCCTTGACTTCTTCAGACATGGTCGATCGGGTCGTCGTAGTTGGCACGTAGATGGATTCCGTGGCGTTGTTGAACGCTTCCAGTGCTTCGTCGTAGTCGCCGCCAACGTCGACAAATTCGGCACCGCTCGCAGAAATTGCTACTGGTGGTGCTTCGGCGGCTGCTACTTCTGGTACTACTACTTCCGCTGATTGGTGTTGTCGGTGACGATGACGAGGCGTTCGATCGGTCGTCGATTTACGAGCGCACCGCGTTTCGTACCTTTCCTGATACTTCCAAATCTTTTCGCTCGATTCTTGCAACAAAGCCAACGTGGCGTCGTACTTGCTCACCGTTTTTCCAAACAGTTTCAACGTGTTCTCAAACATGCTGCCCAAATCGGCCACTTGGTTTTGCATCAACATTTCGTGATCCAATATTTTAGCCGTAATGAAATTTTCGAAATATTGAACCCATTCGCCGACATCGGTATAGACGCTCTTGACGAGTTTCATGTGGAAAGCGTCCAGTTTTTCTTGAATAATCACTTTGAGCGCATCCTGGTGTCCCAAGTGTTGCGTCGAAACGGCTGCCAGTGCTGCCATTTGATGATTTTGAATATTTCGAGGAATAGCTCCGTGAACAACACCAAACGCAAAGACAACAAGTGCTAGCTGTTGAATCATTTTACGAATCTTGGAGATACGATAATTTTTATCTCTAACCGAGTGAATTTTTTTCTCAATTCGCGCACGGCATCTCAAGCGTGGCTGTAGTGATAATAAAAAACATGCGATTCGTTCGTTTCAAATGCGGAGTGGAAACGGTGCTGCGACGCGACTACAAGACCGTACCACGACCCATCGGCGACGACATGTGCGCCACCCGGTTATTGCTCAATTTAAAGAATTTACTCGTTGTGCGCGGCACGTCACCCGACGACACCATGATCGGTCCTCTAGAGTATTTCGGTCGCGTCGATCCCTACCGCCACCCGTTGACGTCAGTGGATACATTGCCCATAGTGCGACCCGAATGCGTCACGTGCCTCAACGTCCAGTGGCTCAGCGCTTCATTGGGCAACGTTGACGACAGTCTTTTTCCCAATGCCGGAAAGCTCGTGTTGAACAACAGCGATCTAGTCGTACCCGTTACCGACCGGCCGGGAAACTACATCGACTACAATGTGCGTCTCGTCGAATCGTCGCGCGTCACGTACGACACGCAAAACAACCAGAAAACCATGTTTTCGGTTCGCTACCATTTCGCTGAAAACTATTACGACTACGCCATGACCAAAGAGGGAGTCTTTCTCGAACGACATCCCTTCATACAAGCCATGAGTCCCGTTGATAAACATGCCAAAGGTTTCGTCATGGCGGCGCGCATGCGTGATCAACATATTGACATTATCGGCATACGCATCCCGTTGGGTTACACGCTACTCGTCGATTCGCTAGCCATTCACGGCGATAGCACGCTCGTCGGTGACTATCGTATGGAAATGACGGCCGATCACGTGGAAATGAGTAAAGCCGACACCGTCTTTTTGAAAACGGTCCAAGGACGGAACGTCGGCGTCAATAACGTCGACAAAGTAAGCGTTCCACCACCCGTCAAACATACAGTTAAAAATCGTGTATTCAATCCAGTGTGGTAACAAAAAAGTTTCATTTAGTATGTGATGCCTTACCCAGTACACACACACACCAAATGAAACTACAAACACTACAGAAATATATACGACTACACAGACACTATTTATACGTATATTTAATTAAAATGAAACGGGATCTTTAAAAAGACATTTATACATGCGAGACGTGACGTGAAGCATTCTACACTTGTTTCTAGTGTTGCGAGTCATCAGATTCCACGGGCAATCGTCGTCACGGCTCCAATCGTCGGGCATAGGGCAATTGTGACGTCTCAAATAGCGAACGCTGACCAAATCGTCATTGTAGGCGCAAACGCGCATCGTTTCCGCATTCCACGGGCACCCGCGCGAACGCAAGTAGTGCAACACGTCGACGCGACGCGCTTGAGCCGCGCAATACGTCACAAAAGGATCCATCGCACATCCGTGATCGATACAGTACTCTAGACAGTCGATGAATCCGCCATGTGCCGCGGCCGCCATCACGAAATGATTCCATTCGCAACCGCGTTGGTGCAAATATTTCAAACAATCGAGACGACCCGTCGACGCCGCCGCTCGCGCGCACGTCCAATCCCACGGCTGACGCAAACACGCCACGTGACCTAAAAAAGCCGCCGTTTCGCAATCGTCGCAACACACTACCGTCGCCACCACGTCTAACGCCCCTTCCGCAATGGTGTCAATCAAATACGTTGTCGCTATCTGTGTCATCGTCGTTGCTATCGTAACTGATACAAATGATGTTTAAACAATCACGAGGATGCGGAAAATCAATCTCGCATGTACCGCCAATAGGTGTCAGCGATTCAGGAAAATAAAGTCGAGACCACAACGATTCGTCTATCCAATCGACGTAGACTACAACGAGAACCGTGTCCACAGGTAAGCGAATGAATTTCAAACGAAGACAATGTTTTTCGTAGACGCGAGTTTGCGTTCCCACTCGTACCGTACACTTTCCAAACACCACCACGTGATTGTGTTGACGACAATCGACCACACTTCCTCGACTGTCACTCTCGATAAACACGTCCATGATCTAATCTTCTTCTTCTTCGTAGTCGGTCGTCACGTAACTACTGTCGCTATCGCTGCTGCTGCTGCTGCTGCTAATGCTAAACGTCACGTCGTCAAATTCTTCTTCGACGGGAATAAATTTCGAATACGGCCACGGGACGGCCACGCTGTGATCGGCCAAAACAAAAGAACTCAACGTTTGCAGAGAAGGCACGTGGACGTGGTAGTGTTCGCGCCAAACGCTATCGTTGATGTATTTTTTGAAAACGGCCACCAACACCGTGTGACGTTCAATGGGAATGACGGCGCGCGTCTTCACTTGATAATGCTGAATTTCGTAAATCGTGCCAATTCTCACCAGACAAGAACCTTCAATTTGCAAGGGTTTCGTCACGTTTTTCAACACGACGCAATTCGTCGTGTAATATATAGAATTTATAAATACCATTTCTCACAGAGTCTCAATTTGTTCGTCGCAATAAAATAAGTTTTCGAAAAAATTCACCACCAATTGTCGAGTTCGATGACGCAATACAGCGGGAAAAATTGTCTTGATCTTGCCACGTTTCTCTAAATCGAGAGCGCACAACGTTTCCAAAGTTAGAGGATTTTCATACTTCAATTCGATCAGCGGAAATTCTTGACGAAATAATGTTTCAAAATTGCCAGAGGCGTTGTCGTCACTCTCCAAAAAAACAAAGAGGAAAACGATATTGACCAAATCGGCCGTCAATTGACGATAGGCAATTTCACGATCGGCGACTGGCATAGACAATTGACGAACTCGACCTTCACACGTGACATACTTTACCAGGACATCAACGTCGGGTAAAACCAGTTGGTCAACACGTTCGTCAACCATCAGCACCTCGGGAGCAATGATACGGTCACGGCCGTCTCTATTAGTAGTAGTGGTGGTGGTGGTGGCGCTGCTGCTGCTGTCTCCCGTTTTTTTGCCTGAACCCATTTTCTCTTTTTGACTACGAAAACAAGCGGAGCGTACTCAAATCCGACGACGCCACGCTGGCGCCCAAACACGATTGACGGGTCGCCACACGACCCGACGAACGACTACGTCGCCGCGAGGTGGTGGTGGTGGTGGTGGTGGTGACGGCCAAATATCGGGCGCTGGCTGCGGAGAGGCGGCCGCTGGAACGATGGGATCCACGCCCGGTATCGGCCGGCTGACTAGTTTTTTGACACGGCACCCACGACCGATTCCACCCACGACGTGAAAAACGACACGCGCGTATAGTACGACGGCGGACGACACGGGTTGGTGCCGAAAGACACGATGCCCACTTGAGTCGCTCGTCCGTTGAGCATGACGATCAGAGGACCACCGCTGTCGCCGAAACACGTCGTCGTATTCGTTCCCCCTCCGGCGGCAAACTGTTCTTCAGGTTTTATCGGGATGGTGGCCGTCATTTCGCGAACTTCCGCTTCTTGCATGATGGTCGCCGAACTGCCTCTGTCGCCTGTCACCGACCCCCAACCCATGGCCGTGATGACCATCGGTTTCAAATCCATCGTCGCGTTGGCCGGCAAACACACGGGTTTGACGAATTGCGTAAACTCGAACGGACGATCGACTTCCAGTAGAGCGATATCGCCGCGGAAATTGTCGCCTTGATTCCACGTCGGATGATTGACGACGCGTTTAACGGTTCGCGTTTGCCTTTGCGGTTCTTGCACGGCTCGATTGAAAACACCGGCAGCGATTTGAGCTCCGACGGCTATATTGCAGTGAGCCGCCGTCAAGATCCACGACGGAGCAATCACGCTTCCTCCGCAGCCACCGAGTGATGCCATCCAGGGAAATTTACCGGCGAACGAATCCTTGCCGTTGACGACGTACGATTGCACGCCGCTCTGCGTGCCCACGTTGCCGCAACCACCTGTGGGTCTAGGTTGCGGACCCGGACCAGGACTAGGACCCGGACCAGGACTAGGGCCAGGTCGCGGCGGTTTCGCACCTCCCGAAGTCGGTGATCGAGACAAGACTACACCGCCAACCACGCCCAAAATGACAAATACCAAAAATATAATCCAAAAATCTCGTTGTTCCATTACTGTAGCACTCTTTATATTATTGTTGAATACCAGTGGTTTCTTTAATCCATTGTAAATAGTGAGATACCCGAACGAAACCACCCGCACCTTTCGTACAAGGATCCGTCGCGAACGACATGATGCCGACAATGTGCCAATTTTCGCCCTGTTGCAACATGAGCGGTCCACCGCTGTCGCCGAAACAGATACGACCGCCCGTCGGATTGCTGGCGCACAATTGTTGAGCCGGATTGATGTTGAATTCGGTGCACGGTGCCACTTCTTGCAGCAAGACGTCTTGCAGTTTGGTCGCTCGCGTAGCGGGAAACGCTTCGGGACGCGTGTTACCCCAGCCGGCGGCGTATAAATTTTTGCCTTGGGTCACCATATTGGGCGTGGGCAGACAGATGGGTTGCTTGTAGCCGTCGAACACGATGGGCGCCGGCAATTCGATGAGAGCGATATCGTTTTTGAGTGTGGTTTTCTCGTACTGAGGATGAATGACGACGCGTTTGGCTTTGACCAAAATGCGTTGATTCTCGTTTTTAGACGTGTCGAACGCGCCAAACAACAAATCTAAATCGTTAGAATCGGCGTCGGAGATACAATGCGCCGCCGTCAGCACCCACCTGTTGGAAATCAAGGTCGCGCCGCAATTAAACAGATTCACCATCCACGGCCATTTGCCGGCGTAAGCGTCAGTTCCCGCGACGATTTGCGGGTCGAACGTTGTAATCAATCGTCGTCCGCACAATTTCGATGGCGGAACCGGTGGATTTGGACCAGGACCAGGACCCGGACCAGGACCCGGACCTGGACTTGGATTGGGTGGACGAGTGCCGCCACCGGATGTTTGTCGACGCGACACGTAGACGAGAACGCCGACGATCGGCGCCACCACCACGAATAAGACGAGGAAAAAAATGCCTATATTTCTATTGCGACGATCTCTGTCGTCGTCTTCATTACTACCATTTATTTTTAGTTAGAACCTTGAATTATGAGCAGCGTCGCGACGTACATGATAACCGTGACGGTAGCCAAATAGAGAACGTTATTGTCCTGTAGCGCTGGTATCGTTCGTTCGAGCGTTCGACGCGTAAACGGTAGCGATACCAGAGCGAAAACCGTCGCGACGAAAATAGCCGATTTCCACGCGGGCATTTTTTTAGTAGAAGAAGCTTCAACGTAGTCAGCCATTCTTTATTATTTATTGTTCTTTAAATATTCGTCGTATAAATAAACATGTATGCTGCTCAAAATATACAAGAAGATTTGACGATTAAACAGGGTCGTTATTTTTGGCTTTTCGTGGCTCTCGTCAGCGTCTTCCTCATCTACTTCATGGTGGACTGTTTCAACCTCTTTGGTGGTGAAGTTGACGAAGGTGATTGCGGTTGCGATGGCACGCTAGGATCGTCAGTGCTTTTGTCAACCTCCTAATTATAAACAGCATGTATCACGGTGACAGATCTATTCGTTTTTATAATCTCATTTATGATTTGTTTTCTCGAGCGAAACTCAAGAAAGAATTTATCGAACTCTGTTTGACCGAGGAACGTATGGCCAAATTCGGTAACGCCTTCACCAGCGTCAACTACGACAAGGCCAACAATTACGAGTACCACGAACAGATTGGCGATTCGACCGTCAACAAGTTCATCGTGTCCTACATGTACAATCGTTTCCCGCAATTGCGCACCAGCGACGGCGTCAACATTGTCGCTCGACTCAAGATCAAGTACGGTTCCAAAGGTCAGCTCAACATCATTTCGGAGAAGCTCGGATTCTGGAACTACATTTCCACAGAGAATGAAGAAAGAATTAAACGTAAAAAAAATCTACTAGAAGATGTATTCGAAGCCTTTTTTGGCTGTTTCGAAGAGGTCATCAACGAAACCATTTACGAAATTAAAGGTGTATGGTTCAACGGAGCCGGATACGATTTGTGCTACCGATTGTTGTCCTCCATATTCGATGAATTGTCCATTTCTATCAAATATGAAGCACTCGTTGACGGCAAAACGCGACTCAAAGAGTTGTTTGACGAACAGCGCCAGCATTTGCAGCAGTTGCGCTACGAGGACTCGCGTTCGGCCGACAACAACATGTTCGTCAGTCGAGCCTACAACAAGAACCAATTGCTAGGCGTCGGTACGAGTAACAAGAAAAAAGAAGCCCAAGAAAAAGCTGCCGACGAAGCGCTCATCACTCTGGCCAAATTGGGATTCGTCAAAGACGTCCCTCAACAGTACAGAAATTTAACTTAATTTGTGTGTGTGTTTTCAAGATTTCCAATACAACAAAATATTGAAAACAAATTTATACCGTTGTTTGATTGGTCGCCGGCAGCGGCGGCGGCGGACGATAGTGATATGAAATGCGGTCGCATGAAACGGAAACGACCCGCGTTTCACCGCCCATCGTGACGCTGACCTTGTGAGCCGACCCGTTCCAAAAGAGAAACGGATCGATGGGTACCGAAAAATAGGGCTTTTGTCGATTGTGATGACGTTGTAGTAGTTCCAGTAATTCAATAGCCGCCGTTCTTTTGGCTTCCTGTTTACTGCGACCCGTGTGTTCGCGAGTCACCATCTCGTCCACTTGCAACCTACACGTAAACAGGGGTTGATGATGTGTCGACGCTATCGGCGAGATCGCGATGGAAAATGTAGTGTTGACTTGGAACCCATGTTTCATGGCCAAATCGTTCAACTGGATTAACGCATTCTTCGACTGTGACATTTATCGTATTCCTTTTGTCTTCGGGTCGCAGAGTCAATTTTTTTCTGACCTCGTACTTCACCTGTCGTGGTAACGTAAAAGGTATATACATTTATTATAAACACATGTCTTACACCGGATTCAAGAAACAGACAAGCACGCGCGACTCGTACACGACCGACCAAGCGTGTTCTTTCGGTACATGCAGTATCTCGACAGAACAATTGCCATGCAACAAAACGGGCGGCATCGAAGACGAAACCACGTCGTTCGAATCGTGCGTCGGTGGATTCTGCCCTCAACGACGCGTTTGCGTGCCTCCCGATCGTAAAGAATGCGACGTCGGGCTCAATGACGGTCGCGTAGATCCATTGAGCTCTGTCGAATGGCAAGTCAAAGCTCCCAATCTCGTTTGCAAATACGATATCGATGAAATGAATAGCATCAACGTCATTGACAATTACAAACGTTTATTCGGTGACAATGACAATTACAAACTCATGATGGAACGACTGTGCGGCAGCGAAGCGACACTGTGCGCTCTGGATCCTCTAAGCGGTAAACCTTTTGAAAAGTGCAGCAACATCAACAGCACGACGCAGGTGGGAGACGAGTGTCGCCTGTTTTACAACACTCAAACGGCCGACATCAAGGACACGATCGTGCAAAACTATTGCGTCAAACATCCCAACAATCCCGATTGCAAATGCGTCGAACGATCCACCGATCCCAATTATCGCAACGTCAAACCCCATATTCCCTTCAATGACGGGTGCTGGTATCCGGCGTGCGCCACGGCACCCTATTTGAAAACTCAAGACGTCAAAAACGCCACGTGCCCATCTGACGTCTGTCAAATCGTTTTCGACAATTTAAACAATAATAATGTCAACATTTCAGACAATAAGAACGCCATCAATTGCAAATTTGAAGCTCCACCTCAGCCGCCGCCGCCGCCTCGTCCGTCGCCAGGTCCGTCGCCGCTGCCTAGACCGAATCCTCCTCCATCGTCGCCCGTCAACATCACCGCCGTCGTCATCATCGGTATCGCCGTCTTTGTCGTCGTCATCGCTCTAATCGCCGCCGGCGCCGGACAACGACAACGCTAGGCGACACACAACGCTAGGCGACACACAACGCTAGGCGTCGTCTTGACCAATCGAAGCCACGTAGTGTTGTAAACTTTGCGGCAATGATGATGTATCGAGACTATTGGCACGGATACAAATGGCGCTCCGTAACTTTAATTCCAGTGGAAAGGGTTTAAATCGTAAATCCCATTCGAATTTTTTTATCGACATCCAATTGTCCAGATAAACCATTAGTAGAATAACAGTTGGATCAAGGTTGATAGTTACACTGGCTTCAAATGTAAACCCCATATAGGATTTGCCAAAAATGAATCCAGATTTCGTTCTGCCACTGGCGAATCCGACTTTTATGCGACAACTAATAGATTCCCAATAATTGTAAGATGAATACGCAATCCTAATCTTAGGTGTCAGCTCGTGACGTTCCAAGTAAATGACTTCATTGCCAATGTTACACGTTGTACGACGACCGTTGATAACTATAAAAGAGTTCATCATTCGACGCACACACACACACACACGCCGTAACAACTCCTACAGTCAACTGTGGGCGACCAAACGTCAGGCAATCGAGTGTTGTAAACTTTTTTTATTGTGTGAAATACCAATGTCTATTTTTAAGGGAGGGTGAGGTTGGTTCGGGTTGTACAATCAGGTGGGATATACTAAAACTAGTAGACATTGGTATTTTTTTTGTATTTATTTCTTGACACCATTGTATTGAGGTTTATCTTTCTGGTAGGCTATTTTGAAGACGCGAGCTGGATAGTCGTACGCGTTGATGATGCGCGTCACGTCGGCCAACGTGATTCGTTTGTGAACCGGGTGGTGACGTTTCGTTTCCACGTAGTATTGCTGAATTTTCAACAAGAGACCGTGCCGCTCCTGGCTGACGTGCACGTAGTTTTTCATGATGTATCGATTCTTGTAGGCCAGCAGCAATTCGGCCGCGATGACGGGAATTCGCAATTCGAACCAATCGGCGATCGGGGCGCTGTCGGGATACAATTCCAAATACTTGCGTCGTTTATCGGCATCGCGACGAGCGATGCAATAGCAAAAGGCTCGACACGAAATGTTGTTGCGCACGCTGGCATAGTCGGCGTAGGCGGAATTCAAAACGCGATACTGGACGCGGTAGTCGTCGGAAAACAAGAGTACGCCTTGTTTTTCGAACGGATTGATGGCACTCACGGCTCGCACGAGATCGACGACCGTATCAAAACGAATCGTTTCGTTGATGGGAATGAATCCAATGGCTTCGTGGACTTTGAGCCGCTGATCGCGCTCGTCCGTCACCAACACCAAATAGATGCTCTCTTTTTGCAATTCGGGTCGAACGACGATACGATTATCGGCGTTGTTGATCAAGATGAAATGGTAGCGACGCGTCGTTTGCAATTGGTCGAGAAAGTCTTCGTACGATGAGAAACCGTAATCTTTCTGCAAAGCTTCGACAAACAGGTGACCGAACGACGTTTTGCTGGCCCAACGCGATTTGAAAGCGTTCAGTTTGCGATGCGTCGTCATGAGCCATTTGCCGTCGACGTACAGAAATTTTACGATCGTTCCCTCGTACGACCACGAAATCTTAAAGTCGGCCAGATTGATTTTGTCCAGACGCGTCACATTGTCGCATGTCATTTCTTCCGTGAAAGGAAATCCTCGATAGATCAATTGACGTCCCTTGAAAATGTAGCCGCGAATGAGACACTCGAATTCCGATTGAGGAGAAGAAGAACAATACACTTGATACGTGCCATCGTCGTCCGTCATGGCAATTTGATGACGCTTGATTTCATCCAAAAGAGCACCATCGTCTGCTTCAGCGTTGGTAGCGGTGGACACTACGGTAGCGGCAACGGGTGCCGACAAACACAATTCACTCAACTTCATAAGATACTCCATAATGTTTGCGAGTTTTACGTTGGCAAGAACGCTTCTTTAAACCTAATTTTGTTTAAAATAGAAACTCAATTTTTTAACTTCCATAATAAAACCATGAATAGTAGTGATATTGTAACTCTGATTCGATCCGATTGGGATATAGCGCAACTCGATCGCTACGATGCCCAATCCCTAATGTACAACGTCAGCCAGGAACAGTCGATGCGACTGGCTCCGACGCCGACCATGCCGCCCAAACCCGTCACCTACAAGGACGAAATCGTGCATATGGTTCTACCGCCCACTCAAAACTTTTCACTCCAATAAAGATGAACTACATATTTTTGGCTCTATCGACCACAGTCGTCTTGCTATTTTCATTCGTGTTCTACAAAACGCGCGACTCGCCGACCAGCGTTTCCCCAGCCGTGTCGTCGCCGACCTCCAGTATCTACGTCGTCAGCAACAGAAAGCCCCAATCTCAATCGGCAGTGCCGGCAGACCAGTCCATCTGTTTGGGCGGCTGTTCGTGGATGGACGGCTACGCGGCCGGTCCGCAACCCGTTGTCGATCCCTACGGTGTGGAGGAAAACGGCAGCACGTTGCCGCACGACATGCAATCGCTCGACACGATGAACACCATGCCTTTCGACTACAACGGTATGGCTCAACCGCAATCGGCGTTCGTTCAACCGGCGGAAATCACACCGACCCCCGATCCCGTTGTCGATCTTATACCTCAAGAAATTATTTACTAAAACAAACAAACGCGCGGCACTCCGAGAGATGAAAATCAAAAACGTCGATCACGTCGCTCTGCTCAGCCGTTGCACCACTCGCAGCCAACAAGTTTACGTCGAAAAGTACATCTTGTCGTCGTCGGCGTCGTTACCGAAAAATGTTCATCAAACTATCGATTCATTGCGTCAGGAAAACGAAGACATTCGCGACACGAATCGATCGTGCGTCAAGCAATACATTCTCGAACGCTTCGTCATGAAGTGTCCCTACGACAAGAAACAATTTTACCTCATCATCAATAATGCCATCATTTTCAAACTGATTCAAATCAAAGACTTGCAGCAGATGGTGCAAGTTTTAGATAGCGATAGTAGCGTATCGTGTGATGAGATGCTAAAGGGACATCAAGCCATGTCGAAAATAATTCTTGAACTCTCCAAATCACGTCCCACTCGTGACGCAGAGCCAAATAACCCAAAGTAAAGTAGATGGCGTTTTTTGAGGCGTAGTCGGGCATGCCTTTGAAACGTTCGATAATGTACGGTATGTCGTCGTAGCTGATGAGATCCACGCGTTCGGCTTCGAAATCCAAAACTTTTTTCAAAATCTGATTGAGTGTCTGTAGACTGGCGTTGAGATAGATTTCCGTCGTCAAACTTTGGTAGTTGACGTCGTCGGTCGTGCAAAATTTACTGTAATCGCACATTTATTCACACACGCACACAGTCTTATTTTACATATCCTAAAAAAGATATATAAAATTATTATTTCAAATTTAATCCCGATTGAATGTAGCCGATGATGGCTTTTTTGTAGTCGGCGGTGACATCCAATCGGAACCAGGCAATGACTCGCGTCAATTGTTCCAGAGTGAGACGCGACAGGTAGGCGTCGGTGATTTGACGACGCGAAACGAAATATTTTTTCAAAAAAAGTTGGTCGCCGAACGCTTCGGCCGACGACGGGTACGACATAAAATAATCGATATAATTCATTTTCATGGCTTTCGGAAGGAAATCTATTTCTCGCCAACCGTGATACATGGCGATCTCTTTGAGAAACGTCAACGGTTTTCGCATCCACCACGAACGAGAAAAACTGCTAAACGAAAGCGACGAGTCGCTCTCCAGCAGATGAACAAACGCGTCCACGTCTTCGTTCATGGCTTCCAATTTTCGAGGCAACGATTCATCGTACAACCCACGACAACACGACGTCTTGTCGACGCATCGCCAATAGTATCTGCCGTGAGAATTGGCCACGCTATCATAGCGTCGACCGTCGTAGCCGACCATGATTTGGTTCCTGAAATCGGAAGCCAGCAAAGGCGGTTGATGGCGAGTCATGACGTAATCTTCCATTGTGTAATTACCCGTTAAAACGCAGACACGTGACACGAAAACAATTTCAAGAGAACCATTCATCATACAAACTATCATAAACTAGATTAATTAATTTCAACATGTCTAAAATACATTTTGAAATTAAAAGTTTTTTTAAAGTGTATAATCGTGATCGATAGTTTCGGTGGTCGTCGTAGTGCTTTCGGTCGTACTATCTTCAGGAGTACTCTCTGTCGTCGACGTAGTAGTACTGCTAGTCGTGGGAGGTTCAACAGTCGTCGTTGTTGTAGGCGTAGTGGTTGTAGACGTCGTTGTTGTAGGCGTAGTGGTTGTAGACGTAGTAGTGGTTGCAGGCGTAGTGGTTGTAGACGTAGTGGGACGCCTGTGCGTGGTTGGTTCGGGAGCTTCCGGGGGGAACGGTTGCAGGCTAATGTGAACGAAACCTTTGCGCGTCAAATTGAGCACTTGCGTAAACCATTCGGGAACGTCGTCGTTGCTGGTCTTGTTGCGATGCTGCTGATGATGATGATGCTGTTTCAATTTACTCACGTCGCGTACCAACTGAGCGGTCGCGTCGTCCATCGTCACCGTCACGTAGACGTAGTATCCCAAAAGACTCAACACCATCAACAAACAGAGCACTTTGGTAGCCGTTAGAAAGAGCGCGTAGCGACGCGACGCTCGAGACTCTGGCGGAGCATGCTTTTTAGTCGTCAACGGCTTGTAAACTTCTTCGTGTCCGGATTCGATATCCATATTTTTCTCTGTTTATTTACTAGGTAATTGTATCCAATTTAGCTAGCAATTTTTTTCCGCTTATTCGGGAATAATAGTGCGACGCACGTACGTCACCACTTGATCTTTACCCGTGTAGGCGTCCGTCATGCGCGTGTAGCCTCCCTTGACCAATCGTTCGGGTGCCACCTGGCTGGGTGTACCGTAGCCACCGAAAACGGGAACAATGTAAACATCTTTGGCGTCCATATTTCTTTTTATTCTATACTTTATCATAATTCTATAAACCACAATAATTCGATTCGAACGGTACTCGTGGATCGTAGTAGCCCAACGTCTCAGCGCGTTTTAAAAGCGCCGCGTTGATGGCGTTAAATTTCTCCGTGTGATGCAATTCGTCGCAAATGACGTGCGCCACCTCGTGACACAGGACGTACATTAAACTGTTCCACGAATAGAATTCATTGGGGTTTTTACGTAAACAGACGACGATACGTTTCTTATTCTCCGTGTACGATCGACTACCCTCCTCCATGGTAAACTCGTTGTACACGTCGCGACCGTTCAACATGGCCGTCAAGTAGTCACCACCACCACCACCACTACTAGTACTACTTAAAATGTCGCGCATGGCTTCACTCAATCGATGCAACAACGAGACGGCCGAAGGTGAATTGATGACGTACGACTCGCGAACGCGTCGTCGCTGCTTAGCAATAATGACTACAACTAGACCAATCGTTAGAAATAACAAGACGAGAAAAAGGACTTGTGGTCTTCTCATTTATTGAACCCATTGATGTTGACACATACTACATTTAGCAAAAACGGTCATCGGTTCGTCGCCACTGCGCGTCTGACGACTGTAGGCCGTGATTTTTTTCGATTTACACTTGTGACAAATGAGAACACCTTCTTCGACATCGTGAGGCGACACGATATACTTTTCGAATTCTTGTTCCTTTTTCTTGTACTCGTCGAAAACGGGGAGATTCCAAACGTCGTCGTCCGTCACGGGCACACCGAAAATCATTTCGTACAAGACGCGTTTATTGGGAGCCGAGCAACCGTAGTGACGATTCAATTGCTCGAGCGAAAAACTCGCATCAAAGGCAGCCATCCGCGTTGCTTTTTCTTGCCGACAAAACGAGACACGGCCTCTTCGAACGTCAACGACAGTTCCACACACTCGTACAGATCCACGTCGTCAAGAGTCAAATCGTTGAGCTCAACTCGATTGACGACCGCGTCCACGCCCGCGTCCCAAAAACTCACAAAATCGAAAAGCGTCGGAAAGAGTTTCTCGATTTTTTCGCGAACGCGTCCCTGCTCCGCTTCCAAATCTGTCCACTGGTGATTGATGACATCGGCCAGACTGCCCACGATTTTTATGATGTTCTTGTAGTGCAACGTCGTCCACTCGCGACACACGAATCGATGGAAATCGCCGCGAGACATTCGCGACCAATGCCAATTGGTGTAGCGCGATTCGTAGAGCGCGTTCAACAGCTCGTCGCGCGTCTGTTTGACGTACACTTGACCGTCGACCGTTTTCGAAAAGGGACACCACGTCGAATTGTACACCCAATGCGTGATGGTGGCATTGTCGACACAAAAAGGCCAATAGGCGGCATCGGCTTTGGCGAACAAGAGTTTGAAATAGTGACGCACATCGCATTCGTCGTGCACTTGGAAAACGAAAAAACGATCGGCGTAGCGACGATTGCGAATCACTTGACAAATGTTTTCCACCGATAAATTGGGCAATCCGACGTGAGGGGCGTGAAGCCATTTGCGGTACTGACACAGCGAGTAGAGCAATTTACCGGGCACCAGCAACAATTGTTCGCGATTACTCAGCGACACGTGCGTCAATTGCAAGTTGGGATTGTTCATGATGACGCGTACTTCTTTCAATTGTTGTTCCATCTTGTACCATTCGTGCTCGGCGACGGTGGTGACGAGTTGATGAGGGGTCGGCAAAAGTTGCGCCGTTCGCAAACGTTCCATTTCGTTGAATTCGAAGCGAACGCGAGTGCACGCGTGCTTCTTGATGTCTTTGATCGAGTGGCCGACATAGTCGCACAATTTGCAACAGAAAAGAATCGATCGAGCCGTGCGACAGGGGGCGCGACGAAAATGTTTCTTAAACTCCCCGTCGTTGGCGCTACTAAACATACAGAAATCGCAAAACATGTTTCCACTTTTTAAGGTTATCTGCCGTACTTTTGGCCTCGGTTATTTTTCATATTTTTAATCGTCAAAGTGACGAGGAGAACGAGAACACCGCCGAGAGCGAAATAGAGCACCTTTTCCGACGTGGCGGCCCGCGTCGCGCATTTGACGCAATCCGCTTGGCTCTTGACCACATTCGAAGGAGCGTACATGGTGGGGGGTGTAGCGATTGTTGCCGCCGCTGGCATTATTCGCTGCTGCTGTTGCTGGAGCACGCGTTCCAACAAACGTTCCAAACGGTCCAGCCTATCTGCCGTGTTGTCGTTGTGCAAAATTTTGTAAATTGGAGTCTTATTCATTTTTATCTTTAAAAAATTCACTCCAAGAAAAATAATATATTTATCACACACGATATAAATAAATTATGGGCCATTTCCATCACTACAATTTCGATATTGGTAATGGAAATTGTCAGAGAACCGAGCTGTGCGACACGCTCGTCATCGGCGGCGGAGGATTCAAGGGCGTCCAGTATTTGGGCGGCTTGCACTACTTGAAAGAGCACGGCCATTTGGAACGCATCACGACGTATTGCGGTACGAGCGTCGGTAGCATCATTTGTTTGCTGTTCCTGTGCGGTCACACGCCGTCGCAACAGTACGATCTGTTGCCGTTGAAAAAGATTTTCCAGTTTAGCACGCGGCCGCCGTACGTGCACAGTCTACTGCCCACCGTTATGCCCACCTATCTCGATGTTCAAGTCACGTTCGAGCAACTATTCAAAAAAACTGGCAAGTTTTTTTTTGTCATTGCCTTCAACGTGACGATGCGGCGACAAGAGATTTTCAGCGTCATCACTACACCCGACTATAGCGTCATTAACGCCGTTCTCTTCAGTTGCGCCATCCCGTTGGGAACGTTGCCGCGCTGCGTCGAAACCCAGCACGTCTACATGGATGGAGGCATCGTCAACAATTTGGCCGTCGATGTGGCTCAAGATTTTGATTTCAGCGAACGAATCATGGCTCTATGTTTTCGACCGCGAACGTTACCGTTGCCGACGACACTTCCGCCACCGGCACCGGGTCTCAAAGAATTGGTCGACATTGTCTTTAGTGTACCGAGTCGTTTGCTCGACAAGTCGCGTCTCGAAGCGTGCTCGAAAATTCATCGTCTCTACGAATTCGAAGCCGACGGAGGCGGAGTGGAATCCATCATTTCGTTGGATCATGAGACGAAAATAAAACTTTTTCAACAAGGATATGATTTGATTAAAACCACGTTATAATAAAATATGGATTACGCTTGCCTAGGATTTTTCATCGCTGCTATGGCTGCAGGAATCGGCCTTTACTATTTTCTCGTTCGACGCTAAAGACGCGCTCAGTCGTTCGCAAAATATTTCACAACATGTGGATGTTAATAATAAATGATTCAAGTTATATTGACACTTTTAATTGCTGTCGGATTGTGCGCCGCGTGGACGAAAAGAAAATCGCCGTCCCTCATTGAAACATTCATGCCGCCCTTGTCGTATCGATTCGAAGAGCCTCCTCCTCGAGCCATGACGACCACGCTCGATTACAACACCACTAGACAACCGGCGGCATCGATGGTGCCTCAACCGGCAAGAATGATGAGCAGCGACATGCTGGTGCGTCCGCGTCGCGCTGAAGCTAGCGATATGTTGGCACCGCCCACCACCAATTTCACCTTGAATTACACTGTGCCTCCCAATCAGACGAGTAACGTGGCACCGCGCGTCGCCGACGTTCCCTACACTTCGGCTCTGCAAGGACCCGTACCCGACACGCAATACTTGGCCGTGGATCCCATGAACCCGTTGGGTTTGAGCCATAGCGGTCAATTGCAGCCAGTCATTTACCCGCGCGCCGTCTACGCCAACAAGATGAGCCGACTCTTTTCTCTCGGTGATCCCATTCGAGGCGATTTGCCTATCGCTCCTCTATCGGGCGACAATTGGTTCAAACCGGCCGTCACGCCGCACATTGATTTGCGCGAAGGAGCCATGACGGTGATGGGCGGTCGACACAACGACACCACCAACGAATTGGGTTTGCTCAAATACCAGTCCACGTACGGTGGACACAACATCAACGCGGGAGCCGAATTTTCACCCGACAACGAAATGGTCATGCAAACGAGCGGCATGATTCCACTCTACAGAGAAATGGTCAACAATGTTGGCGACGTCACTATCGCCACGCGATATTAAACACACACACGCACACACGCACACGCATATACAAAATTCAAAATAACACACATCTTATTTTGAATTTTTTTACGGGTCGGCACGTCGTCGGATCCAGCCGTTGACGGTGAAACGACCGTTTTCGAACGTGTTGGCACCCGTCACGGTGACGGGCAACACTTGATGCATGCGCGACGAATCGAAAACGACGAGACGGTTTCGAAGCGGTTTCACAATAGTGCCATCGTCGATAAAGACCAATTCTCCACCGGTGAACTGATTGGTGTGAAAATAGTAGACGTAGGTGAGTTCGCGTAATTCGCACGGTGTACAATTGTCCGTGTGTTCCAAATAGAAATCACCGTGACCGCTGCGAGTCACTTGACACTCGAAAGCCGAGTCGTCCAAGATGAAATCGGGATGCCATAAATGACGGCACATTTCGGGCAGTAAAGAGATCACTTTATGGTGAAACAGTTGTCGAATAAAAGCCGGTGTCACATTCATCATGGTCGATCGACGATAGTCGACCGCGTTGGTCACAGTGCCCGTTGGAAAGAAATTCTCCTTTTCGTCCGAAACGGCCGCCAACAAATTCAACACGTCGATTTCGTCCAACAAATCGTCGATAATGTAGACGCTGCTGCTGCTGTTTGTCGTCATGGCGGCCTAGTTTTTTTTACAATAATCTACCTTTAATAGAGATAAAATGTTAAATTCTCAAAAAATGTTATTGGTCTTTGGTGGGTTTCTACTCTTTGTAGTGGTGCTTATCTTGTTGAATTCGTCGTCTTCGGGACCGCGACGACCAGCTGAACCTTCTCTACCGGCTCCTGATGGATGGGAAGGTCAAGTGGCGAGAATCACCAACGCCGAAAGATCGAGTCGCGGTCTAGCTCAACTGGTGTTTGACTCCAAATTGGCCGACATTAGCCGCGCGCACAGCGCCGACATGAACAGTCGACGATTTTTCGATCATAACAATCCCAGCGGCGAAACTCCGGGAGATAGGGCTCGTAAAGCCGGCTACCCGTGGGGAGCCATAGGAGAGAATATCGCCGCAGGCTACGGGACACCCGAAGCCGTCATGCGAGGATGGATGAATTCACCGGGTCACCGTAGCAATATTTTGGGCACGTCGTACAAACGAATCGGTGTCGGCGCCGTGCGTAAAAGCGACGGAACACCGATATGGACGCAAATGTTTAGCGATTAGTAGTAGGCAACTCTTTGAGTGCTTGATTCATTTGATACTCTGGATCGTCCCACAACGGATTGAATCGTTCGTTGTTCCATTGGTGCAGGTCGAAAGAACCGAAACGCCACGAACCGTCGACCACGTCGGCTTTACAATAGTAGACGCACTGTTTCCAATCGTTGGACTGGAGAGCGTTGTTCAAAAAGAGACATTGATGGTCGCCCGTGTAGTGGAGCATGAGTTGTTTGAACAAGTCAAACGACGGCACGATGGCGGCGTAGTTGACGTACATGAGCTTGAGCGATTCCAAGTTGGTTTCGCGAAAGAGAAAGACGCCGTCGACGGCCGTGCGCACGTTCAACGGCATGTCCAACGCGAATTGCATGCATATAATGTAAAACATTCTAAAATGACTTCCGTTTTTAAACAAAGTTTTCTGAATTTTCTGTCTAAAAACGCTAGGCTGATCTGCACAATCGTCTAAAATGACGGCCAACCACTTGTCTTCGTCGGCCAATTCCTTGTTGCTAATAACCTTGGATTGACGTGTCAAAGCGTCGGCTAGCACTTGATCGTCGTACTCTTCGTAGACGAAAAGTGGCGGGAAAAATTCCCTATAAAATTCATTGGCACCTTCACTGCCGGACATGGCAATGCCCGTTTTAATGATATCGCTTTTGGCTTTCAGAATCGATTTGAGCAACGTCGATTTACCCGAACCGGGTTTGCCGACAATGATAATTTTCGAACCTCTAGCTTTTCGATCTTTATACGTGTATTGGTTGGGCAAAATACAATCATAATTGGGCAATTTTTCCAACTTTATCACGTCAGACATATTTTATTGTTATATACTTTCAATATTTAAAATGTGAAAAATATTGAAAGTTTACCAACTACTACCAACTACTGTTTTTCTACCATCACTACTACATGTGACTACCAACACAAAGAAAATTAAAAGTCGACTTCTTCTTCGTAGATAATGTTCTCGCCGCCGCCGAAATTCGAGTCGACCACGGTTGGAGTGGGAGAAGGTTCCAGTGACGACAAACTTTTGACGGCCTTTTTCCACCAATTCTTTCCGGCTTGGAAAACTTCCATGTGCTCATCGTTGGCTTCAATCATGACGCTGGGTTTGAAATCGGTAGTGATGCACGCCATCGACGAATTGGGTGGCGTGCCGACGGCTTGCGACTGGAAAATAGGAGCGTAAACAAACAAGCTGGAAAAGTAGAGCTGTTTGTTGTCCGTAGTGTCGTCCAATTTACCGCCAAAAGGCAAGTTCTCCTGGGCCATCATGGTGACAACAAATTTCTCATACATTTTATCAAAGTTATACATAAAATGTCCCATAGCACTCAATTGAATGGGACGAGTGTGCATCGGCTCATTTTTTTCATCGACAAACAAAACTAAATGACGTCTCATACATCTCAAATAAGATACCGGTTTGTGCAGAGGAGCATTCCACAAGCCATCAACATAACCAGTGTTAAGATTTTTACAAAGTAACGGTGACGAACGTAAAATGAGAAGGCGTGGAGCATCCAAAAGAATACCTGGCTTTTCTTCAAAGCCTTTGGTAATGGGGTCGAGTTTTCGAGTTACAAGTTTATGAGGTTTTCCAACAGCCATCAGTTCAGGTTTCCATCCAGAAGACTTCAAATTGTCTTCGCCAATAAAAAGTCCGGCCGGCTTGTTGATGGACTTACACGATGGGATGGTGGTCGATTTGGCATCGGTCAAACCGGCTTTCTCGGCAAATTTATTGGCTAGGGCTGCTTTGCTGTTCATCTTCGAAAGTTAAAAACAAAATCTTCTGTAATTCTGTCCAGGAAATCAAATCGTTTTCACGCAACTTCAGCTCGTCCGCCAACTCAATGGTTGAACCAGACTCGAGTAAGCCGATTATATACTGTTGCATGTAGGCGCGGTTTTGAATGCACTCGAGTTCCAAGTACTTTTCCAATTTCTTGGCATCGTTGCACATGGAGGCGGTACATTGGAGAATGCTACACAACGCCTCGTCGCATTGGAACAAGGTTTTGCGTTCGTGGGTTTGAAGTTGCTTTTCCTTGACGTAGCGGCTGATGAGACTGGTGAGAACGGAACGAGAACACGCCCCGTTGTCGTTGTCGTCGCCAGACACTTGCTTGATGAAAGCGCGCGTGGCGGCCGTGACGGGTCGACTCTTACCCAATCCCGTGTTGGCATTGTTGCGCGTCTTTTTCACCGTTTCGAGCGTTTTCAACATGGACGCAAAGAGCTTGCTAAACTCTTCCAAATCGTGAGCAAACTCTGGCTCCATCTGATAGGTGTTGATGAGCCGTTCCAGTGTCTCTTTGCACGACTTGATGCTCTCGTTGCGCGTCTGCTTCTTTTGACGCACGTGCAACTTTCCTTGACGAACCATCTTTTCTTGAGAAACCATCTTTTCAGTCATTTTTATTGTGGTAATACGTTCTTTTAGCTCGACGTTCAATATATCTGTAAAATTTACAGGTAATCGTGGTGAATCAAATTTATTTGGCTCCTAAAAAGAATCAACCGAGACACATAAACACACATATACGATGAAAAAACTATCCAAACAAGGAAACTACGGCACCGTCTACGAGGGAAAATATAAAAAAAAGAAAGCCATTTACAAGACCAATAGCTTACCGGACGTGAATTTGCAACACGAACGCGACGTTATGCTCGTCTTGAACAGCGACCAGAGAATGAAATCTTTTTTCCCTCGACTGCTGGACTATAAGGAAACGGCGAAATCGCAGTGTATTGTCATGGAGTTTATCGAACACGAATTCACTCTGTACGACGCTATGGACGAGCTGAACACGAGCGAAAAAGAGCTCATTTATTTGCATCTCTATTGCATGCTCAAAGTGGCCAGAGAAATCTGCGATTTCACCCATTACGACTTGCATTTCGACAACATTCTTATGGTGAAAGCGTCGCAAAGTAAACACGTGTACACGTTCAACGACGGCACGCGTACCATATTGCCGTACGATGACTATCGTCCCATCATGATCGATTTCGGGTTCAGCTACTGTCGGGGCGTGACAGGTTTACGCGCGCCCATGACTCAAACGCATCACTACATGAATCCTATGGTCTTTTGTCCCATCCACGACATTTACATTCTGCAAAAGAATTTTCAGCATTGGGGCGTGGAATTTGAAGTCGGGTTGCGACACGCTCGACGCCATCGACAATTCAAACGCAGTCTTTTTGATTTGCTAGCGCGAGTGACTCAATGCGCCGACTACCCACGCGACGAAGATGAAACTCCGCCCACAACGGAAGGAGGAGCTTCGGGTTACAATTCCGATTGTAGCAGCAGCGGTAGCAGCAGCTGTAGCGATAATGAACGACAATGGCGAGATGTGGGTCGCTGGAAAAGCGTCCGGACGTTGCGCGAAAACCAATTGTTTACGCACTTGTTTCACCTCGACGACTCTATCGTCCCCATCGAAGCGTGTCACGCGACATTGGAATCAAAAGACTTACAGGGGGTACTCATGTATTGGATAAAAACATATCAAGAATGGTACAAGGAAACGGCAACATTTACAGAAGCGTACACGAGTCGTTATTTGGAGTCGACATTGAAATGGTTGAGAGAATTCGCGTGACGACATGTGACCTTTGACGTTGTCGCTGTCGTTTTCTACGTCGATCACGTGCACGTCGATTGTCCAGATTACGTGACGGAAGCGCTATACGAGCGACTGAGGGCCGTCGCCGCCGTTGCTGCTGCTGCTAGTCAAAACGCCGTAAACGCGCCACATAATGTGCTGACAGACGCACGTGTCGGGTCCTCGCGTCTCTGACGCCCAACTGCAATCGGGTAAATGGAAAGCGTCGCCGACGGGAATCATCATGAAAAACATTTTCAACACATCGCTTTTGCGAGATAGCCATTCAATGTGCTTCTCCATTTTTATCTACATCAAACAATTATTTAACAACTGTTATAAGCATTTGCGTAGGTAGAATAGCAAAATTTACGTCCGCTACAGTTTTCGATGCTGGGCGCGTTGTCGGCGGCGGCGGCAGCTGCTCCCGGTCTGTTGTAGAGATCTTGTTGGTGCTGCTGCAGAGGAGGTTGACGGTACGGAGTGTTGTAGTACGATTGCTGAAGTTTAGCCGGTGCCGTCGCCGCAGTCGGTTGATAATGCTGCTGCTGCTGCTGATACTGTTGCGGCGTTGCCTGTTGATAGGCGTACGGCTGCTGCTGATAAGCGGAGGCGGCAACCGGCTGCTCTACTGGATACCCAGCGGCGGCGGCGGGTGGTGGCGCGTACGACGGAGGCGGAGCGTAAGCTGGAACCGCGACCGAACCTTCGATCGCGGACGCGATGAACTGAGCGAAATCGTGTTCGTTGTACTGACCCTTGAAACGAGCGATGGGCATTTGTTTGCGATAGAAAATAACGATGGGTACGTGTTGAATGGAAGCGTCGCTGCCATCCTGATAGACGCTACCTTCGGCTTTCGAGACGACCGACTTGTTCTCGCTCAAATTGACGGTGAAAAATTGCACTTTGCCTATATAGCGAGGCATGACACGATCAATGACCTCTCGCATTTCCACGCAATACTTGCAGTCGCTACCCGTCAGAAAGACGACGGCCAACTCGGACGGCACCTGTAAAGCCAGATATTTTTTGAACTCTACGACAAGAGTCTCGAAAGCATTCGATTGAAGTGTTTGCATCATTTTTCTTTATTCGAATCAAAGATTTATATTAAGAAATAGTTCCAATATTCCATGAAAAATATTGGAACTTATAGAAATTGCATCAACGAAGCAATGCGTTCGAGCCAGTAGGCATTCACTTGCGATCGCGTCGCCAAACACACGCGCAATTTGAAGGGTGTTAGGTTACGAAAAAATTCGTAGCCACGACAAATGCAATAGTGAACCGTATTGAGAAAATGGTCGTCCATGACGTCACGACCTGTTTGTTTCGAAACCTGACGAATTTTGTCGCAATAGAACCGCGTCAACTGTTGCGACACTTCGACCGGAAGACTCTTGATGTCGTACACTTGGACAAATGCCAGCAACGACCACATGTCCTCATCGCGAGCGTCCAGATTGAAATCAAACTTTTCTAAATCATTCATCGTGTGTACACACAAACTACATTAAAATTTGTGAGCAATTTTAAAATCAATTGATATTAATAAATAATAATGGTCAAATCTAGAAAAGGAAAAGGATACTATAAGAGATGTTATTGGTTTAAAAGAGGGTCCAATAAACGTGTCACTACCAAAAGAAGGACGAGACGAAGGTACACTCGTCGTCGTCCGTACCCCAAGACGACCTATTTTGGACCGAGAAATTACGATCCCTCCCTAGATCTCGCGGAAGACGCACCGTCAGTATTTCTGACACCGTCAATAGAGGCTGAGCTGCCACCGCCACCGGATTTCCTGTTGGGACCGGCGGCAGCCAAGGCTCGTCGCAAATCTCGCAAGTCCAAACGTCGCTCCAAGCGACGTTCAAAAAGAAAGTCGCGCAAATCTAGTAAACGTCGCAAGACCAGCAAACGTCGCCGCCGTTATTAATTTTATTTAAATAAAATGGTAGCTCGTACTAGAAAGAGAAAAGTTTGCTTTAGGGCCAATGGAAAACGAAAGTGTTTCATGGCCAGAGTGACAAAGAAATCGCGTAGAAAGTCTCGTCGAACTAAACGCCGAAAGTCTAAACGTCGCGCTTCGGCCACGACCATGAGACGTACCATGCGTCGGTCGAGTCGTCGCCATCGTAGAGCCAGTTTTGCGCCGCAAATGAACGTCATGTACGACTACGTTTAATAACCTCCAATAAATGAACGCAAACAGATCATCGTTTAGATCGACGACCGATTGGGGACCTTCTTTTTGGTTCTTTTTACACACGAGCAGTCTGGCCTATCCGGCGACACCATCGTCGCCTCACGTAAAAGCGGCCATTGACTTTCTCATCTTGTTGCCCAATTTGTTACCCTGTCCCTATTGTCAGCAACACGCTCGAGACTACGTGTCGAAATCCAATTTATTGCAAGCGACCATGTCGCGTCAATCGCTTTTCGAGTTTTACGTCCATTTTCACAACGCCGTCAATCAACGCCTTCACAAACCGCTCGTCGGTTTAATGCAAGCCAGAAACATGTATTCGACGCGCGTGGCGGGATGGGGACCGCCATTCTGGTTCTTTTTACACATGACGGCGTTGACGTATCGAGATCAACCCACGTTTGCAGATCAGACGCGCATGCGTCAATTTCTCGAAACGTTTCACATCTGGTTGCCGACGACGGCAGCCCAACATTTGGCCTACACCTACACGAGTGAAATGGGAGGAGAAGCGTTGACATGGGCGTGTCTGAACAAAGCCAATTTGTTTTACTTTTGGTTCACGTTTCACAACCACGTCAATCGTCGACTGGGCAAAGAAGAACAGACGCTGCAACGCGTCAAAGAATTGTACAAGACAAATTAATTTTTCAAAAAATGTTGTGTAATTCAAGATGATAAAGAATTGGTCAAGAACAATAGAAAAATGTCGGATGAAATCGCGGCGGTACCCGAAGACGACTTGCTCGTCAGCAGCGAAGAAGAGTTGGATGACTATTTCGATTACGATGGAGACGCGGCCATTGTCGAATATCGCAGCAGCAGCGGTGGCGATGACGACGATGACGATCCAGACGAGATGACAACCAAAAAAAGACGATATATATTTCCGAAACCTATCCACTATAATTTGTTCGAGTCGACGGACGATATCGATAAAATGTTCAACAATCACGTCCAAGTGTACACGATACCTCAGCGATGGAACACGAGGCATCCGACGGTGCCGTCACGCGTCGTCAACGTGAAACTCTGTCGACTCTATTTGCTAAAGAAACCGTGCGTCTACAATAATCTGTGTAAATTCGCGCATCATTTTACCAATATTACCCGATGTAAATACGATTTTTGCAAGAAAACTAAACTGATCGGTCCCGGGGTGTTTGTCAACGAAAGTCACAACATGTGCCGACTGAGGCATCACACGGAATCGCTCAATTCTTTCATCTATAGAACCAAACAGACGACCGTCTTTGATCTTCGATTGACTATTTTTAGCGAATTTGTCGACGAATTCAGGAAGCATTTCGTCTTTCCCATGAAATGTAAATCGTTGCACGTGACGATCGTTTCGCGAGACGTCGAAGCCGCCGCCGCTACGGGTTAGTAGTGGTGGTGGTTAAATCTCGAACGCGTTCGTTGGCATTGATGATGCGCCCTCCGTGTTCGAGATATTCTTTTTTGCGAGACAAGTAGTGCAAATTCATGATGGCGTGCTGGTCGACCACGTCGACGACGACGGGCACGTTTTTCGTTCGCATGACTCTGCCCAGAAATTGGATATAGTATTGAACCATGTCGGCAGCGACGAGTAGGGAATCCAATTTGGGAAAATCGAAACCCGTCCCGATTTTGCCAACGGTGCCGATCAAAATGTCGCACTGTTTGTCGTACGTGTGCACGTTGCCCGTGAGGAGGCTGACGACGCGCGACGGTCGCACGGTCAAAAGTAAATCGCGCAACGCTTCACCGTGAGCCACGCGTTTGACGAGCACGAGCCACGTGCGGTCAGCGGGGAACGTTTGAATAATGTCGACCAGTAAACGATGACGCTGCACGTTGGTGGCTTGCTGTTCCAACATGTAGTTCCAGTCGAGTTTGCCGTAAATGCGCCGCTCGAGCATCACTATGCCCGTGTACACCGTGTAGATATCGTGTTTTTTGAACAATTTTTTCACGATGAAATTTTCACCGTAAAAAAATTTAAACAAGACGTGCAGTTCATCGGGACGATAGGGTGTCGCCGTCAAGCCGATGAATCGTTTGGGACAGAATTTCAACAAATTCAAACTGCGTTTTTCGCTGAGCAACAAGTGGGTTTCATCGGTGACGAGCACGTGATCGACCGGGATGTCGTTTAATTTGTGAACGTTGGCAATGTTGATGATGCCAAAATGATAGTCGGTGCCCGTGTAGCCTGGCAAGTCGACGACGAGAGCATCGCCGCTGCAAAACGTGGCGATCGATTCGCGCCATTGTTGAACCAAACAGACGCGATGACAGACGATGATGGCCGGCAAGCGAAGAGAGCACACCAACGACAGGGTGGTTATGGTTTTCCCGAAACCGGGAAAACAGCTAATCATGACAACGTGCGTTTCGGCCAATTTGATGCGAGCATTTTGATGAATATTGACCTGTTCGGGACGCAACGTGCCCGTGAATCGGGGAAACGAGAGACAAGGTCGATACAAGCGATTGTTGCCGCTCGTCGGTACGGCCGAGAAAGGGACACTGAACGTCGGCCAAACACCGTCGACAAAACACACGCGAGTCGTCTTGTCTTCGAGAACGACCGTAAAACGATCGCGTAGACGTTGTTCGTCTTCGACGCGTTTCAAAACGACACGCGTACTCATTATCTTTATGTTGTAGGCGATGAGGCTTTCTGATGCAAACTTAAAGCACGGCCGGAGTGAAACTCTTGGCACTGGCACGAGCCAAAAAGACGGCGGGATCGATGAGTTTCTTGGTGGTGACGGCCGATGCCGGCAAGTAGCCGTACTTGATGTACTGTTCGATTTGAGGTCCCGGATCGAGACTGTAGCACGCGCGACACGACGTGATACTGAAATCTTGGAATGCCGAACCGACCATAGCATCAGCCGTTCGAGGTTTCTTGCTGAAAATTTCAAACATGTAGGCCGGACGCAGACCGACTTTGACGTTTTGCGGTTCCACTAAAAACTGAATGGAATCCAATTTGGCTACCGTCATGTACGAGGTGAGCAAATGATCGAAACGAGACGCGTACGAAAAATGACAACCCAACGGGAAATATTTCGAGTAATTGTAATTGAAACCGTGAGGAGTGGAATCGAGACCCGTATAGCCTTCTTTGTACCAGTAGGCTACGAGATCTTTGGCGGCGCTGAAGGCTTGCGTTCTATCGGCAATCTGAGCGCCCTTGTAACCGTGCTGTTTCAATACGTCCAACGTCATAGCCGGCCACATGGTGCCGTTAGCGGGTACGCTACCGTCGCGAATGATTTGCATGACTCGATTGACTTGTTGGAACAAATTCTGTTCGAAAGCGTTGGTTTGCGTGCGCAATTCCATGAGTTTATCGAAATCCAGACCCAATCCCTGTTCCGATTTGGGAGCCAAGAGCAGACCGAGTTTAGTGTTGACGGCCACCGATTTGCCGACGGTCCACCACAATCCGCAACCGACTAAAGGGTACGTCCAGTAGCCGCGATAATCGCGCGGAGAAACGTCGGCGCAAATGTTGGGCGGGAAACCGCCGGGACAGTCGTCTTTCAGGTCGGTCGTCAAGTATTCGCGCACAAAGCCGCTACGTGACGCCGAAGCGGGAGCTTTATTGCCGATCGTGTACGTTCCGTCGCGATAGCAACGTTTAAAGGTGCCCTTGGATTGAGATCCACCATACGAGCCGTCGCTGACGACGGTCAAACATTTTTCGTCGGGGAATTCGCAAGCCGTCGAAGAGCAATCTTGAGGATACCACCACGGTGGATTGCGACGCGACATGTTGAGTGGCTGACCACCGGACGTCAGACCGGGTTGCATTTCGTCGAAAAACGGATCGGGTTTACTGCTGCACAAATCGGGGACGGCGTATTCGCCCGGATAGACGAAACCTTCGTAAAAAGAATCGTTGGGAAATCCTTTCATGCCCGACATGCCGTTTCGAACGATGGTATCTTTGCGATAATTGCTATCGGGATTGTTGGTATCATAGGCGCGTTTCATGAGCCACGCGTTGGTCAAATTGACGACCATGTAGGGCCACGTGGGACAGTCCAAAAGTTCTTTGGCTTGCAATCGATTAGGACTGTAGATGCATTCTTTGTGAGCGATACGCAAACAATCGCACACGTTGCCGTCAAATAGTCGCGAGTAGTCGAGTTTGGCGTCGGAATCGATGGCCGTCAACAAAGGCATACGATCGGTTTTGTAGTTGGACGCTGAGGCTTTTTCTTTGCCTGGAATCCAATCGAGATAGTAGGCGTCTAAATTGTCGTAGATTTGTTCCAATTTGACCGGGTCAGTCAACGTCGTCATATTTGGCCACAATTGTTTGAAATATTTCGTTAAATTAGCGGCAAGTTTGGCGTCGACGGGTCCAGGCACGGGTACGGGCACGGGTCCGGGCGCGGGTCCGGGTCCCGGTACTGGAGGTTTCATCGTACTATCGGGAGCATTGATGTAGGTGGGGATTGTAAACTCGGGAAACGTCATCATGTCCGGTCTGGGCCAATAGTTGCCGATGGGAAAGCCTAGCGACTGTTCCGAATAGGCACCGTAAGGCGTGTAGGCCGCGATGGGGGGTTGGGGTGGATTAGGTAAATCGATCGTCGCCGGTAGAATGGCACCGTTAAACATGAGAGGCGCGCCACCGTACAGACCGTACGTGGGTTCAGCCGGTGGTAACGGTGCAGGTGACCGTCTTTTCTCTGTAAAGGCAAAAACTCCGAGTACTCCCAAGATCACCACGAAAAACATAATCAACCATAACTGATTATTCATAATTTATTAATTTAGAGAAATGAGGAACGAATATTATATAAAGACAGAGAGCATAGCTTCTTCGCTGGCCGTCCGGTCGTGTAATATATGTGTTGTGACAATGACTCTTTTTGCCGCATGTCAACGTCGAGGAATTTGTTTGAAATTCGACGCCAATTGGTCGGCTACGTGGAGGAATGACACGACCGCCGTGTGCGTGGTCGTCGTCACATCGACGGGTAATTTCGCTAAAGGTTACGAAACGTTATGGTTTGAAACGTCCAGTCATCAGTCGTTGGTCAACTATGTGTTTCAGTCGTGCGGCTATCGACCGTTGTGGTTAAACGAACGAGAATTTCAGTGCTGCGTGACTCGCATCGAACAAGACCCGTGTCAATGTTCAACGTGCGGTAAAAGCGTCAAAAATGAACGAGCCATGAAACGCCACAGAAAACTCTATCATTTTAAAAATTAACCAAAACTTTTAAAATGACACTATTCAAAGATCTTTAATGAGCGTCACGGGTCGCCGATCCGCTTCAGGTGGTGGTGGTGGTGGTGGCGTAAAAGATTGCGGTGGCATGGACCGGAAACTTTTACGACTCATCGGTAACGCTCTGGCTCTTCGAGGTAACACTGTGGGCGTGTACGCCTGCGTGAGCGACGATGGAGCTAAACGCGGCGGCGGTGGCGGAGGCGGTTCGACGAATGATGGCGGCGCTTCATCGGGAAAAGGACGCGACTCTTCATCTGGACGAGCAGATTCGCTCGTTTGCGTCAACATGACGTGAGCTGGCATTGGTACTGGTACTGGTGGTGAAACGGTTACCGGCTTAGGAGAAGCAGGAGCAGGAAGACGAAAGGAGCGCAGAGGACGTCTGACGGGAGCCGGTCGTTTCATGGCTTCGTAGACGACGACTGGTCGCTGTTGTTGAACGGTGGGGGTGACGGGTTTCGGATACGACAGCAAGTAGACTATCGCCAATAGACTGATGATGATTCCACCTACAAACACCTTTCTATTCATCATTTTATATTATTTATTTTCTTCAGAAATTTGGTCATTGGATTTGACCCAGATTCCGATATTGATGTGTTCATTGTTACTCTCAATCACCATCGGCTGATGTTTATTCAAGTAGATTTTCAGTTGAGGTCCAAAAGTGGCGATTTTGTTGGTACTTTTGATGTTGTTGGCATTGAAACGTTGAGGCGGCGATAGCGGTTCACTGGCTTCACCGATAATGGTGGAACATTCGATGATTTCGTTGACTTGGAAAGCAAATTTGAGACTCTGTTCGCTGCGTGAAATGTCGATCCATCCGGGTTGCATTTGAATGTTGCGACAAATGCTGAGGTATTCTTCGTTGGAAACGTTGACGGGATCGGTGATGCGTTCACCGAATTCGAGTAGCTGATTCTGAACGAGAGTCACTTTGATTTTAGCGTTGGATTTCACTTTGGGATAGTCGTTGGTTTGACTATTTTTCGACGTCTTTTGAGTCTTAATGATTTGAATGCAAATATTTCCGGGAAGAGTGTCGTCCGTGTCGTCGCTGAGAACGGTGAAAACAACGTCGTCCGTCTTTTTGGCGTTTTTGAACGTCGTTTTCAGGTACTCTAGACTGATGCCAATGTTGAGCTCTTCCACGTCGCCGGTCAACGTGTACGTATCGAAAGCCTCTTTGGTCACTTTGGCATTGGCGTGAATGTGGTGTTGGACATTGGTATAGATTTGCAGACCGTTGTTGCGAATTTTGAAACACGTTTGCCGGATGCGAGGATTTTTGTCGCACAAAGGACTAATTTGTAAATGTAAATCAAAGAGATTCTTGTAAAAGAGTCCCTTGGCTCGAGACACGGCTTCGAAAAGGACACGTTGTTGCTGCTGATCTACGTGCATCATCGTCGTATCTTTTTGTATTGTAAAACGACAAACTCTTAACTCTCTAATAATAAAAAATGAACAAAATTCTGGTCCTGGCGTGCATCGCGTTATCGTTGGCTCTCTTCTATTTCAAGCGCAAACACGATCAGTGCCGCCGAGAATTAGAGAAACAAAAACGACTCGTCAAATCGCTGATGGAGGGCATCGAATTGGAACCTTCGCCAGCTGAAGAAACGTCGCAACTCATGAATCTGGCCACGACAGCCATCACGCCTCTCATTTCGTTCATAGGACCTAATCTTTTGAAAAAGAAGAACGATTTTTTAAAGGAAACTATCGATACGAGTGATTACGAATTATCTCAGCAAATGCGTCAGCTAGACGAAATAGAAGAAGAAAATGATGATGATGAACCAGCGCCACCACCAACGCAGGCAAAGCTTGTATCCATGCCGGCAACACCACCAAAACCCATGCCTGCAGCTGCTGCACGACCAACTCCACCTCGCCCAGCATCGCCGCCGCCGCCCATGGTGCCTCCAGAAGTATTACTAGCGGCTTTGTGGTCCAGACAAGCCGAAGCGTTGGCCGGGACGTCGCCACTGCCGCGGACGTCGAAAATTACAGAAATTTTTGACGATCCACCGGCAGTAACAGCACCGCTTCCAGAACCACTGCCGGCAGTAGTAGAAGAGGTCAATGAACCAGAGGACATTGTTTCACAATTGGCCGATGCCGTGGCCGACGATGAACAACGCGACCTACCTGAGTTGTCGAGTAGTCTACCGGACACACGCGACGTCACGGGTCTACCTGACGCCTTGAAACGCGAAGCCGACGCCATTGACGAGGAAATTCGACAATTTACCCACGACAATGAAGATGAAGTTGTGACCACCACAGTGGAAAAACCTTTAGCCGCACAACAGGCGAAAAAGAACAAAAAACGAAAACCCTTGTACAAACATCCGGCCTTACAACCCGATTTTTTCTGTCAAGACGGTGTTTGCTCCATTAAGCCAAAATAAAAAAATTCAGTAATTTGTGTGTATCTGTATGCGTGTATATCATATAATAAATGAAGGAAGTCGCGGTCGATATCGCCACGGCGCCGCCTCGTCACAATTTTCCATTCGAATACGTCAACGACCTGTCGGAATTGAACAGAAAACGCATAGTAAAGGTGGAAGAAACTCGAAAAGATGTACGCGACACCTTCGCCAAATACGAAAAGAAATTGGGCAGACAAAAAGGCTGGGCTAACTTTAACGAATCGATACGTTCGCTCGTCAACGTGTGCGCCATTCCCCTAGTGGCTACGGCCGTCATCTTCCCCATTTCAGTAGGCGTCACCGTACCCTTGGCTATTGGCGGACTAGCGGTGACGAGTTGCTGCGATCTCGCCGAAGAACGCAACAAAAATAAACAGACGCGATACGCCAGTATAGTCGCCAGATCGCAAGCGACACTGTCGCATCTCGATCACGTCGTCGACAACGTGCTCACCGACGGCATCGTCACCCAAGCCGAGTACGAAATCGTTCTCAAGAGTTATACCGATTTTAAAAAAAATATCCTCTGATTAAAAGCAAGTTGATATCTTACACATTCTTTCTTTATGTCTAAGTTAATATGTGTTCCGCCGTAACCAATACCACCATGATGCCTTCATCTTACGACAACGGTTCCTTCTTTTGCACCACAAGAACAATGGTGGGAAAGACTAGATTTGCCAGCGGTAAAGAAATAAAATTGAACATTGTAGAATGTATGGAATTGTTTTCCAAATACATCTTCAACGACAAAAAGGTTAACAGCATCATCCAATTGCGGACGGGTTTCAAAAACGCCTTCACTTGCGACCTCTACCTTCTCAGTTTCAACAAGCAAATTTCCATGAAAATTTGTAAAAACGGTTCCTTTCAATTCACAGGCAATATTACCCTTCAGTGCGCTTACGAAGCCATTCAGTATGTTATCTCTTTACTTAAACTATTGTATCCCAAAATGTACGAAAATGATACTTGCGAAATTTATATTTACGAAGTTATGAGTAATTTTGTCCTTGACCTTAATCGTCCTATTGAACCCGACAGTCTAATGACTTTTTTCCAAACGATAGCTCCTCACTATAATAACTACACGTGCTTCAATTCACAAACATCCGGCACGTTCACGTGCAAGTACAACGTCGGAACGACCGAGGTCATGCACCGTAACGTCAGCTTCTTTGACGAAGTCAGCTTTGTAGAGCACGTGCCTTACAAAGATTGCGTCAGCAGTAAAAAATTGGGTCTAGATGAACGCAAAGACTATTACATCACTTTTCTCGTTTTTCAATCGGGAAAAGTTATTGTGAGTGGCATCAACGAGACGATCGTCGAACGCGTGTGTCGCGATTTTTGTCTCGTCGTGAAAAACTATTTCGACACGATCGCCGACAGTGGCGGCTGCATATTTCAGCACCAGCCATTGGAAATCTCCAAAAAGATCATGAAACGAACGTGTTACGAAAAAATTTCACTCGTCAAAATCGAAGACGATCAATATATAATTGTCCGCGGCAAATCAAACTACGTCAACAGCCGCAAATCCAAACTCGCCTCCAAATATTCGTTGTGTAAGACTATTTACGAAAACGACTGTTTGAACATTAACGTTTGCAAAGAACTGAAAAATATGCTGAAAAACGATAAGAACGTACACTTTAGCAATGTGGGAATGACGACAAGTCTAGACGAGAGCATCATTATTAGCCACATGGAAAAGTGTAACACGGCACCAGTAGAAGTACCAGTGGCCGGCGGCACATCAGTGGCTGTCGGTTAAATTTCAAAAATTTTAACATCTTTGAAATTTTATTCAATGTCCCAATCGCTGTCGATCGACGGCCACACTGTTGGCGTGAAACGACAGGAAAGTGTAAAACAAGACCATCAATTTAAAAGGAATCGTTTCCAAGTCGAGAACCATGTTGATGTAGTCGTCTTCATCGCAACGAACGGCACCGACTTTGGTCGCCGTTTCGTCGACAAAATGGTCCACAATTTCCATCATGATACATTGCATGTCTAATGTTTTGTTACATTTCAAAATGAAGGCTCGCATTTCTCTCGGGTCGACATCCATGTATTTTATCGAGGCTTGTTTAATACACTGATATAACTGAGACATTTATATTATAATTTTTAATTCTTTGGCCTTTTCAAAATCTTCGTCAGTCAAAGGCGTAACTTGACCATCACCCAGATATTTACCAACCACGGATTTCTTATCCAAAACGAAACCCTCGTACACGTACAGTCCGTACTCGTTCTTTTGCATAGTGATGGTCTGAGAAGGGAAAAGATTCTTAATCAATCGATCACCGGCTTTGACCACAAATGGAACCAAAAGTTTAGTCTGATGGTGAGGATGAACCAAATCTGGACGTTGAGATTTTTTCTTAGATTTTTGTACAGGTTCTGAAAGTGGCGGCGATCGGTCCACTCCCGACGATGGCGCTTTGCGTTTGGGACCGACGGTGAATTTACGAGGCGACGTTTGCTTGCGTTTACGTTCCGATGATCCGACGAGAGACATTTCCGACATGAGCTGATGCAGAGGAACCGGGGGATGGGGGGTAAGAAAGCGACGACGAACGGCGACGGCGATTTTTCGACGCGGCGGCGAAGGTGAAGGCGTCAGAGGCAAAGAATCTACTGGAAATAATTGTCTGACGTGTGACGGTTTAGATGTATCCATGCTCTTTCAGTTTCAAATCCAAAAACGATTCAATATCAATGACTGTATAGGGAACTTCAATCAAAACAATATTGTTTTTCAAACACAAATCTCTTTTAATTTGATCCCTATACTTTTGATTGAGAAAAGCGTCACGCGACGAGTGAAAATGAGGCACGTAGTGGTAATGCTGTTTACCTTGATATTCTACGGCGAGAGCCAGCTCAGCGTTGTAGCAGTCCAATTCGAGATCGACTTTAGTGACGGGATTGCGCAAAAAAGTGGGACGCTTTTTGGGAAAGGGTCGATTGAAGCGCTCCTCCAAGTGACGTCGGCAAGCCAATTCACCGCGACTGTCGGCCGGCGCGGTTGAAGTACTAATGGACGTGTCTACTGGTCTGAAAGCGTGAGGAAAACGTTGGCGCCAATCGCTGCCGAGCAAATGGGGGTCGCTAGTGCCGCGAACGCCGCGGGCACGTCTGAAAATGGCGTACACGCACAGCGTGACAAAGGCAATGAGAAACAAACGACCTTTGCCAATGTTTCGCCACCAGGATGTCGGCTTTTTTCTCATGTCATAAAAAGATTTTATTAATGAGAACCCTAGTGAAATAATTAATCTTAATTTTTCCAGAATAAAATAATTCGAGGAGACATTTGGGATGAATGAAACCGCAGCCGGTAGATTCGGCATCGTTTCCCGTATTTATCCTAGGTAAAACGTCAACGGCGTCAACGTGAGCGAAAAACACGCACACTTGACGGCTAATGTTTTTGTACTTGAATTTGAACATGTTGCGCGTCAGTTGACTCTTATCCAACTTGAGGTTGGTCTCTTCGAAAAGTTCACGAACGGCGCACTCGCGCAACGATTCGCTTTCGTTGACGATGCCTTTCGGAATACCCCAGTAGAGATTGTACGATTGATTGATTAAAATACCGCGACGACTGACGACGCAAACGCCGGCACACTGTTTGGGTTTGTCGTCATCTTCGTAGAAATCGGCCGTGTCCTTATAGTCCACGTTCAAGACGCATTGGCAATTTCTGAAACAGGTAATTGCCATTTAATTCTTTTTCGAGCTTCTTGAGCGTCTTTTTCTTTCCAGTATTTCTTGACTTCGCGCTCAAATATCTTGATCCATTTTTCGTAGGACGACGTCAGCGACGTTTGGCAAATCTTGTAATACATGTTGATTTTGAATTCCACGGATTTACTCGAGCGAAAAGCCATGGCGTCCGATTGAGGTGTCAACTCTGCCGACGGTAACTGCTGATAAAAGACGCTGTCGACGTACGTGTCAATGACGGCATCTGGTGGCGGAGGTTGGATGGCGCCTAGCGTGTAGACGCGTCGAGGTTTGACTATGACGTGCGTCGAGAATTGGACGAGAAATTCAAAGAGCTGTTTGGGTGTTTTACTGTCGGCTCCGCGTCGCAACGTTTGCAAATACTGACGCGGCTGATCGACGTCGTGTTTGTAAAAACTCTCCAGCACCTTGACGACAATGTCAAAGAAGGCGAATTTACCCGGCTCTTGGTGACAGTAGAGAAAAAAGACAAACATGTCGTAGCCGGGACGCAAATGTTCGTAGATGCCTTTCTTTTCGAGCTGTCGCATGCCCCACGTTTCACCGGTGACGCTATCGCTGCCGCACGACATGCCAAAATCGATAATGACGGGATTGAAACAATTGGAAAAAGACACGTGATATTGATCGAAAAGAATTTGCGTTTTTTTACTAGAAAAATGAATCAAGACGTTTTCCAAATGTAAATCGTAGTGCCCGAAACGGAAGGCCGATTGAGCCATTTCAAGCGCGACGCACATTTGCATGGTGAGCGTGATGAATTTTTGACGCGACATTTTCGACATGGCCGATTTGAAGGTTTCACCGTCGACGAAACGCGTCAAGTTGTAGGGTCCTGAATTGCGATGAAACGAGGCGTACGTTTCGACAAACATGGGCACGTTGAGAGCGTTGAGGTGCTGTCCGGCCACGTACTCGCGTCGGGCGTGATCAAACAGTGCCGGCTTGTTGAAATGCTTGAGAACGACGCGATGATCGACGTCGTCGTGACGGACAGTAGCCGTGTACACTCGTCCCTGCTTGTTGGTCAAATTGTTCATGGCCTGTACGCGCGTCATCCATTCGTGCATTTTGTAGGGTCGCTGGTGTCGCGGATGTTGACAGCCGTCCAAGGGACCGCACCCGCACGCGTCACTCGTTTTCATTACCAAATCTTGACAAATAGCCGGTGTCAACATGATTTTTTATTCTCTCCTCACAGTTTAATTTAGTTAAAAGTAGTCCATCATTAAGAAAACCATTACCATGATTTCGAAATCCAAATTATCCATCCTTAATGCTATCAATCAATTCATGTCGGACGACTTTTTGTTTGGCAACGTGGACCTGATCGAGAAATGGCACAGCGGCGAGACTCAGAAACGCGTGGGATTGATGTTGGGCTTGAAACAGAGAGAAGTCGTCCAGGGACCTCAGCGAAACATTAGCGCTTACCTCTTTTTTTGCGAGTCGAAACGTCGCGAGATTTTGGAAACCAATCCCGGCATCAAACCCAACAAGGTCATGATTCTTTTCGGAGAGTCGTGGCGCAATTTGAGCGACCAGGAGAAACAACCGTTTATCGACAAGGCTATGGTCGACAGGGAGCGCTACAACAAGTATTTGGAGAGTAAAGTGCGACCGAAAAAGAACGCCCGACCGAGTATTTATAATTTGTTTTGTACCGACGAACGACGCGCCATCAAAAAGGATCATCCCGACATGAACGCGTCCGACGTCAGACGAGAGCTAGGCAAAAGATGGAAGGCCGTCAAAGAAACGAATCCAGATCTTTTGAAAGAGAAATATGGATACGTGATTGAAGAGAGTCAAGATGTGGTAGGAAATCTCTAAATAATATCGTTCAACAGCTGACAAATGGCTCGATCGAATTTAGATTGATATTTGGCGACGATGGCGGCGGGTAGAGGGATGCAACGATGCTGTAAAATGAGCGACCAGTCCAACCGGTGACCGTAAATATCGATGATATCGGTGGCGAGTTCGGGTTCGCGGCTCATTTTTTTCCAATCAACCAGCGATTCGACGAGTTTCAATTTAAAGCTTTCGGGCACGTGCACGGGGAACGAGATGTGAAGCGGTAGCTGTTTAAAAAGATTCGGCCAGTCGATGGTATTTTGAAACGAGTAGTCCACCATGAGAGCGAGAGCAAATTTGTGAACGTCTGTGCGCAACAAGCGTTCACATTGATCGTACCTGGCTTGAGACATGATGAGCGCGCGCAGTCTCTCTCAAATAGCTTTATGTAGATGAAATCAAATATTTCTAAAAAATTTTCACACTTTTTTAGAAATGTATTTCTTGGGGAATAGATTTCAGAATGCGTTCGACAACGGTGGGTGACAATTCCAATTTGGTACAGAAATCCACGAGAACAATAGAGGGATTGTATTGCCGGCGAATGTAAATGAAAACAAAAGCGGCGACAATCATGTACATGCGTCGATTGATTTTCGTACGAATAAAAGCCATAATATCGGGACGATTGATGAATTTCAAAAAGGTCTCGTCCCTTTCGAGACCGATGTGTTTGAAAATCATGTCGGCCGTGTCCGAGTACGACTCGCGCAGGTAGCACAATTCGGGTATTTTTAGTTTGACTAAATTGAAGCCTTTATTGGCGAAATGATTGGTCAAGCCAAACCACCTGATGACCGTGTCGTAACTTTGAGGACATTTTTTCAGCATCAAGACGTGAAAGAGCGACGCGCAAATGATGGCTTTTCGGTAGTTTCCGCGATGAATACGTTGATTACAGGCCATGATAAAGTACTTGTTGGTCATTTCGACAATTTCCGGACTGAGATTTAAAAATTCCATTTCTTTACGAATGCCAATGTTGGCCTTTTGTTGAATTTGGTCCTGGTTGGTGTTTTGACACGTCATTTGTTGACGACAACGATTGCAAAATGTCCCGTCATTATTTTCAAAGTAGACGTGCTGACATTCAACGTCGACATGGTCGACTGGTTGAACGTCTCGATCTTTTGACGATAAATAATTTTCAAATAGACAAAACATTTCGTTTTCGTTTTTACCTTCTGCGCACGCTTTTAAGTTTCAATTTAACTCCGTAAAGCATTACGACAAGTAGGACGGCGACAGCTATAGGAATGCCGTAAGTGGACCAAGCCGACTCTTTGGCTAGGGGACGTAAATCGAACGTGATCACTCCACCGCACTGGGCTTGCTTGTAATGAAAGGGTCGTTCGAGTTGCACATGTTTATTGTGACGATGCGTCGCGATTTTAAAGTAGCCATCGTTCGGTCCCCATTGCGGGCCCCAAGTGTTGCGACAAATCCAGTAGGGAACCGATTCGTAGGTGAAAGAACTGGTTTGCACGTCGGCGGCGACACCCCAACCGACGATGACGACCGTGATGGCGCCGACGAGAGACGCGGGAGACGCGAATTTGGTGTGCGGATGATGAGTGACGACACGATCGAGATAGATGCCGTGTTCACCGAAATGACCCGACAAGAAATTGGAGTAGACCAACATACCGGCTATGACGGGTCCTTGAGTGACGATCGCTTGTTTGATGGCGTCAATGTCCGTCAGCCAGCGCACATTGTCGACGGTGGCTTGAATTTTAGAGAGACACGAGCAACGCGGCGTGGTCGACGACGACAATTGACTGACAAGTTGCGCGGCATTACCTTCGGCCGAGTGACATTTCATGCAAGGTGTGTAGTCGAACGCGGGTTCGCCGTGAACGATGCGTCGATCTTGCAGAGTCGAGACGACGGTGACGGCGAAATTGTTGGCACACGTTCCCTGATGACGGGCGACGGGAAGAGACACGTGATGACGCCAATCGAATTCGACGGGAAAGACATTTTGATGAGCAGCAGCAGCGACCGTGGCGGCAATGTACTTGTTGAATTGCAAATCGGTTTTGTAGAGACTGAAAATGGGACAATCTTCGCCGCCGTGGTCGTTGTCGCTGCGATGTTGCCGCACGATTTTATCGACGGCCGTGTGTTTGACGGGTTGCGCTGCAGGATGAGCGGGATGCAGAGGAACTACTTCTTTCGCCATGATGGAATGCGATTGTCTGGCCGGTGAGTGGGCGAGAACATCGGAAAACTGGGGCATTTGCGTCAACGGTTGACCGTGAGCGTGCGGGTAGTCACGAGGTGGTTTTTCTTTTTCGTAATGAGAGGTTTTATCCATACTTTTATTGTTCAGAGGTTGATTTCCCTGAAGCTGAGAATACGTCAGATAATTGTTCATAATTTATTCTACATTTACCTGAAATAAAAAAAGGTAAATCAGTCTCGACATTGAAACGATGCCCAGCGCATGGAACTAAAAAGAAACCCATTGTGGGTTATTTAAGCTGTGTTGCTGACAATGCCAAGTAGTCGTGGAATTGAAACGGTGACGAACGCTCGTGTTTTGAAAGTTGCATCAAACGTTCACCATGTCGGAAAATTTAGTCAGTACCATTTTAGAACTACTCAATGACTTGGTTAAAGCACAACAAAATACAGTGGACGCATTTATAGATAGAATATCTGTCAGGTATTCTCTGAACGAATTGGAACTGCGAACGTTGTGGAATGGCAGTGACCCTGATACTGTAGCGACTTTAGTCAACGACGACAACAAGTGCACTCACACGTTCACCAAAGGTCAACGTATCGGGCAACAGTGCGGTCAAAAGAATTCCGGAAACACGACGAAATGCAGCAAACACCAAAAGAAATTGAAAGAGCAACGATCGACGACCGCCGCCTCGACCACCATCACGACGTCGTCGACAACCGTGACCGACGACGGCATGCGAGACATTCCTCTGATGTTTAGTAAAATCACTAGCGTTTTGGCTTCGGATACGGAAGACTCTTCGGATTAAATTTCAAAAACACATTATATATTTTTGAAATTTTTTAATAACGACGACCCCAAGAAGCGCCCACGACTACTGGAGCTGGATTTGGAGCTGGAGCTGGAGCTGGAGCTGGATTTGGATTTGGCGGAGGTGCTGGATTTGGATTTGGCGGAGGTGCTGGATTTGGATTTGGCGGAGGTGCTGGAGCTCTCGAATTTCGTTCTTGTACAATGAGATCAATGTCAAAGACTTTTTGATTAAACGGTTTAAATTCTGAATTGATGACGGCCTTCACGTCGACGCTCATAACATCTTTAGTCAATAGATAGTTTGGTGGAATGGCCGGAGTCGTTCCCTCGGGCATGTACAATGGCATACGCATGGGATCGAGTCGCATGAGGGCCGTTTGACTGTAGGCATTTTCGACGAGATGCAACAGTTCATAGCCGACGATGGCGTCTCCGTCCAATTCCATTTGAGCTTCGCGCAAAAATTGCAACGTATTGTAGCCGCGATTGCGAGCCAATTGAGCCAGAAATTTATCGCCCGTGTCGCCGCAACCGTAGTAGACCAACGTCTTTTTAGTGACACCGTTGACGGCTCGAGTGTCGTACCTCAGAGATTTACCGGCGGCCATTTCGCCGACGAGTCGATCGAGAGCTTTGGCTTTGTAGCGAATAGTGTTGGCAAAATAGTTGAAGATTTTATCGCAACCGGGATTGTTGCTGGTCGCTCGTTTGTTGACGGCGCACACGCTGACAAAAGCATCGGCTGTAAATTCAGCCGATTCCGAATCGCGACGCAAAAACGACTGGAAATCACGACCGCCGTACAAAACGATTTGGTCGTTGGCGGCACCCAACAGTTTCATGGCGTGCACTTTGTTGTAGGCCACCAAGGTTTTACCCAACGGCAAGTAGAGTCCCGAACCGCGAACGGGATAGTAATAGGTGCCGACAAAAAGAGTCGGGTCGGCGAAAAACGAGTACATGGGTCCGAAACGAATGACTTCCAAATAGGGTCCAACTTGACCCAAAACATTGGCGTCTTGATCGAGAGTCACGCCGTTGGGTACGCGGAAAAACTGATTCGTCACATCGCGACGAGGTGTAATGGGCGTGGCTGGTTGAATTTCCGGAGGCATTTTGTAGTAGATTTCCAATTTTTGGTAGCGACCGACGAGATCGGCTTCGCTCATCGACGACCACGATGTCGCCGGTGAATTGGGATAGACGAGTTTAAAGTATTCGACCAATCGATCTTTTTCCGTAGCCGGTTTCAAAGCGCCCGAAGCGATAGCCGCTTTGACTTGATCCAATTCATTGAAAATGGGCGATTCGGGCTGTCCAAAACGGACGATATTGTTGCACGTCAACAAAACCGAATCGCCGACCCAGTTCAAGACACCGCCTTTCGTCTGACATTCCTCTTTGGATTTAAACATGATTTCTTGCGACGTGGGGAACGCGCCGTTCGGGGTCGGACCCGGTTTCGGAGGAGTGGTACCCCCGCCACCACCACCACCACCACCGGGAGTAGGACTTCCGCCGCCACCACCACCACCACCTGGAGACGGACTACTGCCGCCATCTCTACCAAAAGGGATCGTCATCCACATGAGCCAAGGAGTCACAATCATAATTATTATTATGGCGATGATTTGACTTCTTTCTAACATTTATTATTTAAAAAATCAAAGGATGGTATCGTTTTAAAATAGGATTGTATAACGGCGTCGGGGACAATGCCTGATTCTTGACATTTGGCGTCGTAAACTTGTTGGTAGCAAGCGAGAATTTCAGGCGTTTCCAACTCGATAATTTCACCATGAGTTTTAATCATGATCGTTTTAAATTTTTCGATTTGCTCCAAGTGTTGAGTGTACAGAGCGGCGATGGTGGCCATTTTGTTGCGTTTGACAATGTACGTTTCAACGGGATCTTTGGCTTTGGTTTCGTCAACGTCGTCCAGTAGCGCTTTGGTTCGATCTTGAAGTTCTCGAGTCGTGTCCTGTTCGCTGGCCTCGGCGCGTTTTCGCATCTCTTTTTCGGCCTGTTGATAGTCGTCATCGAGAACAACCTTATCGACGACTTTACCCATGATGGCTTCACAGATGGGGAAAGGACGACCGACGACGACGGTGTGAATCTTGTTGCAACTGTCTGTTTTTCTGATGATTTTTCTGGCAGCCGTAGCCGCTTCTTCTTCGGTGGCGTAGACGCCTCTAATTTTGGCGAAAGCCAACACGTTGTACTTGTTGATGCCGCCGGGAGCGGCTGGGAAAAAACTAAAAAGAGCATACTTTTGACCTTCGATGGGTGGATCTTGAACGGCGCGTTCCACCTGCGGGTAGTCGACAATGTGCAATGCGGCGCAAGCGGCTCGCGTTTCTTCCAACGTCAAAGGCGGCACAAACGGGTCCGGTTGCCATCTTTCTTTTTTCAATCTTAGACTCATTATAATAATATAATAATTTCTTAGTACAAGCTCACTTTTTAAACTCTCAATTTACAAAACAGGGAAACCCATTGTACCGCCGGCAATGCGGATAATATTGTTGACGATGACGGTGACTATAAATTCGAACGTCTGACCGAAATTGGTGCCCGACAAGACGGGGCCTGTGCCGTTACTGGCTATGATGGCGTCATCGCTAGCAGCTGGCACCAAGCTGACGTTGGACAATTTACCGTAATTGGTACTGCCCATGGGATCGAGATCGTTGAATTTCAACGAATACGAATACAAATGGTAGCCAGTGTCGGTGGGACAAGCTGGAGCGTGATAGTAGGGATTGACTAGACTGAAATAATCGCTACCCATGTTGGAAAAACGATTGGAATTCTCGTAGATGAGCGTCGTGTGCTTGATGGGATCGCGAGCGTAGCGGCTTTCGTAATCGATAGCTGTAGTAGTTGGAGTGACGACGGGAGAGGCAGTCGTGTAATTGGACCACTGATTGGCAAATGTGGAATTGCGAACCTGGAAAAAGAGGGCTTTGACGGCGTGATTGAAACGAACGTCGTAGCTAGGAACTGGATTGGCTTTGGGATTGAACGATTGACGAGGAGCGATTTGAACTTGTTCAATCAAAATGGTACGTTGAGATTTACCCATCAGAATACGTTCCTTGTTGCTGACGATGGCGTAGTTGGCCCATACTTGAACGCTTTCCAAGACGGGAGCGGCATCGATATCGACACCGACAACAGGCACGTTGACTTGAGCTCCGGCGGCGGCTGCATTGTCCAAAATGAGCAATTCTTTCCAGTCGCGGAACTGGAAATTAATGTGCATCTCGTTGTAAGGGATGGCAGCGGTGGGTAGAGAGACGCCAACATCGCGAGTGAAAAAGAAGGGTAAAACGAGATTGAGCGTTTGACTAGGAATAGTGTCTCCTGGACCGTGAGGATCGATCATGTCGCCAATGTTGCCAATCATTTGATCGTAAGCGGCGCGTTTACTAGCTTCGACAGTGAACTGAGAATAGGCATCCAAATGATAATTGTGGATGGTGTGAGCAAACAAATCGTTGAAAGAAATGCTCGTCTCTCGAATGAGATTGTGCATGAAATTTTTGGTCCAACGAAGGCGACCGTTGGCGGCAAAGCTATTGGTAATTTTGAGAGTGACGGCGGGAACGACGACGCGAAGCCACACGTGAATGAGGTAGTCACCGGCGCGACTGACGCTGACACTCCACTCTTGCCCGAAACCGGCATTGCCGTTGTTGCGCGACAACAATACGGGAATCTGAGTGAACCAAGTCGATTTCAAGGTGGAGCGGACAAAGTAAACGATGGCATCGGGTCCCGAGTACATGTACTTTTCGATCTCATCCAATGTTGCAATATCAATAAATCCTGAAGTGATATTCGATTGCGCCATTTTTTGATAATATATTTATTATAACGCCAGAATAGATTTTTGTTGATTAAAAATTCCTAGTTTAGATGTAAAGATGGATAATATCTTGGAATTTCACAAACAAATAGAAACACATTTTAAGGAGGAAATTAGTCAGCTAGAAGGGTTGACGACTCGCGAACAACAAGTGTGCGACTACCTGTCGCAACCGTGGCTCTCGGAACGCGTTCGCAGTCACTTGATTGACGATCTGGACGAGATTCGTACCACCATTAAAAATATTAATTTTATTCGTTTCTATTTCGTAGAAATTCGTTCGATTCTCAAAGAGTACGTGCAGCTGATGCAAATGCCGACGGTGAACACGTTCTTCCAGAAAGAGGACGGCACCAAGCAGCAGCATCACGCGCGTAAAACGTACGTGGTGAAAAATTTTTGGGAAATTTTTGATTGCTACAAAAAGTACTACTACAACGTCAAAGTGGTCGATCAGCAAAAAGACGATCCGAACACGTGCCAGTATTGCGGTTCGACTCTCGGCTACTTTTTCGACGAAACAGTCAACATTTGCTACACGTGCAAATCGGAGAAAGTCTACTTTATACAGTCGAGCAATACGGACACGACGCGCGTCAATCCCAAATACATTTACGATCGAAACCAACATTTTCGCGACTGCATGATACGTTTTCAGGGTAAACAAAAGAACACTATACCTCCAACTATTTTAGAAAATATTAGTAACCATTTGAGCGACTATCGGTTGACGACCATCAGTCTCAGTCACGTGTGTATGATTATGAAAAATTTAGGCTACAGTAAGTACTATGACGACTACGTGTTGATTCACCATTTGATTACGGGTCAACCTCCGTGCGACATTTCCTTCATTGAAGAGCAGCTCTTGCAAGAATTTGACATCATCAATATGGAGTTGAAGAATTTCAAGGAATTGAATAAGAAAAATTTTAATACACAATACATCTTATTTTTACTACTAAAGCATCACAATATCAACGTTCACGCTGATCATTTCATGTTGATAAAATCCAATGAAAGAAAACTATTGACAGATAAAATTTGCAAAACTATCTTTAAATCGCTAGGTTGGAAGTTTAACAGTATCCTCTGAACACACTGCACACAATGTTGTTTCGCTTCTTCAAGAAACCCTTCTCATTGACTGCCGCTACGGTACCGACCATTCACGGTTTGTACGGCGTGACCAAGAAACGTGATGGAGAACTGGTGGCCATCAACGGAGACGGATACGCGTACGACATCAACGAAAAGAGAGTGTGCCAAGTGCCGACGTTTCCTCACATGGAATTCGTGGCCTACGGCGAATACATCAAAGGCGACGAAAACAAAGACGACGTTATTTATCTGTTTGAGACCAACAGTTTTCGAGTGGATTACACGAAACGACACGATTCCCTGAAAAAATTGGTCGACAACAAGATCCTATTTCTCAACAATTGCGTCTTTACGTCGTACCCGTTCAATTACATTCGAGATCATTACGATAGCGTCGATGAGGGCTTCATTTTAACGCGAGTTCACGGCAAAAGTCCCGTGTACAAATACAAAAAGTCCAACGACACGGTCGATTTCTACATCAAAGACGGCAAATGTTGGTGCCTCATTGCTCGAGCGCAGTACGACGAATTGAACGACACGCCTCCCGATACAGACGCCAATTATTTTCTGGTCGAATTCACACCGTGCAGCGAGTATCGTGGCGAGGAAACGGATTGCGTCGTCGAGTGCCACTGGAAGGAAGATGCCAATCAAGACGCGGCGTCAACCGATAAAGTCGGAGCGTGGTACGGTTACCGCGTGCGCCAGGACAAGACGGATCAATTCAAAGCCACCGGATGCGGACCGAACAATTGGAAAACGTGCATGGATCACTATGAAAATTTCTTGAATCCATTGACATTAGAAAAAATATTTTCCTTGTTGTAAAAGAAGCATAATAAATGGGAAATGCTAAATCGACTAACGTAGCTAAAGCAGTCGTAGATATCTATTCGAAAATAGCCGCTGAAACGGTACAGACGAGCACCATTAGTACGAGTAACACGCAAATCATCAGCGTCGACGGTAGCGGTGGCGATGTCAACATTAGCGGCAACACCATCACGCAAACGGCCAAAGTCAACATGACGGTATTGATGGACAGCATCAGTAATGTCGATTCGCAAAAAAGAATCGGCGTGCAACTCGATCAATTGGCGAAATCGTTGGTGAGCGGATTGAATTTTTTTACTTTTGACGATGCCAAGAATACGGCAGAATCTATCGTGAAAAGCCAAACGACCATCAACAACGCTATCCGTCAATCGTGCGTGTTGAACGCCAACAACGTGCAAAGCATCACCATCAAGAACGTCAAAGGTAGCGTCAACATTACCAACAACGTTCTGAGTCAGATGAGCGAAATATTCGACAAGTGCGCGCTGAAAAGCGTGCTCGGCGTGAAAGCCATCGACGACGTGCAACAACGATTGAATCAGGAAGCCGAATCGAAATTGGAAGGTTTCAATTTGGCCTGGTTAGCGGCGGCCGTTTTGGCTTTCGTGCTCGTGCCCGTGCTGGTCGCGGCGCGAGTCACGTCCAACGCTTTGCGTTTCGTTTTTCCTCTCATGATCGCCATCGGAGGCGTGTTTTTTGCCTTGTACTTTACCCTAGGAAAAACGTACATGAAATCGTCCAATTACACGCGACCGTTCAGAGACACCTGTACCGGTAATGTGGACGGTAGCGTTCCAAGGACGACTATCGTTCGGCAAGCCATGGATGCGTGCCTGAAATCGTCATCGTGTCGCGTCGTCGACGCTCGTCTGACGGAAACGGGTGGCACCGTCGCCAAACAAGTGCCCGAAATCACTTTCTACAAGAGCGGCGACGGATGTAAATTTCAGTTTTACCCGCAAGGAGTCGTTCAATTGGCCGCCGTTGACGTTACCGCTGTTAAAACTACCGATAGATACCAATGGTTGCTCTACGTAGGAATCACTATGATTATCGGCGGATTACTGGGAACAATCATTCAACGAGTCAGAAATAATGGCAGTAGCAGTAGTAGTACAAGTTTGACCACGAGTGAATTGACGTCGTTTCCTTCGATAGAATAAAGATTCGAATCTCTCAGAAAGTGATTTGAATCTAAGCGCCACCTAAATAGTAGGCTTGAAACATGTTGCAATTTTCCAAAACGTCGAAATCCTGCGGCAACGAATTGGTCATAAAATACGCCGACACGTAATCGGTGGATCCATTCAAAACAAAAATAGCGTCGACTTTAGCCGTAAATGTTGTCAAATTACTTTGCGTGGAATTATTCCACGAATTGACGTCTTGCCACAAGGGATTCATGGCCGCATTTTGAGCCAAACAAAAATGAATACGATTACCGCCCAATGTTCGAGGAGCCCAAGCAGTCGCGCGAATCGACCACACGCCGGCTTTTTTAGGTTGAAATTTTCCACTAGCATACCAGCCGCCGGTAGTGTCGTAACGTTTGGTAAAGTACGACGCCAAAGTCCACGTATTGGCTACAGCATTAAAATAAGCAAACACGTTGGTGTACTGGAGATACAACAAACTGGTTGAAGTCGCGCTTTGATTGGAAGTCGAACAGCACGTTTCAAGCTGAGCGGAAGTGAAACCGGCACCCACTAAATTACCATTAGCATCCAACATCAACAACGTATTAGCCGGAGCCGTCGATTTCTTTTGAAAAGTCGAATCTATTTTACTAGATGACCACAATGAAGTGGTAGACGGAGCACCCAATAAGCCGGAATCTTTAATATCGGATTTCAAGAGGACGTTGTTGGTGGCGGCGAGAGCATTGGAAGCTTGCGTGCAGCACGCGTTGATAAATGTGGGAGTCAAGCCGCTGTCGACTAAATTACCGCTAGCATCGGGCATCAGCAGAGCGTTAGCCGGCGCCGTCGTCTTTTTCTGATAGGTCGCATCGATTTTGCTGGACGAATACAATTTCGTGGCAGAAGTGGACGTGTCGACGATATCCGTTTTCAACAACGAATTATTGCTAGCAGCGAGAGCGTTGGAAGCTTGCGTGCAGCACGCGTTGATAAACGTGGGAGTCAAACCGCTGTCGACTAAATTACCGCTAGCATCGGGCATCAGCAGAGCTTTGGCCGGAGCCGTCGTCTTTTTCTGGAAAGTGGCATCGATCTTGCTGGACGAATACAATTTCGTGGCTGACGTGGACGTGTCGACGATATCCGTTTTCAACAAAGAGTTGGTGGCGGCATTGGCGGCCTGAGCGCAACACGCCTCTATAGATGTTTTCGTCAAACCACTATCTACTAGATTACCGCTAGCGTCTGGCGTTAGAATAGCATTAGCGGGAGCCGTAGTTTTCTTTTGATACGTGGCATCTATTTTGCTAGACGAATACAGTTTCGTAGCGGATGTGGACGTGTCGACAATATCGGTTTTTAGTAAAGAGTTATTGCTTGTAGCTAGAGCGTTGGAAGCTTGCGTGCAACACGCGTTGATGAACGTCGGTGTCAAGCCGCTGTCCACTAGGTTGCCGTTGGCGTCAGGCATGAGCAAAGCATTGGCTGGCGCGGTGGTTTTCTTTTGATAGGTGGCATCGATTTTGCTCGACGAATAGAGTTTGGTAGCCGATGTCGAAGTGTCGACGATATCGGTTTTCAATAGGGAATTGGTAGCGGCATTAGCGGCTTGCGTGCAGCACGCTTCGATAGATGTTTTCGTCAAGCCACTGTCGACTAAATTTCCGCTAGCGTCCGGCATGAGAATAGAATTAGCAGGAGCTGTCGTTTTCTTTTGATAGGTGGCATCGATTTTGGTTGAACTGTACAATTTAGTAGCCGATGTCGAAGTGTCGACGATATCCGTTTTCACTAGAGCGTTTGTGCTGGCCGTCAACGCGTTGGAAGCTTGTGTGCAACACGCGTTGATGAACGTCGGTGTTAAGCCGCTGTCCACTAGGTTGCCGCTAGCGTCAGGCATGAGCAAAGCATTGGCTGGCGCGGTAGTTTTCTTTTGATAGGTGGCATCGATTTTGCTCGACGAATAGAGTTTCGTCGCTGATGTGGACGTGTCGACAATATCGGTTTTCAATAGGGAATTGGTGGCGGCACTGACAGCTTGCGTGCAGCACGCTTGGATGGCTGTGGGTGTCAGTCCGCTGTCGACTAAATTACCGCTAGCGTCGGGCATCAGCAAAGCATTGACCGGTGCTGTCGTTTTCTTTTGATACGTGGCATCGATTTTGGATGAACTGTACAATTTAGTAGCCGAAATGGACGTGTCGACAATATCGGTTTTCAATAAGGAATTGGTGGCAGCACTGGCAGCTTGCGTGCAACACGCTTGAATACCGGCTGGTGTCAATCCGCTGTCCACTAGGTTGCCGCTGGCATCGGGAACCAAGATTGCGTTGGCCGGCGCTGTCGTCTTTTTTTGAAAGGTGGCATCGATTTTGGAAGAACTATAAAGTTTGCTAGTGGACGTTGTCGTGTCGACGATATCACTTTTTAATAAGGCATTGGCTACAGCTGTAGTGGCGTTGCTGGTTTGTTGGCAGCAGGCGCTAATGAATGCCGGCGTGATGCCGCTGTCGACTAAATTACCATTGGCATCGGGCATGAGCAAAGCATTAGCCGGAGCTGTCGTTTTCTTTTGATACGTGGCATCGATTTTGCTTGACGAATAGAGTTTCGTCGTGGAAGTGGACGTGTCGATGATATCTGTTTTCAAAAGCGAATTAGCGGCAGCACTGGCAGCTTGCGTGCAACACGCTTGAATACCGGCTGGTGTCAGCCCGCTGTCCACTAGATTGCCGCTGGCGTCAGGCATCAAAAGCGAGTTGGCTGGCGCGGTCGTCTTTTTGGCATAAGTAGCATCGATTTTACTCGACGAATAAAGTTTGGTAGTCGATGTGGACGTATCGACAATGTCGGTTTTCAATAAGGAATTGGTAGAGGCACTGACTGCCTGCGTGCAACAAGCTTGGATGGCTGTCGGTGTCAGTCCACTGTCCACTAGGTTACCGTTGGCGTCGGGCATGAGCAGCGAGTTGGCTGGCGCTGTCGTCTTTTTGGTATACGTCGCATCGATTTTAGCCGAACTGTAGAGTTTGTCAGTGGCCGTGGACGTGTCGACAATATCGGTTTTAAGTAGGGAATTGGTGGCGGCACTGACAGCTTGCGTGCAGCACGCTTGGATGGCTGTCGGTGTCAGTCCACTGTCGACTAGGTTGCCGTTGGCATCGGGAACCAAGATTGCGTTGGCTGGCGCCGTGGTTTTCTTTTGATACGTGGCATCGATTTTAGAAGAACTATAAAGTTTGGTAGCCGAAGTGGACGTGTCGACGATATCACTTTTCAATAAAGCGTTGGCCACAGCGGTAGTAGCGTTGGTGGTTTGTTGGCAGCAGGCGCTAATGAAAGCCGGAGTGATGCCGCTGTCGACCAAGTTACCGTTAGAGTCGGGCATGAGTAACGTATTGGCCGGCGCCGTGGTTTTCTTTTGATACGTCGCATCGATTTTGGATGAACTGTAGAGTTTATCGGTAGATGTCGACGTGTCAATAATATCGGTTTTCAATAAGGAATTGGTGGCGGCATTGACAGCTTGCGTGCAACACGCTTGAATACCGGCTGGTGTCAATCCGCTGTCCACTAGGTTGCCGCTGGCGTCAGGCATCAAAAGCGAGTTGGCCGGCGCTGTCGTTTTTTTGCTATACGTAGCATCGATTTTGGACGAACTGTAAAGTTTGTCAGTAGATGTCGATGTATCAACAATATCGGTTTTCAGTAAGGAATTGGTGGCGGCACCGACAGCTTGCGTGCAGCACGCTTGGATGGCTGTAGGAGTGAGGCCACTGTCGACTAAATTTCCATTGACGTCGGGCATGAGCAACGAATTGGCTGGAGCGGTCGTTTTCTTTTGATAGGTGGCATCGATTTTACTTGACGAATAGAGTTTAGTAGCCGAAGTGGAAGTGTCGACGATATCGCTTTTCATCAAAGCATTGGAAACGCCAATTTTAGCGTCAGCCGTTTCTTGGCAACAAGCACTGATGAAAGCCGGCGTAATGCCGCTGTCGACCAGATTACCATTGGCATCTGGCATGAGTAACACATTGGCTGGCGCCGTCGTCTTTTTGGTAAACGTAGCATCTATTTTAGAAGAACTGTAGAGTTTATCGGTAGATGTCGACGTGTCGACAATATCGGTTTTCAATAAGGAATTGGTAGCAGCATTAACAGCTTGCGTGCAGCACGCTTGGATGGCGGTAGGAGTTAGGCCACTGTCCACTAGATTGCCGTTGGCATCGGGCATGAGAAGCGAATTGGCTGGTGCTGTCGTTTTCTTTTGATACGTCATGTCGATTTTGGAAGAACTGTAAAGTTTATCGGTAGATGTCGATGTGTCGACAATATCTGTTTTCAATAAGGAATTGGTAGCAGCGCCAACGGCTTGCGTGCAACACGCTTGTATGGCACTAGGCGTCAGTCCACTGTCCACCAAATTACCGTTGGCGTCGGGCATGAGTAAAGCATTGGCTGGAGCGGTGGTTTTCTTTTGATACGTCATGTCAATTTTCGAAGAACTATAAAGTTTATCGGTAGCCGTAGACGTGTCGACGATATCGACAATTTTCAACGATTCATTGGCGGCTGTTATAGCGGCCGTGCAACACGTGGTAATAGCCAAAGGCGTGAGACCGCTGTCGACCAGATTACCGTTGGCGTCGGGCATGAGTAGCGAGTTGGCTGGCGCTGTCGTCTTTTTGGTATACGTGGCATCGATTTTGCTGGACGAATACAATTTGTCGGTGGCCGTGGACGTGTCGACGATATCTGATTTCATGAGTCCATTGGCTGAACCGGTAGCGGCTTGAGCGCAACAATTTTGAAGAAATTGTGGAGTGAACCCGCTGTCGACGAGATCGCCTTTAGCGTCGACGACGACGATAGCATTGGCAGGAGCGATAGCTTTCTTCTGGAACGTGTCGTCAATTTTCAGAGACGAATACAATTTAGTCGCCGAGAGGGACGTGTCGACGATATCTGATTTGAGTAGCGAGTCAGAAGCGGCGTTGGCAGCTTGCGTGCAACACGCTTGAATAGCCGCCGGCGTCAATCCACTGTCAACCAGATTGCCGTTGGCATCGGGCATGAGGAGAGCGTTAGCCGGAGCCGTGGTTTTCTTTTGAAACGTGGCGTCTATCTTGGGAGCGCTGTACAACGCGTTGCCACCGCCGTCAATAATATTGCTCGGCGACAAAGCGTTGCGAGCCGTTTCGCAGCACGCATTGACGATAGTGGGCGTCAGTCCGCTGTCGACTAAATTTCCGTAGTCGTCCATCATGAGTAAATGTTGAGAACCGGCGACAGCTCGTCGTTGGTAATTGGTATCAATATAATTGGAACTGAACGTGGTAGTGTAGTCGACGATCGTGTCCTTGATTTTATCGCAACACGAAGGCAAACTGTAGGGTGTGGTAACGATATCGCCGTTGGTATCGGTCGATAAAATACTATTGGCCGGCAATGTCACCATTTCCAGTGCGCCAGTATAGGCGTTGTACGTGACTGGTCGTTGGGTGACACTTGTTTCCGGTTTTTTAACGTACGTGGCATCCGTTTTCAAACTGCTGTAAAGACCATCGGATTTAGGCTGAACGTCGTCGATTAACGCTTTAATACTTTCGCAACACGACGTGATGAAAGGAATACCGATTTGTGAACTGGAAACGTTGCCGACGGCATCGGCGACTAAAATGGCGCCCGGTTCCAATTTAGTTCGTCGCAGAAAATTCTTGTCGGTAAAACTACTGCTGAACGTGTTGGTCAAACTAGCCGTCGTGTCATTGATGATTTTTTGAGGGCAACATTCGGCGAGTTCTTTGGTTTTCACCGACGACGAAATGAGAGCACCAGTCACGGGATCGGTGACGACGACCCGATCGGGAACTAAACTCAACATTTGACCTTCGGGACCAGTCTTTTTAAAGTAGGCGCTAGTGTAAATAGCCCCAGATAATACCAACATAACCAAAGCCACAAAGAGAGCTAATTTAGCCGTTTCATTCATTTATTGATATATACAATTAATTTAATGGTAATGAGACAATCCGACTAAAACAGTTTCATAGAAATAATTTTTTTATGAAACTCTATTCATTATTAATCGAAATATAAAATAGAGGTTTTTTCGTGGTCATGTGTCCGTAAATAGGATCTCCTTGATAGTGAAAACCGCACGCATTGGAAGCATCGATAAGATAGTTGAGGTGATGAAGTTGGATAATTTTCTCGACGTATTTACACTTGTCCGATTTGAAACTGAAAATACAAAAGTAATCATCAGAAAGACCAAACATGAGCGGAGGCAAATGTTCGCAAGCGTACAGTGTACCTTTGATGAAGAGAAATTTACCTGCGTAAAACGAGTTTGAAAAGTCTTCCGTACGCCGATTGACGTGAAACGTGACGCGAGCACCGTGATGCGTCAAATAAGCATTACGAATATTGTAGGGTACATCTTTTCTGAAGATGGAAATGGCGTTGTAAGGCGAACGGTCGCTAGAGATTTTATCGACCCAACAATTGATGGGAAATTTGTAAACGTGACCATAAGTGTTTTCTATGACGGTAAAAGTGGATTCAAACCAGCGAATATCCGGTATGGATGTTTTTATAAAATTTTGATAGTTTTTATAGACGTGCAATTTGTTGACGTTCAAAACGAGTTTGGCATTTTCCTTGACAACGGTCGTGTTTTTGAAAGGCGTCGATATTTGAAGATCGCTTTCCTTGTCGTAAATGACACTGCCGTACAAATGACAATAGCGTTCGAGCCCGACAATGAGATCGCTGGGTTTACGTATGGCCGCGCAGACGACACCGACGTCGTGTTGCGGCAAAATGAAACGATCGCGTTGGAGAGCGGGTTGAGTCAAATCGACCACCTGGTCGTACATGCAATCGCAAAATTGTTGAATGGCTTTTAAAATGGGATGCTGAGGTGCTTGACGAGCGATAATCTGATAGAGATGTAAACAGAAATATTGTATTTCTACAGTGAGCAGTTTAGAGCGAGTGTCTCTAGTTGTCTTGAAGAGTTCCGATATGGCTGGTGTTCGACTGAAATTGTGCGGCGCACACTGGAAATCGCCTCTCAAATGAGGATCGATACTGTGTCGCAAATCCATGGTGCAAAATCCAAAGTCGATCAACCTCGCTTCATATGCCATGTGAGGCAGATAAATGCCTCGTTTTTTATTGGCGTCGGCCAAAAGAAATGACGACGTCGATTTGGCCACCATCACGTTACGTAAATGAACATCAAAGTGTACCATTCCCAAATATTGCTTGATAATGTAAAAAGAATAGGTTAACTGGAAAAGAAATTGAATGACGTAGTCGACGGTGAGATGCGGTAAAAAAGTCATGACTTCATACGAGTAGCGTTCTATGAAGAGAACGTAATCTTTGTCGACAATGTTGGCACTGATGTAGTTGCAGAGAAAAGGACAGACTTTCATTTTGTTCAAATAGGAAATGAATGGGCAAAAATAAATTTCAGCCAAATCAAAGTCGAGCAACCAAACGCCTTCAAACAAAAGAGCCGATTGTTTGAAACCGTTATTGTTCATTTTGACGATGACATCAGCTTGTTTGCGGTCTACCACCTTGTGACCGTTGATTTCTAATTCGTAAATGGCTCCAAAGCCTCCCTTGGTGAGAGGAACTAGGCGATAGAGACCGCGTTTCCAAAAGTACTCAAAATCTTTATTAGTTAGACTGTTAATGGCTGTAGCGACATTATTAAAAAAAGAAGCAAACATTTTATCGAGAGAAAAGCAGTAAATAGTATTCATGATGCAACTCGTTTATTGAGAAAAAAAATTTTCATTCATCGTTCAAAAAAACCGTAACAAAAGCGGTAATATTGGTATTGCAGCGAGGGCAGATGCCGTACTGACAAGCGCAGGTGGCGCAGAGAAACGAACATCCGCACGGTAGGAGAACGGTGTCTGCAGTGTTGGGACATTCGTCGCAAAGAGTGGCGTCATTCACCGAGATTCGCGTACGTTGGTCGTGCAGAGGACAAAAAAGGGCGTGTTCATCGATAGAGTTGCAGACAAAGCAAACGTTTTCGTTGCACGAAGCGTGACGAAAAAAGCCTTTAGAAGCTAAATGCAAATAATTGGGATCTCTGTTATAAGAGATGAAGCGCAATTCAAATTTGGCCCACGCCGGATGATTCATCTGCATCGGATAGGCTAAAAAGTTAAAATTTTAAAATAATCAGCAGGTTGGCGACAGAGCGGACAGTGGTCGACATTTAGAGCACAATTGGGACAACAAACGACATGTTTGCAGGGAAAAAGAATGGTGGCGGCTTCGAAACAAACGACGCACGTCGAGCGAGACTTTTTACCTGGCACGTGTTGGTAAAAAATACAACTCGACGAATGAGAGTCAACGTTGCCACAGTAAATACATAATTTCTGGATCCAAATGTCTTTCACGGTGGCTTGCAACATGGCACCGAATGATTCCATCATAAACATTTCACCTACAATCTGCGTCGAAATTCCCGTCATGCCGCAGTTGCAGACTTTAAAAAAGATGGGCGTCGATTTATAGGGAAATATATAGAGACATTGCAATTGGGATTTGAGACATTTCAAGCAATTAAAAACTACGTAAGCAGAATGTGATTGATAGAAGCCACACGAGGCGGCGGACGAGTCGATGGTTTTCGCTCGATTGTCCACCGACATGAAATACTTGAAAAAAGGGGAACGAAATCGCGAAAACCCTACACACACACACATACACACAGATACACACAGATAAGTAAAAGTTCAACATAGCAGCAAAACAACAGTAAACTCACCCAAAGAATTTAAATAAGGACAGCAATCGCAAGATGTCAACGATGAAAACGTCGTCGTCGACATCATGGCTCCAGCCGAAAAAGGAGCTAAAGCAGTCGAAGCCATAAAAGCAGCTGGCGGAGTAGAAATGACTGGAGCAGGCATGGTTATGAGTATGGTAGCGAAAATGCGGACCATTTTATACGCAGTTGTGGATCGAAATCGTCATGACAATGCAAAAACCCAACAAAAATTGTCATGACAACGGGAAATAGCCACAGAAATTGTCATGACTACGGAAAATAGCCACAGAAATTGTCATGACTACGGAAAATAGCTACAGAAATTGTCATCACTACGGAAAATAGCCACAGAAATTGTCATGACAACAACGATAACGCGTAGCAAACGGCGAGGAAAACGTTGGAAACTTGAAGCAAAACGTTTACACTTTTTTGCTAAGGAAATGTTGCAAAACGTTTACACTTTTTGCTCTGGAAATGTTGCAAAACTTTACACTTTTTGCTCTGGAAATGTTGCAAAACTTTACACTTTTTGCTCTGGAAATGTTGCAAAACTTTACACTTTTTTGCACTTTTTTTTGCTCTGGAAATATTGCAAAACGTTTACACTTTTTGCTCTGGAAATGTTGCAAATCGTTTACACTTTTTGCTCTGGAAATGTTGCAAAACGTTTACACTTTTTTGCACTTTTTTCTCTGGAAATGTTGCAAAACGTTTACACTTTTTTGCTCTGGAAATGTTGCAAAACGTTTACACTTTTTGCTCTGAAATCCGGTGTGTCACACAAAGAAACAATGTTTTCACAAACTTTAGGAAATCCAGTGTGTCACACAAAGAAACAATGTTTTCACAAACTTTAGGAAATCCGGTGTGTCACACAAAGAAACAATGTTTTCACAAACTTTAGGAAATCCGGTACGTCAAACACACAAAACAGTGTTTTCCCAAAACTTTTCCTGTTTGTCACGTGATTTGTCAGGGAATACTCGAGCAAAATACGAAAAGCCGCACGGAAGTTGGAACAAGTGATTTTTTCCGTGGAATCCAAGAAAAACTTGTTCCCAAAACTTTTTCTGTTTGTCAAGGAATACTCAAGCAAAATACGAAAAGCCGCACTGACGTTGGAACAAGTGAATTTTTCCCAAAAATCCAAGAAAAACTTGTTCCCAAAACTTTTTCTGTTTGTCACGTGACCGTCAGGGAATACTCAAGCAAAATACGAAAAGCCGCTTTTACGTTGGAACAAGTGATTTTTTCCCTGAAATCCAAGAAAAACTTGTTCCCAAAACTTTTTCTGTTTGTCAGGGAATACTCAAGCAAAATACGAAAAGCCGCTTTTACGTTGGAACAAGTGATTTTTTCCCTGAAATCCAAGAAAAACTTGTTCCCAAAACTTTTTCTGTTTGTCAGGGAATACTCAAGCAAAATACGAAAAGCCGCACTGACGTTGGAACAAGTGATTTTTTCCCTGAAATCCAAGAAAAACTTGTTCCCAAAACTTTTCCTGTTAGTCACGTGACCGTCAGGGAATACTCGAGCAAAAATGTGAATAGCCGCACGGACGTTGGAACAAGTGAATTTTTCCCGAAAATCCAAGAAAAACTTGTTCCCAAAACTTTTCCTGTTAGTCACGTGACCGTCAGGGAATACTCGAGCAAAATACGAAAAGCCGCACTGACGTTGGAACAAGTGAATTTTTCCCTAAAATCCAAGAAAAACTTGTTCCCAAAACTTTTCCTGTTTGTCACGTGATTTGCAGGAAAAATTCAAAGGGTCACAGTTGTTAAATAATAGATATATTAAACCACTAGAAACATCTGTTAAAGGAGTTGCGATTTTTCGAAAGTTTTTTGTAGGATATTCTTCTTCTATTTTTATAAAAGTATTAGAGTAATTTACACGACTCATAGATGGCGCTTTGGCGGATTTTTCGAAAGTTTTTTGTAGGATATTCTTCTTCTATTTTTATAAAAGTATTAGAGTAATTTACACGACTCATAGATGGCGCTTTGGCGGATTTTTCGAAAGTTTTTTTGTAGGATATTCTTCTTCTATTTTTATAAAAGTATTAGAGTAATTTACACGACTCATAGATGGCGCTTTGGCGGATTTTTCGAAAGTTTTTTGTAGGATATTCTTCTATTTTTATAAAAGTATTATAGTAATTTACATGACTCATAGATGGCGCTTTGGCGGATTTTTCGAAAGTTTTTTGTAGGATATTCTTCTTCTATTTTTATAAAAGTATTATAGTAATAGTACTCAGTGTATTATATAATTTTTTATAAAACTTAGTAAAAAATGAGAGAATAGCCTACGAAAAAACTTTCGAAAAATCCGTCGAAGCGCCATCTATCCGTAGCTATGGTTACTCCATCTGTATTCTCTGTATTGTAATTTTTTATAAAACTTAGTAAAAAATGAGACAATAGCCTACAAAAAAACTTTCAAAAAATCCGTCGAAGCGCCATCTATCAGTAGGTAATAGTACTCAGTGTATTATATAATTTTTTATAAAACTTAGTAAAAAATGAGAGAATAGCCTACAAAAAAACTTTTGAAAAAATCGCGATTCCTTTAACGGACAATATATTACATAGTGGATATGCAGTTGTGTTCTTCTATAATCTTTCAAAAATATAGAAGAAAAAACTTTCGAAAAATCCGCTGCAGCGCCATCTATCCGCATCACTTGTAACTGTATACTCTGTCACGTTGTGTAATGGAACCATGCATCTCGACGAAAAAGTTTTGGGAACAAGTTTTTCTTGGATTTCAGGGGAAAAATCACTTGTTCCAACGTAAAAGCGGCTATTCACATTTTTGCTTGAGTATTCTTTGCTAGTCACGTGACCGTTGTCTAATGGAACCATGCATCTCGACGAAAAAGTTTTGGGAACAAGTTTTTCTTGGATTTCAGGGAAAAAATCACTTGTTCCAACGTAAAAGCGGCTATTCACATTTTTGCTCGAGTATTCCCTGCAAGTCTGACGTCACGTTGTCTAATGGAATCATGCATCTCGACGAAAAAGTTTTGGGAACAAGTTTTTCTTGGATTTCAGGGAAAAATCACTTGTTCCAACGTAAAAGCGGCTGTTCAGATTTTGCTCAAGTATTCTTTGCTAGTCACGTGACCGTTGTCTAATGGAACCATGCATCTCAACGAAAAAGTTTTGGGAACAAGTTTTTCTTGGATTTCAGGGAAAAAATCACTTGTTCCAACGTAAAAGCGGCTGTTCAGATTTTGCTCAAGTATTCCCCGACGGTCACGTGACTAACAGGAAAAGTTTTCTGAACAAGTTTTTCTTGGATTTCATGGAAAAAATCACTTGTTCCAACGTAAAAGCGGCTGTTCAGATTTTGCTCGAGTATTCCCCGACGGTCACGTGATTAACAGGAAAAGTTTTGGGAGCAAGTTTTTCTTGGATTTCATTGAAAAAATCACTTGTTCCAACTTCCGTGCGGCTTTACGTATTTCGCTCTAGTATTCCCCGACGGCCACGTGACTAACAGAAAAAGTTTTGGGAACAAGTTTTTCTTGGATTTCAGGGAAAAAATCACTTGTTCCAACGTAAAAGCGGCTGTTCAGATTTTGCTCTAGTATTCCCCGACGGTCACGTGACAGTTGTCTAATGGAACCATGCATCTCGACTAAAAAAGTTTTGGGAACAAGTTTTTCTTGGATTTCAGGGAAAAAATCACTTGTTCCAACGTCCGTGCGGCTTTTCGTATTTTGCTCGAGTATTCCCCGACGGTCACGTGACAAACAGCAAAAGTTTTCTGAACAAGTTTTTCTTGGATTTCATGGAAAAACTCACTTGTTCCAACGTCAGTGCGGCTTTTCATATTTTGCTCGAGTATTCCCTGACAAATCACGTGACAAACAGGAAAAGTTTTCTGAACAAGTTTTTCTTGGATTTCATGGAAAAAATCACTTGTTCCAACGTCCGTGCGGCTTTCCGTAATTCGCTCGAGCATTCCCTGACAAATCACGTGACAAACTGGTAAAAATGACTGCTGCCGTAACCAGGAGTCGAACCTGGGTTTCTACGGATTTGTTTTACGACGTTTACCCACAACGCAGCGTCCTAACCGCTAGACGATTACGGCAACTTTCTTTGCCTTTTCGGCCAATATCATTCTGTGCCAACATAAAGTGCAGCTGACGATTCGAACTCTTACAAAACCAGTAATGACTATCGACTACCATAGAGTAGTAGAATTGACGAGAAAGAGTCGCGTCAGCAACAACGTCAATCAACCATGCAGCTTCATAACAGCACCGCACCATCTGTCGGCGTGTACGTTCGTTTTTTGATAGAGAGTTTATCTTTGTGGTTGAGATCACGCGTTCAACGAGACGATGCTGGCGTTCAGCGTCGCGGCGAAAAGAACCCACAATAGATAAGGTATCTGTAGATTGGCGGCGAAGGGATCGAGTTGCCGGATGTAGTACATCATCACCACAATTGAAAGAGCTAAAGCTGCAATATTTACTAGAGCCCAATCGGGACGTTGACCTCTGAAAAAAATCAAACTCCACGAGAAATTCAACGCCAGTTGCACGCCGAACGCCATTAATGCTCGTCCGTTGTTTGGAGCGCGACCGATTCTTTGTAGAGTGACGCCCATCAACAAGTACAATACGACCCATACACCACCAATTAACGAACCCGGCGGTTGCCATGACGGTTTTTTTAACGTACGAAACCATTCATCTCTGACGGATCCTCTAGTCAAATAGCCAGATAGAAAGCCTACGGACGATGGGAGTAAGAGTAAAGCCAGCGATTCCATTTATTTACGCAAATTGAAATCAATAGACGACGTCTCCTTGACAACCTTTATCCATTGAAATGATTTCGCGACAACCGATTTCGTTGCAGACGTTGTGTCTACTTCGCGTCCAAGAGTCCGGACATCGTCATTGTTTACCTCCGCGCATGCAATCGTGGGGAATCGTTCGCAAATGCTGCTACACCGACGATCACGTCACCGCCGCCCAGTACGGACACGTTTCGTGCATTCAACGTTGCGAACCCATCACGTCGTGGTACTCGATCAGTTGTTTGATGGCCGCTCAAAACGGTCACGTCGACTGTTTGGAGTACTTTCGTCGTCGAGGCATGTTGTTTGTCGTCAATGTCATGGCTTCGAAAGCCGCCGCAAATGGTCACTTGAACGTTCTCGTCTACTTGAAAACGTTGGAACCTTTCGCTTCGCAATCCGCGTGGGACGCTTCTATCGTGACCTCGGCAGCTAGCGGCGCTCAACTGGAATGTTTGCGCTATCTCGTGAGTAGTGGCGGTCAAGTGGACGAATCGGCCGCCGACGCGGCTGCTCGTTTCAATCTCGCCTGTCTCAAATACCTAATTGACGATTGTCAGTTGCGTTTCAGTCGTCACACGTTGCGAGTGGCCACCGTCGAGTGCAAACGATTTCTCTATCGCCGACGGCATCGACGCAACGACATTTTTAACTACCGCTTAAAATACTAAAACTATTAGTATTTCCAATACGCACACACACACACACAATATTAACATCCCAGTGTGTGTGTATTGGAAATGCCGCTCATCGAAGCGTAAACAATTGATTTAAATAATTCGATCTCCGTGTAGACAGGTTATAATCATGAAGCTAAAACACACATCCAATTTCGATTTCGTTCTCAATGTTCGAGAATACGAAAAGAATAACGGTAAATTTCATTTGACTGTCAAATTAGCAGACAAGGATCACGTCAGTCAAGTGTTTACCAACATTATGTACGTCAATAAATCGCTCAACACCATTTGTTGTTTGGCCAGCACGCCGTATTCGTCTCCAAAGTCCACCAAACTAGTCATCATCGATGGTTTAGCGGTGGAAATCATGGACGTTCATCGCCACTACATTTGCGCCACGCTCATCGTCACGGAGACGGTGTTTGAAGCTCAACAAGTGTCTCATTTTCTCGGAGGTAAAACTCATACGTTGGTCGGCGAGTCGAAAGCCATCGATTTTTCTAAAAATATTATCATTATTCCTTACGCTTATTGTGATTTGGACGTGTTGCGCTCGAAAACGTTTGAACGCACCGTCTATTCGGCTCACATGCCCAACGTGTCTCACTTTAAAAGTCGTTTCGTCTATCGTTTTCTGCAACAACCGTTGGACTATTGGCGAGCGACATTTCAAATGATGAAATTGGACGTCAAATATCAGCCCATCGTGTATTTCCATAAAATCGTCAAGTGTCCTCTGTGTCGCGAGCACAGAAGTCGCATCTATCTTTATAATTGTCATCATTATTGCTGTCACATTTGCCAGGGAGTGCGAACGGCGTGCCCGACGTGTCACGTCAGCATCACTTCGGTCGACATCGTGGCCGACGAGTTGGCTCCCTACTACGGAGAGGATACCGTCATTTTCAGTCAAATGACCCGAGGCGATTTCCAAGAGGAATGGCAGCGCTATCAAAAGGGAGAAACACGATCGCTTGTTGTCGATTTGAAACCGGTTCCGTTGCTGTGCGACGCGGCGACCATTCGACAAGTCATCGTCTATTGTCACGATACGCTTTCGAAAACGACGGTCGACTCTATTATTCACGTTTTTTGTTCGCTGAGAGAAATAACTATTCACGTCGGCTATCACGCTGCGTCATTTGTGAAATTGTGGGAACAATGCCTGCAACAGTGAACGTTTCCACTACAGAGAGAGATAAGAGTATTGGAAACGAGACAAAGCCACCATGACTACATGGGAAACCAAACAGGAACCCAACAATTGTGTCACCATGACTACACGGGAAACCAAATAGGACGTGGGAACCAACCATGACTACATGGGAAACCAAACAATTGCAACCATGACTACATGGGAAACCAAACAATTGCAACCATGACTACATGGGAAACCAAACAGGACGTGGAAAACCCAACAATTGTGTCACCATGACTACACGGGAAACCAAACAAATGATAACCATGACTACGCTAAAAACTAAACAGGACGTGGGAAACCAAACAAATGATAACCATGACGATGCGCGCAGAACACAACTATAAAGTTGAGCGTTCGAGGACAGAAACCTAACATTGCCCAACCATGTTTCGAATCACCGACACGTACGAGCAGAGAGATATCCATCCCGACGAATTTGTCGTCAATCATCTCGACCCTTGGATCGAAAAACATTTACAGTTGCCTTTCCGGTACGGTGAAACGTTGGCGCGATGTATATTGTTTGCCGGGCCTCGAGGAAACGGTAAGACGACGGCTGTCCACTATTTCGCTAAACGTCTCGGTTTCACAGTCTTGACCGAAGGCTGCGACTTGGAAAATTTGAAGCCATTCAGTTTACGACTGCCCGGTCTTTTCGCCCAAGCCTCTGAATGTCAAATGCTTTTACATTTCGAAGCTGTCGACAGCGCCTTCCTGCGTCGAGACTACTCGTCCAATTTAACGCGTCTTCTAGCTAAATGCATCAAGCAGTATCCCGACGTGGTCGTCATTGCTACCTGCGACGATTTGAATCTGGTCGATCTACACGCTCGATCGGCCCTTTTTAAACACGAAATCTATTTCGACTATTTGCTGCAGCCCGAACGCGCTCGATTTCTTCGTCATCTTTTACGCCCGCATCTCGCCTGCGTCGACGTGGATCTCGTCGCCAGCAACACGCACAAGTACACCATGGCCGATTTGAAACATTTAGTCGATATGGCTGTTATTGGTAAACTTCAAGATGCCGACCAAAAGGTGCGCACCTATCATTTTGCGACGCGACCCGTCGACGTTGTCGTCGACCAGCAAACCTTGGCCAACTGCGGATTGGAACGCGGCTGTAATCTAATGTTGGATTCTTCCTACAATTTGAAAGCTGTATTTAATTCTGTTTATTCTAGTTATTGGGTGACGTCATTTCCCGTTGTTCAAATGCACTTCAAGTACTATTTCATCTGCCAGATTGACGCCTATTGCACGCTCGACGTCATTGACTTTCTCGAACAAGCTAAACTTTTCGACAAGATTGTTGTGGCCAATGGTAGTCCCACTTTGCCCATGGCTGGTTATTTTAAAAAAATGAATAAATCGTTGGCTCTTATATCTGTTGTTACGCCCTCCCGCTGCCGCCGTCCTCCCCCTAAACGAAAATGTTCTCCCGGTAAGCGACTCCCTGACGTTGCTTCCAAGAAAAAAGCCCCTCTTTGTTCCAATTAAAAAAATGATTGTTGCAATAAAAATGATTGAGAAATTCAACGTCTTTCAAGCTCTTTGTCTATTCATTAAACAAGTCAAGGAACTTTGTCAAGATCCCACGATTGTCAACTACAATGTTTTACTCGGTAAAATTACTCAGTCAAAAACAGCCGCCATTGATGTGCAATACAATAGCGTGGTGGAATTTCTAGAAAAAAGTAAATCCGTCTTGACTACTGTCCCTCTAGCTCTCAATTGTTATACTATTCATTGGTATCCTTTGCAAAAATTAGAGTCGAGTAAATCCATCAAGATTGATTTGTTGCCCGCTTTTGCTAGCGCCACTAGCAATCAAGCCGTCATTCTTCATTGTCACATTTTAAAAATGGCCAGTCTCGTCTACCAGGACGAACCCGAATTTGCTAGCGTTCTCGCCGAGCTCGAGTCCACCGTCGAAATGCCCGTCGAAGGCGACGCTGAACGCAAAATCATTGATAGCCTTTTCAGCGCCGTCAAAGAAGTCGACGTTCAGGCTTTCGATCAAAACGATCCCGAAAAATTCATCACCACCGTCATGAGTGAAAAAATGTCCTCTTTGTTGCCCATGTTCAAACAACCCGGTCTCAAATACAAACAGCTTTTCGCCTATTTGTTTCAAGATATCGAGAAAATTGGCAAAGAAAAGGGCATCAGCGATCCGCATATCGACGAATTGCTCAGCAGTCTCAAAGAGTCCGACTATGAAATCACTAAAATCGCCCCTAAAATTTTCAGTTTGTGTCGCACCATGCTCGGCGACAAGGGAATGCAATCGTTGCGCTCTTTTATCCCTCAATCCGAATCCCAAATGATGATGTTGGACCAAGTCGATGAAAACAATTGATTTTTACCTCAGTCTTGTGTGTGCGCCTTAGCGATAATTACCATGGAGAATACCGATGAGGATATTGACCAATTTTTAGACTTTATGGTTCCTCGACCCTCTTTTGTTCATTTGAAATCGGAGCACGTCATTGTGGAAAATCAAAAGAAAGCTTTGCGTGAAGATTTGCGACGAGTCAATCTCGAAGATGCCGACTTGAAGCAGTACATCAAAGATGCGCATTTCAGGGCCTTGTCGGTGCCCGGAGATTGTGTCGGCATCGCCGGAGCTCAAGCCATGGGCGAATTTAGCACTCAAGCCACGCTGAACACATTTCATATTGCCGGTTTCGAAACGGGTGTCGGCAGCGGTGTCGATCGTTTCCAGGAAATCATCAACGCCAGTAAAAACCCTAAAAATATAGAATGCATCATTTTTTTCAAAAAGGAAATGGAAAACATTGAGCAAATCAAGAAGCAGATCCAACATGATCTCGTGTCGCTCTCTCTCAACAAACTCATCGACAACATGTACATTGTCGACGTCGAATCGCCTTGGCACGAACATTGCCATCTCATTTTCTCGTCCAACGCGACGGCTCCTTTGCGTCTAGACGACTACTTCGTTTTCCGCTACGTTTTGAAAAAAAGACTCTTGTACAAGTACTATTTGCATCCGGTGACGATCAAACAGACGTTGGAAACTTTGTTCGTCAACGTCATTGTCCTCTTCAGTCCTTTACACAAAAAAGGTAAATTCTATTTGGACATTTTCGTTCCTCGCAGCGAATCTCTCAACACTATTCGCGACTGCTACCTGAACAAGATCGAAAACACGGGGATTTGCGGCTTGAATTCCATTACCGACATCATGTTTCACACCATCGACAACGAATGGGTAGTGGAAACGCGTGGCGGCACTCTGGTCGACATTAGCACCATCACCAATGTCGATATGACGCGCGTCTACACCAATAATTTGTGGGATATCTACTACACGTTGGGCGTGGAGGCGGCGTCGCAATTCATTCTGAAGGAATTGTGTTCAATTTTGACGGGCGTCGAAATACACAACATTAGTTTGCTGGTGAGTCGCATGACGTTCAACGGCAGCATTGCCAGCATCACGCGATACACAATGCGCAACGAAGCCGATACGATCAGTAAAGCCAGTTTCGAAGAATCCATGGAAACCTTTATCAAAGCCAGTAAATTCGGTGAAAGTGATAATTTCAAAGGCATTAGTGCCGAAATCATTGCCGGAAAAAAACCGAGTATAGGGACGAACTCATTTGAAGTTAAAATAGATCTTGATAAATTTCTATAACAACATGGAAACTAAAGTCATTGAAATCGATTCGACGTTTCGCGATCGAGAGCAGTACAAGTCGCCGACGGATTTTCGCATCGATGTCAACATGCCCGACAAGTATTCGTGCGTCGATTCGTACGATCCCGTCAGCAACCAAGCGGCTCTCGTTTCGTGGATCGGCAACACCCTCGACGCCGTTCTTCCCGGTGTCACGTCCATCAGTGGCACCGTCGTCGAAATCGAAGACTCGCACACTGTTATCGTTAATATTGCTTTTGATACCCTGTTTACTACATTTAATTATTATCGCGGTTGTCGAGTCTCGTCGACTATGGTCACTCATTACGAGTATTTGGGCATCGGAGTGGGTAGGTTCGGTTTAGTCGCCGAGTCGGCGTTTTCCGTCGGCGACATTTTTCACGTCAATCATCCTGTTTCCGTCATCGATATCGGCGTCGTCGGCAATGTGGTGCGTCTTTTCGTTCCGGCCTTGTACTCGTGCCAGGCAAAAATCGTCTACAACGAGACGTTGCACACGAGCGCCGACATTGTCGCCTTCCACGAGTACGGTGTCGACATGCGAGTCACGCATCCCGGATGGCAAGTCAACCACGTGTTTAGTCTCCGTCGTGAAATTCCCGCCACGTTTTCTACTATTGTAGCCTGTACGGCCAACAGCGTGACGATGGCTACCGGTCACGACTTTTTGGGAGACATTGTCTACATTCCTGGAATTCGCTACTACGGTCGTATCGCCAACGTCGTTTCGCCCACCGAATTGATCGTGTCGGAACGCATCGGCAATCCGCTTTTGTGCATCGGTCTCGAAATTCAAACGTTGGATTTCGCCTACGACAACAACAAATCGTTGCGCTACATCGGCACGTCCAACCAACAAGAGCGCACGTGGCAAGTGTCCATGATGGACGTCCAGATTCCCAATCGCAAAATCATCAATGCCAAATCGTTGACAGACTACAGCACGTTGTACTTGGAATTTCGCGATCGCAACAATTCGCAAGACAACATCATGACCAACAATCCGCACGGCAACAATGCTTTGTTTCGTTTGACGGCCGACACGAGTAATTCGACCAAGGGATATTTCACCTACAGTTGTCCCAAATTGTACAAGACGTTTCGTTTTTCGCCGAATCGCAGCTACTTTTACGTGCGCATCACCACGCCCGAAGGAGAAGTCGTGCGTTTCAAGGAAGACGACAACACGTGGCCGCTGGCTCCTAAACGTCATTTACAAATCAACGTGTCGATGGTCGTTAAAATGTTGTAATTCTTGGCAGTAAAATACAATGTCCGTCATATTTCAAAAGATGTTCTCACATGTTTTGAAATGTATTTCATGTTGTATTCGTTCATCTGGTCGCTAGTGTTGACGCTGGCCAAAGTCGTCTGTAAAGCCGGAATAAAGTGTCTCTTTAAAAAAAAGAAACCATTATCTTTGGTAATGATTGTATGATAAAATGGCTGCTCAAGATCTTATAATTCCTATCGTCATTTTACTGGCGGCCATGTTTGTCGTCTTTTTAACATTGCCCAAAGGGAAAAGTCCGTCAGGTCCGACACCACCTCCCAAGCCCAACCCGACACCACCTCCCAAGCCCAACCCGACGCCAGTGAATCCAACACCGATTAACCCGACGCCAGTGAATCCAACACCGATTAACCCGACGCCAGTAGATCCTGGACCTGTTGATCCTGGACCAGTTGATCCAGGACCAGTTGACCCGACTGATCCTGTAGTAGAACCCGATCCACCCAATATTTTCGTTCCTGGAGCTCCTTTGAAAGCCATGATTGCCCGTGCTTTCAATCCCAACGCTTTGAAATACTCGCAAGATTGTGTGGGTTCTCGCGGTGTCGTCAACGTCGACCGTCGCGGTCAATTGGTGTGCAACAAGTACATTACTGGCGAAACTATTCAACCCGCGCAAACTGTTTCGTTTGCTCAACCGTTGGCCACGGAAGAGGAAATCGTGACGTATTTGAAAGCCATTTATCCGGCGTATCCTCGTAAATTCGATGCCGCCTTTGTCCCGTTCTACAATGCGCTAGAGTTCAAGTACACGACAGAATTCGTCCGTGTCGTTCCTGTCACGCTTGCCAAATTTCTCAACACGGAATTTATCGAAGTGCATCCGCGTCAAGTCTTGTTTTCGGCTCTCAATCGGGACACGTGGTACGGTACCTGGTACGATATGGGTTCGGGATCGGGTTGGTACATACGCAACAAGACGTGTTTTCGGTGCTACAACGTTTTGCACGGTCTCAACATGCTCGACATTCCCGATTCCATCGTTCGTCCCGCTCTGGGTAATCGCGTGCCTTCGGACCGTTCGACGGCCAACACACCTACCGCAAAATTGGATGTGCTGAACGATGCCGGTCGTCGGCTTCTCGCTCAAGTGACACTCCAACGTGGCTACAAGTGTGTGCAAATCAGCAACGAATGGAACGGTGCCACGTACGATCGATACTTTGTCGATTTATTGGAACACGTGTACAGCGTTGCCACGTTAGTTCAAAAGAATCCTTTTGAAATTCAAACCAATGATTCAAATGAAAATTTATGGCTCGACGTGTTTCTCAAACCGCCACTAGTCGACGAAGCGTATGTTCTCGATCCGGCACCCAAACAAGTGTTGGGTGAACGTTACGGGGATTTCGCTTTCAAAACGGGATGCCAGAAAAAAGGTGGCACCATCAGTATCGGTGATATGCTGCTCAATTGCGAGAAAATCGTCAAATTCGGCTTGCCCGCTTCGCGTCTCGACACGGAAACGCAACCCGCTTTGCCTAGCACTACCGAACTCGATAAATTGCGGTCTTATTTTAGCATCGTCTACGGTAGTCGCGACGTGTGGCTGACCAAAGATTTACCAACTCTTCAAGACTATTGGCAACGCATGGAAATGCGCTACAAACTGAAAATCTTTCCCACCACCGCCTACAAAACGTACAAGTCGTTGAATTTCGGCGTTGCCGCTCCGGGTATGATCGCCTATCAGGAAGACGGTCGTCTTGCCGAAGCCGTTCAATACGTGGAAGTCGTTCGTCAAAACGTCAAAAACAGTTACTACGATTCCAGCACGAATTTCTCCGGTTGTTACTACTATCCGTGTCGAGGTAGTGGACTGTTTATCCCTGTCGGTAAATTGTTCATCGCCAAAACCAAACAAGTTTCGGCCAAGATTTGGGGTCAACCTATCGCTTACTGTTGCAACGCCGAAGATGTCGATATTGCCAAAATGGCCATGTACAAAGGCTATCAAACGTTGATGCTGGTACGCTATTCGGGATTCACTAGCCCCGAAGCCGTAGAATTGGTCGATTTACGCGATCCCATCACCAGTCAAATGAGTTTGATTCGTACTCATCCGTGGGATCCAGCTTTACAAGTTTCCGTTCCCTACAAAGTGGACGACGTCTACGGTTCCAAGCCGCAAATCGATGTCGGCGTTTGCATCACCACCAAACAATACGAACCCGGTAAAGGTTTGAACAAATGCCCTGCTTGGACGGGAGTACGATAGCCTTTGGTCGGCACGCTTGGTCGAGCAGAGACGTTAAAGTTGAATGCTTTTTTCTACTTTCATTCACCCATTATTGAGGTCAAAATGTACCCAGAGTACGCGTGTTTGACTTGTACTACTTTGGCGTACATCGTGTGGTTGCCCGTTATTCCCGTCGTACTGTTGCTTTTACGCGATCACTACCTGTTGTGGTTTTGTTACGTGGTCGGTATTACGGGTGTATTGTCGCGCGCCGGTAAATGTCTCATTATTGACGAGTGGCTCTTTTTCTATTTTAGTTTCAATAGTTTCATTCCGATTCTGTTTTTGCCTTTCGACGTTTTAACGGCGGCCATCACCGCGTGGAATATCGTTTCGTACTTGCTCGTCATCATGAACCACTTTCAATAGGGATGTGGTGGTGTCTGATGTTACACGCGGCGACGTACGCTGTTATTTTTGCGCGATCTCATCGCGTCCAGCACGCCGTCTCGTTTGCCGTTTTCAACATGACCGCTTTTCTACCTATTTACATTATTGAATTTGAATACGAAATCATTATCGTTTTCAATATTTTTGTTTTACTCACGCTACTAATATGGGAGTGTTTCACGATGCTGGCGTCTTTGCTTTAGGTAGTTTTCTGGCGTGTCTCATTCATTCCATGACGACAGTGGCGCTTTTATGCGATCAGGTCAGACTGGTCGGTATGTGTGTAGCATGTTTGTTATTTGCTTGTTATCTACTCTTGATGAACATCATCATCAAAGGATGTTGGCACTTAAAATGCGCCTATTTTGCCGTGTTGTACGTGTTTCTAGAAAGTCTCGTACCTGAAGGCGTAGTCTTGTGTCGACCCTAATAATTTCAATATATATTTTGATATATTGAAAATAAAAATACGCATAGTGTGAGAAAATGGTGGGGTAGAATTAAAGATGTCTCGCGACGATGACGTGCTTCGTTCTTGTATAGAGAAAAGCTTCCCTTTTACTTTAGTATCTATACTGCCCTCTGCTTCTGCATAGAGGATGAATAACGTTATGAGCTAAAAACGCATGATCAAAACAAGAAAGACGACTTAATGTGTTGAAAATGGTGGGGTAGAATTAGTTAGGTCAAAGATGTCTGGCGACGATGACGTGCTTCGTTCTTGTCTAGACAAAAGCTTCACTTTTATCGGCGTCGGTGTTAATCTGGCGTGGCTTTGCGTTTCACTCGCACTGCCCTGTTCCGCCTCGTCTCTTTTAGTCATTTCGTCTTGCTGCGGCGCTGTTATAGGTTGTATCACGCTCGCTTTGCAATTGGCTCTTCCCCTGCGAATTGTTAACCACACGTATTTCCGTATTGTAATGTTTATTATTGCGCTACCGTTTTTGATTTTCGGTTGTTGCATCGCGTTTCCGTTGTACCCAATCATTGACACGATCGACTGTCATCCGGTTATCTTTTATTTTGCCTTCGTCAATTACTGTTCTGTTATTGTTACTTTGGCCTTGAGTTTAGTCATCTATACTCCCATCTACTTTTCGCGACGACGATGAATAACGCGATGAAGAAAGTAGTCTTTTTGGTGGCTATTGTCTCTTTTTGGTCGCCATGGATTTTTGTTTCGTGGTGGTGGGCTGGTGACGTTTGGTTATCGGTTGCTGTCACACTGTCGAGTTTGATAAATATTTTGCTGACTGTCGTCTCCATGACTTTTGCGAAATGGTTTTACAGTATCATTTGCCACATTTTTGCCTGGATCGTGTTCGTGTTGGCATTGAGCGCGTGCGCTTGTTGCGTCTACGCTATCGCGTTTTTCACCTGTCCACCGAATGTTTTCTACGTCCACGTCGTCTACGTTTCTGCTACGTGTGTTCTTTTGTTTGTGGCTGCTATGACGCTTCTGACTATGGGTTGTCTTGTCAACATCGAACGTAAACGCGATCGATTGTCCAACCCTGCTTCGTGGGATTTGATCGCCTTTTGTCTCGGTTTGAGATGGGCTGCGTTTGTTTTTCTGGTAGCTCTCACTTTTACGTGGTTACCCTTCGTTTGGATCTACCCTTGTTCGGAGGCACCTCTATCGGCCATTTGTTCCACCGTCTTGGCTCTCACTTTGTGTCTCATAAGTTTTACCAGAGCCGTCAAAGATCACGACCTTTTTACTGATAAAATTAAACGTATACTGCTTGTTACATACTATATAGTCACGTGGATCGTTTTTGGTACAAGTGTGTATTTCAATCATAACATGTGGTATAGTCAGTCGTGTCATGTAGTTACCGTGTCGTTTTCCTTGGTCAATCACGTGGCTTTGGGTGTGGCGCTATTTCTCACGTCGGTGTGGTACTCGATTTATGCGTGTTGTAATACTCTTTTTAAGTAAAACATTGTGTTTGTAGCCGAAAATAGAATTCCAAAAAAGTAAAAACAATTCATTCTGCTTCGTCAGTGTTGACGTACAAGTAGTCGGGCAAGTGAACGACGGGTAGGTTCATGTAAATTTTTTACATGTGTGGTGACGACATGTAAAAAATACGTTCGTGTCTCGATAAAACTAGAATTTTTATAGGGTTTTCTCTCATTTTGGTCTGGCTTTGCGTCTCGCTAGCACACTTTCGACCTCGCCGCTTTTAGTCATCCTGTTGTCGGTTGCATCTTCCTTCTCGAATTGTTTCCCACAAGTATTATCGTATGGTAATTTTTACCATTGCTCTATCCATATTCATTTTTGGTTGTGTATCCCGTGATCGATACGATCGACTGTCATCCGGCTGTCTTTTATTTCGCGTCATCACCGCTGTATCTTAACAATCTATACTAGCATCGGCATTTGTGTGTGACGATGAATGATATGGTCTGCTTCGCGTTGATATGGGCGTCTGTCACCTGTTTTTGGTCGCCGTGGATTTTCGTTTCGTGGTGGTGGGCTGGTGACGTTTTGTTATCTGTCGCCGCGACGTTGACGAGTTTGCTGAATATCTTGCTGACGTACGTCTTACTGACTGGTGTTGCATGGTTTTACAGCATCATTTGCCATATAGTGGCCTGGATCGTATTCGTGTTGACCCTGAGCGCCTGCGCGTGTTCTCTGTACACCATCGTCTATTTCACTTGTCCGCTGACGGCTTTCTACGTCCACGTCACCTACGTTTCCATGAGCTGTGTTTTACTTTTTGTGGCCGGTATGATTTTATTGACCCTAGTAGCTCTGGTCAATAACGAACGTAAACGCGATCGATGGTCGACACCTTCTTCATGGGATTTGATCGCTTTTTGCCTCGGTTTGAGATGGGCCACGTTTGTTTTTCTTGTCGCTCTCACTGCTACGTGGCTTCCTTTTGCTTGGATCTACCCTTGTTCGGAAACTCCTTTAGCGGCCACGTATTCTACCATGATGGCTCTCACTCTGTGTCTCATAAGTTTGGCCAGAGCCGTCAAAGATCACGACCTTTTTGCTAGCGACAAACGCAAATACGTAGTGATAATTGTGCAATATATAGTCACGTGGATCGTTTTTGGTACAAGTGTGTATTTCAATCATAACATGTGGTATAGTCAGTCGTGTCATGTAGTTACCGTGTCCTTCTCTTTGGTCAATCACGTAGCGCTGGGTGTGGCGTTATTTCTCACTTCTGTGTGGTACTCGATCTATGGGTGTTGTGGTTTGATGAGTTATTTCTTACGTGGCATTGATGCGTGATGAAGTAATTTTCAAACATTTTTTGTGTTCGTAGCCGAAAATAGAATTCCAAAAAAGTAAAAACAATTCAATGTTGGTTTCATCCATAAATTCTCCCTCGTCAATGTTGATATACAGTTTCAAGTAGTCGGGCAAGTGAACGATGGGTAGAGTGTACAACAACTGAAATTCCAACGTGTCGCTGTACGCCGGTGGCTCTTGGGCCAAAGACCCGTCGTCAACAAAGCGACACTGACGCAAATAGTCGAGCGTCATTTTCTTTGGCGGATCGCACGCGGGAATCCATCCGATCCGGTAATTGCGATAATAGTCGATACACCACTTCAAGTGTTGAACGTACGACGTGACATTGATGTCTTCGGTCGCTCCGTAGCCCAGACACAATTTTGTAGCGTCAAAAAAGTCATTGTCGTCGACGTAGTCGTTCAACGGCCACATTTTCGTCGTCAAACGCGGTAGGAAATCGTTGCCCAATAAACAGGCGTTGACGAAAAAATTCAAGGGTCGATGCACACGCGTCAACACTTGGCTAATGTCCACAATGTCGCTATAGTAACGGCAGTGTCGCCAAACATGGACGCCCTCCAAACGGTTGAGCAGCGCCAACATGATGAAATCGGCGTCGATACAAATGACGAGCACGTTCGTCAACCCCAAGTAGCGAATAGCGTGAGCGATCTTGTGCTCTCCCTCTCCAGGCACTAGCGTGTCGCTATAATAGATGGCCTTGAGGCAAGGGCTCAATTGACTGGTCAGCGAGGCTCGCAACACGTCGCTGAACGTGCGCATGTAGTCGGTGCCGACACTGACGCACACGCGTTGCGATTTTTGACGGCGTTCGCGTTGCAGTTTCAGTTTCGGGTACGGACACACACCGTCCATGACGACAATGATTTGACACGCCCCAGACACACGCACATGCCACGTGATCATTTTCAACGCTTCAGCCGCCAGGTGGTGCACATCGTGGTCGAACCTTTGATGGATCCATTGGTTCATATCAAACGCCACTGTTTCGTAGCGCCTCAGTATGGTATAAATAGTCTCTGGATAAGTTTGCTTGAACACGGAGTAGAACTGAGCGATACCCATCGTGCTTCTTGTTACTTGTACTACTGCTGATATTTTAAGCCTAAAACAGTCTTTTGTACACACCATGGATTACCACAACTGTTTGTCATTGGCTGTTTCCCATAATCAGAAACATTTTCGAAATCGAGGCCAAACGTGGGACGAGTGGACGCCTTTTTATGTGGCGCAATTGTGTATGGCGCAATTGTGTATGGCGCAATCTTTTTTGTAGTACTTGTAGTGCATGTCACAATAAATGAATTCCAACACAGTCTTTTGGATCGTTGTCGTTGTGGTTATTTTGGTATTGGCCATAGTTTTGATCATGTCGTCGTCTAGAGCTGACGCTTTTCCCGTCGTCGAAGGGCGATGGGCTCGTTGCACGAACGAGATGCGCGACACGCGTACAGATGTCAAGGGTTTTTGCGGACGTCACGCTTTTCTCTCCAATTTCTACGAGCATCCCATCGTTCGCAACGGCATTCGGTACGGTTCCAGTGAAGCCGCCTATCAAGCGGCTAAATACGACGATCGTCCGGCTATTCAACAACTTTTCATCAACGTCACACCCGATGAATCGAAAAAATTGGTGGCCGCCAATTCGTACGACGCACGCGCTTTCAGTCGTCGGCGCGTCGACGTCATGCGGCAAGTACTCGAAGCTAAATTTGCCGATCCCATGTTGCGTCGTCTCTTGCTCGCTACTGGTAAAAAACAATTGGAAGAATACAATTGGTGGGGTGATACGTATTGGGGAGTGACTCGTAACGGTGGAGCCAACCAATTAGGCATTATGCTGATGGAATTGAGAGAGCGTTTGCGTTAGTTTCGAGTCGATCGTCATGCCGTACGGAATTGCTTACTCGCAAAATGTGGAAAGTTATTGTTGTAGAACTAATTCTACTTGGAAGTGAGGATAATTAGGAGAAAGTGGTTGTACTTTTAATATGGTTACTTTTTTAAAATTTTTAGATGTGCTTATGCTGCAGAAATCGGACATCTCAAATGTCTGATTGAGGCTCGCGCCAAGGGCATTCCGTGGCACGATACAGCCAAAACCGCTGCGCATCACAACAGTGTGGCTTGTTTCATTTACGCTGTCGAAAACGGATGTCCATGGGACAAGGACCAGTGTTTAGCTCTGGCCTATCACTATAATAACCCAGACATTGTTAACTACATTGAAGCAAAGTATTATTTTCCAAAGTGTTTAGGTTATTAGTCCTACATAACTATTTGAAAAAAAAACAGTTGGCCGACGACTATAACCAACAATAGATGTGGACACTGGAATAATCATCGAGACGACTGTATTTACTGTCGAAATTGGGAACTAGATGTAGGGTATAAATTTGGGGTTTTACTTCACAAGAAAGCATGTCAGAATCCTATCCCCAGTGTTGTCCAGCTAACTTGAAAAAACACGATCCTTGTGCCTCTGCCGCTTTCTGGCGAAAATTGTTTGAAATATGCTCGCGATCGCGGTTGCTTATGGACTAATAAAGTTTGCCTGCGAAAACGCCGACTTTTTTATTCTGTAGTACGCTTTGGACAACGCATGTCCCATTGTTGTTGAAACATTTCAGGAAAAGTGCTGCCAAAATCTCAGATTAACAGTTGGCTGCAAGAGTTGGTTAGTCTTTCGTTGCTCTTCGTGCGAACTGGTTGTAAGTGAAAAATGCTGCCGCCGTACGATTGTTGCCTAAAAAATGTGGAGAAAACGGATCCTTGTGACTCGGCCGCTTTCTGGGAAAAATTGTGCTGTTTGAAATACGCTCGCAATCACGGCCACATTTGGAATACTAACGTGTGGACTCGCGCTTGTCAAAATGCCGATTTTGTCATTTTGCAATACGCCTTAGATAACGCATGTCCCATCAATGTCCAAACGTTTGAGTTGGGCTGTTGCAAAAATCTTGAGACATTGCAATTTATGAGATCGACAGTTGGCTGTACGACCTGGAACGAAGAAACATGCGCTTTGTTTTCCCGTCGAGGTAGATTGAACTGTTTGCGCTACGCTCGCGAAAATGGATGTCCGTGGAACGAACGCACCACGTTGGAAGCTGCCATGCATGGCCAATTGCATTGTTTGCAGTACGCTTACGAAGCAGGATGTTCAATTGGTGTATCGTTTTGTCTAGAGGTTGTTCAATCTCGAAACTCGTCCATCGAATGTCTAAAATTTGGTATCGATCACGGAGCTTTGACTGACGATCCGCAACTTATGATGGCCGCTGCTAGACACTACAATTCAGAGTTTTTATCTTATTTGCATCAACGCGGACTACCCTTAACGGAGCATGTGGTTTTAGAGACCGTTAAACAAGGCCATATCGATTCTTTCATTTATTGTATGCAACATAAATGTCCCTTCGACTTGAATCTTTGCCTTCTAGTTGCCCAGGCTAATAAGAATGATTTTTACCCCAAGTACCAGGCAATACACGATTATTGTATACGTTTAGCTAACGGACATTGTAAAAGTGACAATTGCTAAATCCTTGTTGTGTAATACACTCTTACAAATCAAAATCTTGTTAGGTTTATTAGGAATCGCAGAGATATACCCATTAAAACATATAGAGTTGTCAGGTTTAAGAAAAGCCAATTACATCCATTTTCGATAGCATATTTTAAACAATCTACATTTCCAAATTCTGCAGCTGCATTAGTGGTTTCTTCATTCCAAGGGCAATTATTTTCATGAGCATATTTTAAACAATCTATATTTCCACTAATAGCAGCAAATGTGCAAGTTCTGGCATTCCATGGACATCCATTTTCATGAGCGTAGCGCAAACATTCTAAATTTCTATTGTTAGCATTTTTAGCAAATGGACAAGTTGTGGTAAACAATGGACATCCATTTTTATGACTGTATTGCAAACATCCTAAAAACCCACCAAGAGCAGCAAAGGCACAAGTTGCGACATCCCAGTAACCACCATTTTCATGAGCATATTTTAAACATTCTAAATGTCCACCAATAACTGTATATACTGATGTAGATTGGGTAAAAGCCAATCCGCATTCACCATGTACATACTTTAGACATTCTACATGACCATTTATTGCAATGCAATCCATGATGGTTGCTGATAATTCACAACCATTATCATGCAAGTATTTCAAACAATCTAAATGTCCATTTTCTGCTGCGGCATTGATAGTACTAGAACATAATGGTTCATTCATTTTATGAAGATATTTTAAGCATGACAGTTGTCCATGTTGTGCAGCGATAGTTGTAATTTTTCTATCAACAGGACACTTATTTTCATAAAGATATTTTAAACAGTCTAAATTCCCATTTATAATTGCTGTAGAAATACAAGAAGAATTCCAACCATATCCCTCAGTTTCTTTTAGACAATCTAGATGGCCATGTTCTGCTGCGTTTACCGCAGCCGTTTCTCGATTGTTTAAGCATACATCATTAACGTAATTCTGAAGACAATTGGGTAATTCGTTAATATTCAAATCGTATTCTGAAATAACTTTTCTAGATATTTGTTTTAGTGACTTCATTTTTAATCAAAGTCAATTACCTTTACAACAGAATCTTTTTGGGAAAATTTTCCACCATGCTCTGACATCTTGCCCTGTTAGTCGGTGAACAACTGCAGGTCGAAGGTAGTGCGTCGGCTCATTTAATTCTCACATAGTCCCACGCTTCTTTGAAAGATTCTGTTCTCGAAAACGGTTGCCGTTGTTTCCACAATTTGGCTATTTTTTCCCAGTCGACCGTGTGCGTTTCCATTAGCTTGACGTGACGCAATTCATCCTTGTTGATGAAGAGTTCTCCGTCTCTATTTATATTTTCATCGTACATGAAATTGTAACCCCTTAGTGTCTGATCCTCGAAAATGGGATAGAGTTCAGATGCGAAATGATTGACATTTTCGGTGGCCAAATCGGTTTCAACGTTAAAAATTCGATTTCCATCCTTGTCAAAATGCCTTTTGGGATTGATTAAAACGTATTCGTACTTGCCTCTAATGGCTCTAAGATCTTTGGTCAATTTAAAAATCATGTAATACATGTTGGCTTTGTATTCAATAGCCATACCGAGAGCGATACTCGGGACGGTCGCGAAATACAAACCTACTTTACCCGTATCGCGGTCATTGGTTGGCACCAATGGACCTTTGAAAAATGACGTCCGGTAAAGAATGGTACCCTTGGGAATTTTTATATATTGCGGTTTTTCAATCATTTTATTTAACCTAGATAACGACCTATGTGACCATTTATTGGTTACAACAACAATAAATGAATCTAAGTAAAGATGAACTCGTCAAATTGGCTTCCAATAGAAAAATCAGTAAAAAAGTCTTGCAACGTAAAAGCAAAAATGAATTGGTAGAATTTATTACGGGTATCAAGGTGGACAAGTGCAATCCGAAACAAATTAAATCGGCTCTCGATCGAGCCTATCAGTGCGCTGCCGATGGTCGAATCTTCATTGAAGAGGAAGAGTACTACGATGACTCACCGTCGCGACCACCTTTAGCGACGGCACCGATCCCGCCAGTGTCGGGCAACGCGGAGGCGATTGTCGCCACTTTACAAGAAAATCAATTGAAATTGGAAGCCGAACTTATTCGTCACGAAGCCAAAAGTGAAACGGATCACGCCGCCATCGCTCAAACGGTCGATCAGGTGACGCGCCGATTGAACGAGTTACGTGTCGGCGGTGGCGCTGCTGCTCTCGACGAACAACGCGTTCTAGCCATTTTCGAACAGGAACGCGACAATATGCTCATCGCCAATACCGAAAACACTAAATTGTTGGTCGTCGACACGGTGGGTAAATTGGTGGACGATACCGTGACGCGTGTCGCCTCGCAACTCAATCGCGAAACGAATCAAGCTATCGAAAGCGCGTCGCGTCTCGCCGCCCAAAGAGCCGTTGACGACGTTTTACTGGATACGACACAAATCGCTTCCGCCGTTCAAACCGTGATGGACCAGCGCGTAAAGAAGATGATCCAAGAAAATTTAGGAGAAGTGAAACAATCCATTCTGGAGGTGAGGACATCTTTAGGACAATTGGATTCTCTTTCAGTTAATGTTAGCAGTCTTGAATTGGCTACCGATTCTCTGCAAGGTGAATTAAATATTGAAGCAGAAAAAACGAATCGACGGCTCGTCGAAGTGTCCAACACGATTGCCGAAGAAAACGAAAAACTCGTGACTAAAATCGACGAAATCGATACGCGAACGGCCAATTTAAAAGTCGCTTACGAAAACAATGTGGCTTTGGTTCAACGGCAAATCGGCGATGCCGCCGTCGCCGTCGACGCCAAATGGGTAACTTTTCAAAACGGCACTCTGGTCGAAATCGATAGACGTCTCGTACCGGTCACCACCGAATTGACCAAAAGAATGAACGACGCCGACCAACGCCTCGTGGCTCTCGATCAACGTCTTCGCGCCGACGAACCCAACATTGCCGCCTCGTTTAAAGAGGTGCGTTTCGATGAAGAAGCCTTCAGGGCTCAAGCTACGACCGAATTATTGGCACAGATGCGAAAATTTATTCAAGAAAATTTCACAGAAAAACAATTGGAATACCAAAACACTTTGGAGTCGTTGGATCGCCGAATCGCCGTTTTATCGGAACCCACACCTCCTGATGGTGGTCCGGAACCGATAGATTTCGATCGTGAAGCATTTTCTAGCGCGGCCGCTGAAAATTTGTTGGCACGCATGCGCGAATATGTCAAAATCACGTACGGCAATCGTCAACTACAGTACGAAACGAAATTCGATGCCTCTGTCCCTGAATTGCAAAAAGAAAACGAACGTCTAGCACTACTGGTGGGGGAGAATAGAGTTGTGGTCAATAGAAATCTTCAAGAAATCACGAACGTTGTTAACGTGACCACGGGGCAAGTGAATGGAATCAATGAAAATCTCACTCGAGTCTCTCGCGATATTGAGGCTATCAACCAAGACGTGGCCGTAGCCAGAAACGATGCTAAAACGGCCATGTCTATTGTCGGCACGGTCGACAAGTTGGCGCTCGAGTTTCCTGCTTTGAGAGCTGAAATTCGAGAACCTTTGGCTCTCATATCTTCTGCCAATTCCAGATACGATGAATTGGAGGTGGCCACAAAGACGGCGGTGCAAGATATCATCGGTTTGAACGAAGCTGTCCGTCAACAACGCGATGCCGTCGATTTACGTCTACAGACAAACGCTCAAGCCATCAACGAAGTGCGTCAATTGGCTCAACAAACAAATATTAACGCGGCTAATGAAATTCAAAAACTTTTCCTTCAATACCAAGGTTTAAAATCGGACGTTGGCGCTCAATTGGCCATTGAAGCTTCGCCGGCGACGGGTGTCGAAGAGCTGATCGAACAACAACGTCAAACTATCAACGCGCTTCAGGCGAGGCTAAACGAAACCGAAGAACGTCTCGAAGATTTGTATCAAGAAGTCACGGTGGGTGTGGATACTCGCATTAAACGTTTACAAGCTCGCCTTTTTGGCGGCGAGCCTGTTCGTAAGCGACGTCGTCAATCACCGTCACCCGACTCTTTTGCTTTGGTGCCATCATCCGAATCAGGTGCTCTGGTTCCATCGCCGACCATCGTGGAGGAAGATATTGACGTGTAATAATTGACCCAATTTGATTGCTATCGCGTGTCTAATCTAGTGTAGTAGTTAAAAGATGGCAGCAGTAGCAACAGCCTTGAATGAACTTTTGGAATTAGAGTACGTGTCGAAACGCTACGGTGACATGTTGGCCACGTTCAACGTGTTGGCTGCCGAAAAAAAAGTGCTCACCGATCGACAATTGGCTCTCGTCGAGTATGCTTTTTTCACCGTCATCCATTCGACGTTCGAAAGTTGGACCGCGGCTCAGGGTTGTCATTTCGGTTCGTTTCACGTCCGTCAACAGTATCTCACCGTCTTGGAAAAGGATATTTTGCAAACGTGCCAAGATATGCTCAACAATTTATACGTTCATCTTTTTCCCAATAGTAGACACTTGACAGAAGTGAAACGCTATCATTATATAGCCAGCTATTGCTATCGTTTCATGTCCGACGTGAGTCGTCTCGAACGCAAAAAAACATACGTCAAACAATCGGTTGTCGCTCTATCGTTTTACCATTCCATCGATGTCTATGAAAACAATCACAGGCTTTAAGAGAATTGACTTTTTAAACTTCTAGTTTCTTTAAACTAATAACTGTGTCTGTTCTCTCTCTAGTAGCAACAACCATGCATCTCGTTTACGTCACTCGCCCTCGTCACGTCAAAGTCATTGAAGAACACGGTTTGGTCCGCGACAAGAATCCCGGCATGTGGCTCAAAACCACGGATCCTGCCCACTATCGCGGATGGCAAAAAGGTGACTGCACCAAAGTCGGTTCCGTCGACGCCACTTATTTGAAGATTTGGGACACGCTCGACGACATTGGCAAAGACGCGGTGATTGAATTTGATTGGAGTCTTTTGGACGACGTGCCCTCGTGGCATTTCAACACGGTGGAGAATAGCGGGTTTTTTATCGACGACGTCAGTCCTTTGAGTGACGAACGCGGAAAAACGATGAATAGTTTGGAAACCATTCGTCGCTACTACGAACCCAAGAAGATTGCTACTCGATTTCAAACGGCAAAACGTCTCATTAGCGAAGGAGAATTGGTCATTCCAGGTTACGATATTCCGAAAGACTACATTAAACAAATCATTCAACCTGGGTACGCTAACCACTACTAACAGCACACAGCAGCAGGTGAAAGTCTTCTACTAACCCTCATATCGGTACGTTAAGTAGCCAAGGTTTAGATACATATCACAAAAAACGTACTGATATGTATCTTTTTTACATCAGCGATTTCAGATAGATGGATTCGGCTGTTTCTTGTCTCATACTCGGTCCCATAGTGTCGGCTTTGAGAGCCGAACTGACATTGTCCCAACCGTAGTAGCGTCGTTGATCCGGTTGCGGATCGCCTTGCAATCCCTCGGTGTTGTACTGTATGTATTCGTAGTAGCGTGGACGTTCGATTTGGTTTTCTACCAGGATACGATCGTCGGCGCCGTTACATCCTCCCGTTTTGGTGTAGAACGTATCGGGAGAAACTTCTCTGCCGACCATATCGCGACCGTCCCAGACGGGACACAGTTTATTTTCACCGCTGCCGATGTAGCGATCGCTGTACGCCACGTCCGCCAGACCGGGATCGACTCTCCACGTTTTTAATGCTGCCTCCAATGAAATAGTCATGATGGTGGTGTTGTATTTATTTTATATTTTAATATTTCCAATAAAATGTTGTTTTCGGTCGCCGACGGTTGAGTTTGATTTTACCCAACGTATTCTTTTCGTTTTGCGCTTTGAAGGCGTCGAATTCGGATCGCGTCACGTCTTCGCTTTCGATTTGCGTGATGATGGTGTTGACGGCTTCACCGACGAGATTGTATCGGAAATCGCCACCTGGCGGTACATCTTGTAAAGTATAACGAGTATAAATATCGCCGACAGGTGGCCGGCACATTTTCAACAATTGATCGAGTAAATCTTGGACGACATTGTCCGTCACGCGAATATCGCGTTGAGGCAAGAAATAATTGCGCACCAACATTTGCACGTGTCGCACATCGTCTTCGGTGAACACGACCACGTCGGGATCTCGCAAAACGCTATTGACATTCATATCTTTTATTTGTTACCCGAGATCTCTTATATACCAAGAATAAATGATTTATTTGTATAGTAAATTTTCCAAAGCGAGTCTCGACGTCTTGGCCATGACCGACGGTTTGGAAATTCTGTGTTTGTGCATCGACAACGTGCCTCGCTACGCCGACATCCTCACTCCGGCAATGTTGCTAGCGCGCGGCGAATTTCTCGACACGGCTCAGTGCCTCGAACGTTTGCGGCATCCCATCGTCACGTACTGCACGCGACCACCTTCCGTCTCCGTCATGTCGCCACCGGATATGTTGCCTATGTCGACTATGTCGCCACCGGATATGTTGCCTATGTCGACTATGTCGCCACCACTAGTAGCGGAAATGGCACCACTATCGGTTCCCGTGACGCTGTTGACGTTTGACGATACGCCCGTTGAATCCGTCATGGACGCCGCCAAGCGCATGGCGGAGCAACGAGAACAAGAACAATAAACTATGAAACCCAATTTGTTGCTCGATCTAGACAACACGTTAGTCTACTCTGATTCGTTGAAAAAGTGGCAAAAATATGCCGGCTTCAAACGTCACGTGTTCAAAGATCTCGTCATTGTTGAACGGCCCTATTTGCAAGAATTTCTCACGCAAATCATGCGCTACTACAATGTGAGCGTGTGGACGGCGGCCACGCAAGACTATGCGCTCTTTATTGTCGACAACATCTTGTTGGGTGCCCCCAATCGAACCATTTACAACGTGTTTCATCGACAACACGTTCAAGATTCTGTCGACTACTTTGACAGCATGAAAAATCTAGATCTTTTAACAAAAGTCTATAAAATACCCATGTTTATTAACCAGAAAAACATTATTATGGACGATTTGTCAGAGGTATGTCGGCGCCAAAAAAACGCCTGTCTCAACGTTGTTCCCTTTTACGGTAAAGACGTCTGGGACGACGAACTCGTTGGCAAACTTCAAATACTCGTCGATCTCGTCAAGTAGAAAAAAATTTCCAAAATACGCTGAATGTTTTGGAAATTATGTGCGGTTAGGGGACACTTTTGACCAGACGATAAGTCACCATATTGTTAGAATTGGTGATTTCGATGAAATCGCCGCTGGTCCACTTCATGAATTTAGCCACGGCGTCCGTTTCCAACATGACGGGGTAGCAATCTTTTTTCACCAACGGAATTTTACGCATGCGCGGCTGCAAGTAGTGACGCATAATGTTGAAACTCAGTTCGGCTTCGACAAAGATTTCAATCTTGCTGTTCATCTTCATGATTTTCTTGGCGTTACTAGCCATAATCGATTTAGCTACGATGATAAATTCACTATATAAATTGATATCGTATTTACTCAAAATCTCTTTCAGTAAATTGATGCTCAGTTTCTGAGGAATAAATTTGACAAAAACGATGCCACCGTCCCCACTGGTGGCTAGTATTTTGTCGTCGTCGTCGGCCACCGTCACCGCGTGACCTCGTTCCTCCAGCATTTCGCGAGCCACTTGAAAATGAGACATCACATCAGTCGAATCGACACTCATCTGCGTTGGGCTAGCGACGAGCTTCAACTGCCCGTCGTGCATTTCCAGCCGACACAAATCAAATTAAAATCTATCCTACCATTGTACCCGTTTCATCTGGAATGGAAATGGGAAAACATTAACGACGCCATCATTCCCTTTGGCATTGTCACCATCGGTCGTAAATTGCATTTCAATCTGATTGTCGTCCGCGGCGGTCAGTGTACCCGTTACGAACCACACCAGCACGCCACCTTGTGCTACAAAGAGGAACGCGTCGATGCTTTTTTGCGGTCGTGTTTCTCCGCCTACACGACGCGCTACGACACGAAATGCGGAACCATGTGCATCGAAGACTCGTTCGCCATGCTGCGAGTTACTTGACGTTTTTGAAAACGACCAGGACGTCCGTTTCGTCGCGACGACGCAGCACATCGAACGCCGTTTCCACATCGACTTTGGTCGTCACGTCAAAGACGAATCGATCCGTCTTGAAGTAATTACACAATTCTTTGAACGTCAAAGTCATCTTGCGTCTTTTAATTTTCAAAAGTTATTCTTTTTGTTTTGAAAATTTTTCTACAAATTAATTCCCGCGAAAAAATTTATTCGACTTCTATTGCGACCGATATCGATCGTCTTCAAGCACTGGTACAGGCTCGTCTCGATATAGTCGGACAAATCGTTGAAGGCGTACTTTTTCAAGTACCTAAACAGCACGTCGTTGCCTTCAAATTCCAATTGATCGTACTCGTCGTTGTACTCTTCGACGTCGTCGTCGTCGTACTCGTCATTTTCCTCCTCTGCTTCTGGCTGCCGATCGTCATCGTCGACGTACTCTTGTTCTTCGCGAACGTAGTGCGTCAAAATGGCTTTGGCGTGATTGACATCGATATCGTTGAGCGTGATTTTCACGTCGCATAAACGATCGAAAACCAACATCAAGCGACAGAGAGCCAGTAGGGTCATGCTGTCGCGCAGCGTGGCCGTAAAGGCCGTGAATCCAGGTGGACGAACCCACGTGTTGGACATGATGTACTGTCTCTTCAAAATGAAATCGACGATTCTCAAATCGTTGTCGTAGCGTCGGAACGTCGACAAAATACTCGTCTGCATGTCTTCGTTGGAAGCGTGATGACCGTGGAAGAAGTAGCGAATCATTTCAGTTTGACTCACAGATTTTTCGCTTCCCTTGTCTTTGAGCCACGACGTCAACAATTTGTGGAGCGTCGTCGAGAATTCGTTCACGTGCTGACACCACTCTTTGACCAAGTAAATATCGCGCACGTGATCCAAACTGGTGACGCTGTACACGGTCGGTGTCAGCGAGGCTCGAATTTTCATCATTTTAGTGCTCAAATTTTTGATGAGCGGACAATTCATGTTGAGCGGTTCCTTGCCGGTGCACAGCAGCAAGTGCTGGCGTCGCGCATCCTTGAAGTAAATGTACAACGTTTGGTTGACGATGTTCTCGAAAAGCGTCGATCTATATTTTTGGCGCCACTGGGCCAGCACGTCGAGCAATTGTCGCGTTTCGAACGGACGCAATTTACGCAACACGTCGCGCGCCTCTTTGTTGGAATTCTCGTGCACGATCGCCTTGACGACGTAGTAATGAACGCACGTGGGATACGTCAATCCATCGTCCATTTTCAATTGATCGACGCTGTAGGGGTGCAAGCGAGACTTTGGTTCGATCGTCAACGCTGTGGGTGCGGCCGGCGTCGTCGAGCGATTCACCTCCGAGCCGGGGTACAGCAAAAACACGTCCGTTTCGTAGCGTTCAATTTCCTCTTCGCTGGGCACGTAGATGCGTTTGACTCGATCGTCGATGCGTCGCATCACGTCTTCGGGTAATTTGCGTTCGTTCCACAAATTGTTGGCTCGCGTCAGGAGCTGAATATTTTTCTTGACATCGATGGATTGACGTTCTCGTTCAATGACGGCATCCCTGACTTGCGGCAAGGCCGGATGCAAATGACGAATGCTGTTGATGAATTCATCCAAGACGATCGTTTTGATTTTAGCCAGAGCCAATTCGCGCACGCGACGAATGTGTTTTCGTCGCACCAGTCGGATGAGTGCCGACGGACTGGTCGTGTAGTCGACTTCCAATTGTTTGTGTATTTTCATGATGGTCTCTCGATCGGGAGCTTTGCGGAAAATACGTTCGCGACCGTAGCGTTCTTGAAGGGCGCGCAATAGATCAGACATTCTCTTAAATTTCTGATCTAAAAATTCTTCCAAATTATTTTCGCACAAAATCTCTTTGAGAGCTTTGCTAGCCAAGTACATGTAGTAGACGGGATCTTGACTGCGATCCACCGTATCGTCATCGTCATCGCGTTTACCTGTATGATTGCGCAACTGTTCCAAAAGTTTTCCGTAAATATTTTGTGGAAAAATGTCTTTCTTGCAAACGAGCGTGGTCGTCGGCCCGGTGCGAACCAATTCGCTGACAAAGGCTGCGTCGACTTTCATTTTCGTTTCCAAATACTGGGTGAGACACTTGCTCAACATTTGCGTGTGCATCGTCTCGCGAGATTTCGTCAGGATGGTCGACAAATCGTCGACCGAAGCATTACGCAATTCTTCGTGCAACATTCCCTTGGAAAATAGTTTGGAGAAAATGTAATTCAATGGAGTTTTCCATTTTTTCGATTCGATATGGATCTCGGATTTGCTGAGTAACAATTCTCCAAACGGAACGTCGTCTCGATGTTTGATTTCCAAAACCATTTTTATTTTAGTGTGTATCTATGTAAATTCTAAAAGCCGAACGATGATTCGTCGTTGCTGGTCGGATCGATTGACAACGAACTGGTCTTTAGTTTCTTGCCAGCGGGGGCGGCGGCACCGTTGATGGGACCAGCGACAGTGCCCGCGGGGGGCGCTTTCATGCGTTTATACAGGTAGTACAGAGCCAAAACGACGACGATGGCCAGTAGAGCTTTGAACCAGGTTTGTTGATAGAATTTCTTGGGATTGGCTGCTGCTGCTGCTGCTGCCGATCCGATTTGAGGTTCGAGACGAAAGGCGGCGGCGGCAGGTGTTCGACGAGTGGTGGTGGCGGTGGTGGGAGCCGAAGCGCCGGCAGGGTTTTTGATGTGTTGCAACGTGACGGTGGCCGTGCACGATCGAGGACTTGTGATGACTAAAAATGTTGGCTGTTGAATATTTCTCGCCGTGCCCGTCGCGTATCCATTTTCAACTCTGTTTAAAGAAAACTCGTTTTTCTTCAGGGTTTCTTCGTCGACAACATTGAATTCAAAAGGCGTTTCATTTTCAGTTTCGATAACAAACAAAATTTTGCAATCGAAAATATTATTGCTAATGTCTAAAACTTGTCTATTGGTATCCAATCTAAGTGTTGTTGTAGAATTGCTAGACATGGATGATGTTTATTTTATAGATTTTATATATTTTAACGATACTACAGTAATTATATAAAAACCACCATGAAACGTTACGTATGGCCTAAATTTCCCAGCAATGACGACTATGATGAAGAGCTCATTTTTCTCGTGCCCAAAAACAGTGTGCGCTACACGTTTCGTCCTCGCAGCTACGACGCCGAAACGTACGATGATGCTTTACTACCGTCTCGCATGCTGCGCATCAACAGCAGCCACGACATGGTGGCCTTTATCGAAAAATATGCCCGTACTCGCATTTTGCCTCACGGCGTCGAAGGTGTCATCGATTGGGTCGCCGTGAAAAACGACGCTGACGGCTTGGAATTCAAGTGGTATCGACCCTACTGGAAATGTCACAAAGTCGTCCGCCGACTCGTCGCCGATCGTCATCTCTGGGAATGGTACAGTAACATTGTCGAACCGAGCGGCTTTGTTTGGTCTCGCGAAACTACTCTTTAGTCGAGCCAGACGTCGTCGTTGTACACGTTCAATCGTCCCAATGTTTCCCATCGTCGGCTCTGGCGGCGGCGGCGGTACACTCGCCTCGAGCTTAAATCTATAAACGTATCATCACCATTGGACCACGCCCATGAAACGGGTTCCGTCTCGTTGAATTCGTCGTCATTGTCATCGCTATGGCCAATCACATGGTGATGGGCGGAGCAACGCCATCCATCGGAGGGGAGACGATGACAGAATCCCTTTCCCACGGGAAACGTGCAAAACGTGGCGTTCGACACAGTTTCAGGCGACAGCGACGGTAGTAGTCGTCGTTGCTGTTCCTCGTCCTTCAGCGGCCACGACTCTATAATTGAATTTGTTTTCAAATACTCTCTTGAATAATTCATTAACGCTTGGCCAAAATGGAGTGTTTTATTTACGATTGGAATGTTTTTACCACGTATTCGAATGAATTCGTTACCGACAAGTACACACGCCAGACGACCAGAAAACGTTCCAGTGTCGATACCATTTACGCTTTCGGTGTCGACAAGGCCAATAAATCGGTTCTTCTCAAAATTCCTTTTCTACCGTACTGTCACGTCATGTTACCCGACGGCATTAGCGAAGACCAAATTCGATTGGTTCAATCGGCTTTGCGTAAATACGACGTGGTGCAAATGACGGTCGTTGAACGTCATCGACTCTACGGTGCTCATTTGACGCCGGACGGCAGTCAACGACGACTGTTCACTTTTTTGAAATGCTACTTTAAATGCAAATGGGACATTCGAACATTGGCTAGTAAAATTGACGATGTCTCGGCTACGGTCGAAATGAAACTGGCCGTGCACGACGTTCAAGCCGATCCCGTCCTGCAACTCATCACCACTCGCCACTTGAACACGTGCGGCTGGCTGTATACGGGTAAGAACGTTCAACCGTTGACGCGCCCCGAAAGTCTTTGCGATCGCGAGTATCAAGTCACTTGGCAGCAATTGGAAAAAGTCGCTACCATCAGCGTTCCCAAATTGGTCATTGCGGCTTTCGATATAGAATGCGTCAGCGAGGATCGCGTCAAGTTTCCCGACGCTAAAATGCCCAACGACGTTTGCTTTCAGATTTCAATCGTTTTCAGCGACGGAGTGCAATGTTTGGACCGACATTTGTTGACGCTCGGCGAAGACGTTCACGTGGACGGATGCAGCGTGACGTGCTACGAATCGGAAGCCAAATTGCTCATCGGTTTCGCTCAATTCATTCGTCAGCACAACATTCAGATCATGATGGGCTACAATATCTTCATGTTTGACATACCCTACTTGATTGAACGCAGTAAACAGAACCAATGTTTTGACGAATTTTGTCGACAATCCATTTTTTGCGACCGCGTGTGCAAAGTCGAACACATTAAATGGTACTCGTCGGCCTACGCCACGCAAGAGTACATGTTTCTCAATGCCGAGGGACGCGTTTTTGTCGATCTTCAACCCGTCATTCAGAAAGAATACAAATTGGAAAACTATAAATTGGACACGGTCGCCAAAAAGTTTCTCGACGAATGCAAAAATGACTTGCCCGTTTCGGAGATTTTCGCCTGCTACGATCGATTCACTAGCGAATCGCTCGGCTTGTGCGGTTCCTACTGCGTCCAGGATAGCGCTCTTGTCGTGAAATTATTTTTAAAACTCAAGATTTTCTACAGCCTACAGGGCATGGCCAATGTGTGCTGCGTGCCGACGCGGACGCTACTGCTTCGCGGCCAACAAATCAAAGTCTTTAGTCAAATCTACCAGTACTGCGTCGATCATCGGTTCACCGTCGAAAAACCCGACTATCCTCGCAAAGCCAACGAACGTTACGCCGGCGCCTACGTTTTCGATCCAGTGCCAGGTCTCTACGAAAATGTGGTTCCTTTCGATTTCGCCAGTCTCTACCCGACGACCATCATCGCTTACAATATCGACTATTCCACTATCGTTTTCGATGATTCCATTCCCGATAGCCAGTGTCACGTCATGCAGTGGAAAGATCATTTCGATTGTCCGAAAGAGTGCGACGGTCACGGCTCGACTTGCATTCCGCGTCGCTATCGTTTTCTAAAATCCGTCAAGGGCGTCTTGCCTTGCATCATTGACAATTTACTGACGGCTCGTAAAAACACGAGGGCTTTGATGAAGGATCAATCGGATCCCTTTTCACTCATGATTCTCAATCAGCAACAATTGGCTTTGAAAGTCAGCGCCAACAGCATGTACGGCATCACGGGGACGCGAGAAGGTATGTTACCGTTGGTACCGCTAGCCATGTGCGTCACGTTCATGGGTCGAGTCAACGTCAAAAAAGCGGCTCGCATCATCACCAACGACTACGGTGGACGCATCGTCTACGGCGACACGGATTCGAATTACATCATTTTTCCGCACATATCTTTGGATCAGCTCTACGACTACAGCAACAATGTCAGCGCCAATGTTAGCGCCCAATTCGAAAATCCCATCTATCTAGAATTCGAAAATACGGTCTACGCTAAATTTTTGATTTTCACCAAGAAACGCTACGTCTACCAATCGATGCGCGCCGATTTGACGATCGACCCGAAATTGGGTCAAACGGGCGTCTTGTTGGCTCGTCGCGACACGTTTCGCTACCTAAAGGAAACGTACAAGACGGTGGTGGACAAGAGTTTCGCCAATTGCGATCAACGCGACATTCTCGACTACGTGACGGATCGTCTGGCGGCGTTGCTGTGCCGACGCGTCATTGACTCGGATTTTTTCATGACGAAATCGTTCAATCACTTTGACGAATTGTCCAAGGACGAAGACGGATCTCTTCATCTGGGACACTACAAGGTGAAACAAAAGGGCGACGACGAACAAGACTATGTCAGTCAATTGCCGGCCGTGTGTCAATTGGTGGATCGCATGCGTCAACGAGGCGATTTCAACGTGCAAGGCAACCGCATCGACTACGTTATTTTGGCGCATCCCGATAAGCACGCCAAGCAGGCCGTCAAAATCGAGCACGTCGACTACTTTTTGTCGAATCGTCACACTTGTCGATTGGACTATTTTTTCTATTTCGAAAGGATGGTCGAACCGATGGACCAACTCATTTTCACTTTATTTAAATTACCCGATTGGACGAAATCGTTTTTCATTTTACATCATCGTAAAAAATTAAACATGTTACTTCAAATAAAAAAACTGGGTGCTCCAGTCTTCAAGTTTAAATGAAGACGTACGCCAGTTTCGATGTCGGTCGCAAACACATGGCGTTTGTAGCCATGCGAGAGGACGGGACGGTGTTGACGACGCGCGTCGACCAGCTGAGCGGCAAACCCGAAGACACGGTGACCTATTTGGATTCGTTGACGTTGAGTGACTATGATTTAGTTTTGATTGAACGTCAAATGTCCATCAACACGCGAGCCATGTGTCTCCAGCATCAGATGCACACTTACTGCGTGTGTCACGCCTTGGCCGTCATCATTGTGTCGAGTAAACTCAAGACGCCCGCCGATTTGAAGACGTACGCTCAACGTAAAAAGTACACGGTGGCTCGAGCCGTTCGCGACGGCGTCCCTTTCCCCGTTGGCTACAAACGCGATGACGTTGCCGATGCCTATTGCCAACTTGTAGCTTATTTAAAATTTCAATAAAAATATATATATCATTGAAATTTTCTGTGTGTGTGTCAATAAAATGTCTGTGACCAATAGTCGAGAAATTTCTTGTCGGTATAGACGACGTGAATGTTTAACGTTTTCTGGAGACAGGCGCGATGAAGACTCTTGGCGAAGGTGCTCGGAATATGCGAAATGCTATTGATGATGACGATGTGGTCGAGAGCTTTGACGTCTAAAAATAGGGGTAATTCTTTTTGAGAAACGTGAATTGGCATATCGTTGCATCTTTGGCGTTGGACGTATTCTTTCCGAAAATCGTTACACGAGCGATCGTCAAAGGCCACGTACGAGGCTGTGACGTTTTCTTTGTACTCGATCAGATGCTCGTCGACGGTCGTTTGACGAACGAGCGAACAACTTTCTACAAACAATTTCAAAATGACGTGCAAACACACGGAGCATCGTTTGGCTTGCTTGACGCATTTCTTGCACACGTTGTGACCGCACTCGAGACGCAACACGGTGTCGTGATGAACGAAACACTGAGGGCACGTGAACGTGTCCGTCTCGCGCACGGCCGACGCTGGAAAACGGTGATAGTTTTTACAACACTTGCGATACGTGATGCGCGGTCGATGAAACTCGCGCAGTAAAATGAAAGTCTGGTAAGTTTGCCAGTCGCGCATGACGTAAAAAGCGGTAACACTATAGGAAAATTTACATTTATCAAACACTTCACCGCGCCACTGATACTCGAAGGGGAAAACGATGCGATGAAACGAATACCATTTCATGATGGACGGTGCCAATTGTTTGGGAACGATGATGATGGCGTGCTTGGGTGCCTGTGTACGTTTGGCTTTGATGAGATCGTGCTTGACTCCTTTCGGCATGGCTGTACTGTACTGATTGGCTTCGAAGAGATCGCTAGTGATGATGAGCGATCGATAGCCATAATCGATATCGTTTTTAGCATTTTTAAAATGAACACCATCTCTGATGTAGTGTCGAACGGATGAGTCTATCGTCGCCAACGGTTGCGTCACCAAATCGACAATCACTTCGATATCGGCTTTGATGTGCATCCAATGACTCGTCACTCGATTGGAAAAAAGATTGAATGTGCCATTGTTTTTCTCGTATTCTATAATGGAAGAAACGAGAGAATGACGATCGTGATGTGTCAACGTGACCACCATGACTTATGTACTTGACCTACTTATGCATGAATAAACAAATCAAATGTTTTCCATAGAGTCGATGGTCTCTCTATGGAAAACTATGCCTATGGAAACTAGGTCAATTTGGAAAAGACTGTTTTCACGTAGACTTGCTTGACGTCATCGTTGATGTACAGCACGTGGATAGTGACTGGATTTTTGTTCATCATCAGAGAGTGCACGATGTAGGCCGTATTATCTGGGTGTGGAGGTCCCAACAAGATGACTTCGTTCACAAAGTCGGTGGTGGCGATGGCAAAATCGGGCCAATCGACATGCATGATACCGGCATATTTGCCTCTAACTACTCCTTGAACGCGTCGTAACGATTTAGCGAAAAGTTTTTCTTTAATAGTCGAATCGAAACACAAGGTGATTTTATCGGTGGAAGCCAACCTGTCGAGTAATTCTTTTTTCATGTCGTCATCTTGGTACTGATGGTAAATGACTTGCACATCACGCTGGTGATCGTGTTTCAGATATAGAAATTTCGCATCTTTTGCCATGCCGTGATCGAGCACGTAGACAAAGACGGCTTTAAATTTCTTTAGAGCTATGTCTACATCCGATTTACTGCTGCAAAAAATGCGATACACTGGATTCTTTTGGTTGTAACTATTTTTGAATTCAGTTTTCGACATGAGATTGATGACTTTTTTGCCCTTGTCCAAGTAAGACATACCATGAGAGTTTTCTAATTTCGCGTCGTTCAAAACGTTACGCCATTGAACGTATTCAGTGGCATTGCCGTAGACGATGAGCGTTTGAAAGTCGTACTTTTCTTCTTTGTGCAATTCAACGGCTAGTCCTTCTTTGGTGACGGCGCGACGTCGTTTAAACGTCGATTCGACCACCATCAAAAACTCGGCCACGCTTTCGTACGGCGCTTGAAGATCGACGACGTTATTGGTCACGTACGTCCTCTCGTCACTCGTCACGCGACCACCCGACGCTTCGTAGGCTAAAAGATCTGCGACATTGATTTCAACATACATCGTATACAATTACTTTACTCTTTTTAGCCGTCGTTTCAAATTTCAAATTTACAACATTTCCCAAATTTTCCATAGAGAGAAAGTTCTCTATGGAAAAATAAAATATACAAAAACGCGGGTAGGGTGGCTATAAATTTATTGAAATAATTTTTCATACATGGATTTTTCATCGTCGTTGCGGTGCAAAACGTAAACGTTGACGTGATGACTGCACGTCATGTACTTTAAAGCCAATTGCGCTTCTTTCGGGTCAAATTCGCCCAAAAAGACAACATGTTGAATAAATTTTTTAGTAATCATCATCCGCAGTGGCCATTCCACGTAAATATATCTACCCAAATTCTTACCCTTTTGAATATCTAAATAGTATTTATTGAATAATTTTCTAGGATTCATTAAATAATTGAAAACGAGCGTCGTTTTATGTTGCGGCACCGGTAAGCTGTCGAGCACGTCGTTCAAATGGAGGGCATCGTACCGATAGTACTCGACCACTGGTGCGTAATAAGGGTGTTTGAAGTGAAACGTGTGGCACGCTTCGGGCACGCCGTCGTGATCAATGTCGTCGACGATATAAGTGAAAACCGACTTGTAGCTGTTGATGGCCGTTTCGACGAACGGGTGCGGGCACAGGATGCGATAGCAGAGAATTCCCAATTGCATTAAATGTTCCATTTTCATCGTGACGATGACGACAGATACATCCTTTTGTAGTTGGTCTGTCGTGCGTTCGAGACACTGATGTTTCACTTGGCGCCACTCGAGAGCTTTACTCCATTGGTACATGTCGAATTTACGACGGACCACGATGAGCGTGTCGTGATCGTACTTTTCGTCGCGATGCATTTCCAACATGGCGCCACCCCTGTTGGCGACGACTCGACGATGACGATACGTTTGTTTGGCCACGCTCAAGAAATCGGATACAAATTCAAACGTCGACAACGATCGTATACGCATGCGGTTGGTGATGCACGTGTAATCTTTTGTGGTGATGATGCCTCCATTCGTTTCGTATTCTTGCAACACGCTACACACTTCGTGGACGGGTATGAGAGATTCCATGATGTTTAGTCGAGACTCGACTTTTCGTCTTGGTAATCAATTTGCTCGAAGAAATCTTGGTATTGTTTCTGGACGGAATCGTCGCTGTAGAAAACGTGAATATCTATCCCGGCCGACGACAATAAACAGTATGGAAAAGTTTCGGGTAGAGCGTCGATAAAAATCACCGCATCACATGGCATGTAAAACATGGCGGTAGGCCAACGCGTGTCGATAAAAGCGTTCACGTACGGAACGGAGCGATTTCCGTTTTGAAATTTTTGATTCTGTTTTTCAAACGATGGACTATCGTCCTGACCGAAAATAAAAACCGGACATCCTCTAGCCAGTGGAGCCAAAGCCAGTTTGACTGTTTCTCGGACACGAGTCATGGTGGAACGCGTTTCGGTCGCAACGAGTGGCGCTCGGCACATGTGACACGTGTCGGCGTCGGCGATCAATCTAGCGTAGCACAACGTGCACGCCACGTGACTGCACGCAAAGACTTGGATAGTCGTCACGTCGCTCAAACAAATGGAACAATAGTACATGTCTTTGTCGGCGACATTGTCTTTAACGTACTTGTGGTACGTCACATCGGGTTTTTGGCATTTCGAAATGGTCAGCGACAAAAGTGGTCGGCGCACGTACTTGTAGCGATCGTACATGGTGTACGTAAAAACGGCTTTGCACGTCTCGGTAGCGTGGACCAGAAAAGATTCCGGACAAATGACGCGATAGTAGAGCACATCCTCGTCGGCTCTTTCTTCCGTCAACAAATGCGTCAGCTTTTTGGTCATGAGAACGATTTCGCTATCGTCTTTGATGTCGTCGCGTGCCGTGTTGATGCACTGAACGTTATACAAGGCTCGTTTCCACTGGTAGAATTCGTACTTGGTAGACGCGACGATGAGCGTCTGATGACGATAGCGCTCCTCTTTTTTCATTTCCAAGAGCACGCCGTTACACGACTCGCTGCGTCGAGTGTACGTCTGGCGAGATAGTTGTAAAAACTTGGACACTGCCTCGTAATTGCCATCGAGATAAATGTGATTGGTACGGCACTCAAAGTCGTCCGTTTCCACGAGACCACCTTGTTTTTCGAATTCTTCCATTTTGAGGGTTCTGTTCTATATCTCTTTTAACCCAAAATATTGTTTTACACAATCAATTGCGGGCGCTCGTAGCCCATCATTTCCACATTTGTAATGCTCAGAAGAAAAAAGTGTGGAAATGTTTCTCACGACGCAAACAACGTTTTCCATTCGTGGAGATCGCTTTTGCGACTGTGCAGCACGTGAAAAATCATGGCCCGAGAGTGACACAAGTATTGTACGAGTGATTTGACAACGTCGAGACTATCGTCTGGATGATGAACGAAAAAGACTTGATCGACACGATCGGCGACGAAACGCGGCATCTGTTGCTGAGGCCATTCGACACTCTGAAGCATGAGCAGTTTGACTTTACCCTTTTGAAGTTTCAGTAATGTTTGCGTAAACGAATTTTTACCGCCACGTTGAAAGAGGAGAGCCGGAGTGGCCGGGTAGTGTTGCAACAAGAGACTGGAAACGGTGGGTCGGTTTTTGACGAGACGACCGACGCGTTCCAATTTCGCGTGATCCCACTCGCCGCGACACAAATGGCAATTGGTGGCCAAGCCCATGAAACGATAACATTTTGTGCACAACACGTGCCTGCACGTGTCCAAACGGTACATGTGTCGTCGCGTCGTCAGACAAATGGGACAATAGAAATCGTCGTCGTCCGAGCTTCGCGTTTCGATTCTGGCTTTCAAATATTTGTGATAGTAAACTGTGGGTTTGATGTACTTTTCGACGATGACAAACGATTGACGTAATTTATAGAAATCTTCAGCCGCCCAGATGAGCGAACCCGGGAAATCCGTCAACGTGTACACGTACATGGGTTTGAAACAGTCGACGTAGTAGCGCAAGGGACTGATGACGCGATAGTAAAGCGTGTCACGCATGCCGACATCGATGAGATTTCTGTTGACGATGGCTATGCGACCGTCGAGTCGATCTTTTTTGTTTTTGATCAATTGATGTTCGACGCCGTGCAGGGCGTGACTCCATTGCACGGCTTCGAATTGGGTGTCGCAAATGATGAGCGTGTCGCGGTCGTACGTTTCGGGTTTGGTGAATTCGATTTTGATTCCGTCTTTGAGAACGGTGCGAACCATGTGCGTTTGTCGAGCCTGGCTCAAAAAAGATCGCATCATACCGTATCCGTTGCGACACGACACGTACAGTCGATTACTCGTGCACGTGTAGCCACATCGTTGATATTGACCTCCAGACGCTTCGAATTGGTGCAAAAACGCGACGAAATCGTCCACTTTGTGAATCATCCGGTCATCCATAACTCATTTCTAAAGCTAGAACTTTGGTCTACGTATTCAATTATAAAATAGGTGTTACTCCGTAAGCTCTTTCGAGACTTTCGTATTCCGATCTTTTGGGAGCTATTGTCGGTTGAATGTAGGTATCGTTGTAGACAGCGTCGCGAATTTTGTACAAGCAGTGTTCGCTTGCTTTATAGACGTACGGTGGTTCGCAATAAGGCTCTTTGTTTTCCATGTGAATAACGTGAATGAGCATATTGTAATCCGTCACGGGAAATGACAGATGCGAGTGTCGTCCTTTTTCGACGACGACGACGCATTCTCTAATATCGTTGATTTCTACGGGCGGAAAATTGCGGTATTCTCGACGATGAGAATACTTTTCTTTGATGAAATCGTACTCGTATCCGTATGATCGAATGCCGTCAAAGAAAAGAGGTAAATGGGCAAATTGTTTCAGTTTTTCTTCGACATCTTTCAGTGTGGCAACAGGGTATTTGATGAAAACTTGTCGTTTCAAGTCTTGCTGTACCACGTACGAGCGTTTAGACCACGCGCCAAAGCTCTTATGGTGCATCACATAGTTGTATTTGCATTTTAAGCGTCCGTAATTTTCACTCCATTTAATAGTACGGTAGAAAGTAAAAGGTTTTAAATTGTAATAGTCAATATTGTCTTTGGTTTGTTTAACGTGGGCATCGATCCACTCGTACGTGCAAAGAAAAACGGTGGAGGCGTTGTCGTCGAGAACGACGTCGTCGCCTTCCAGAAGAAAATGTCGAATATGGCAACGATTCAAGTCGCCCAACCACTGACGGCAACCGTACAAAGTGTCACAAATGATGATCGTATTGTAGCGATATTCTTTTGGAGGTGGCAAAAGCAATATTTTTCTCAAAAAATTGCACATGAATCGATACGGAGTAATGGATTTAATGTACAACATGTGACCGGTTTCAGTAGGTAGTGTCGACAACACGTGTTCGTATTCGTCGAGTCGTTCAACAATGTCTGTCGGGTTACTGATCCCGATATTGGGTGGTCGTTCAATGGCAAGACGATCGGGAACGGTCATATCCAAGACGGCGTCCAATTCGGCTTTCTCTTGAAGCAATAGTTTTACGTCGTGGTAAAACACGTCAAAAATTGAATCATCTTTGTAAAATGATTTCATCATGGGTGTCACTTCGGTTTCGGGATTCTGAGAAATCCATTTTTTAAGCAAGCGTTTGGCTTTGCAGCGCTTGGGTTCTCTAGCAATGGAAGAGATGATATCGGATATTATGTCGGTACTGACTACCATCGCGAGCAACTTCTTTTCCCCATCCGAGTCTGATGACGAGTCTGATGACGAGTCTGATGACGAGTCTGATGACGAGTCTGATGACGAGTCTGATGACGGTATGTCTGCTGGGTCGGCGAGAACGTTCAGGACGTCGTCGTCGTTATTGTCTTGATTTCCCAAACGAATATCAGACATTTTATACAATTTACATTTGTCTTCATTTTGATAAATTTCCAAACGTCGATGACCTGTACGTTTGGAAATTGTTTTCACACATTACGGAAAATCGAGGTTCAAATGCCCAAATCGTTCTTCAATGTAGTACGACGGTAAATTTTCCAAATAGCGAAGTTGGTAGACCATGGCGTTTTCAAAATCGAAATGAGTCGATTCCGATTTAGGCCACTTGGTAGGTAAATTGTCGCAAATGGTTTGCACGCACTGAAAGTGGCACTTGTTGACGGCCGCGCGAACATCTTTGCAGCATGCAGTTGGCGTGCAAATATCTTGCGACTCGAAATAATTGTACCTTTTGGTCACGCTATCGTTTTCACTATCGGAACCGCACGATTCTTCAGCGTAAGCGTCTGAATCTTCGTCCGAGGATTCCTCCGCTGCTGCGGCGGCGCTAATCTCTTCGGTGGCGGCGGTAGCCACGGATTCGCTTTCTTCTTCGACAGTCGACAATTCGTTCTTCTTTTTTTTAGGAGGGACAACGGCAGCGTCGTTGTCCGATAGTCCGATTTTACGTTTAAAAAGTTTCACAAGTCTTTCCATGGTTAAAGAAGATTAATATAATTAAGGAAAAATAGTTTCTCAAATCAATTCTTGAATCTTTACGGGAAATTTAATTTCAAGTGACCAAATCGATCGTTGATGTAGAACGTGGTCAAATTTTCCAAATAGCGAAGTTGGTAGACGAGAGCGTCGTGCATGCGACCCGACAATGCTGTCGTTTTCGGCCATTCGTTGGGCAAATTATCGCAAATGGTTTTGACGCACTCGAAATGGCACTTGTTGACGGCGTCTCGCACGTCGACACAGCACGTGGTCGGCGTGCAAATACGGTACGGATCGTCTGGAGGGTAAATATCGTCTCGAATATACTGTTGCTCTTGACTGATGCTACAATCGTCGCACAACACGGTGTGCCGTTTCCACAAAACATCGGACGAAGACGACGAATCATCGGTAGTGGTATCCATTTTAGTTGCGCGGCTCTCTTGGGACGTAGGCGTGACGATCAATTCCTGATGCAAACTCAAGTCGTTTTCTGTTTTTCCATAGATGTTAACTGCCTATGGAAAATCAATCATCCCAATAATAAAAATGTATTTCATCAAAAACGCCAATGAAGGTGGAGAGTGTTTGTGCAGTGGTGCCTACGATCCAGCGTTGCCGTCCGATCGATACAAACTCAGTTTGAGTCCTGTAGTGGTGCCACCTACCGATCAGCAGCAGTACAGTATCAGCATGACTCCGGCTTCGGCTCATCGTTCGGCGTCGTACATGAAAACACCCGCTGCTGCGTATCACACGGCTCACAAGTATCAACACGAATCGTCCCAGATGATGCCTACGTCGTCGAGACGAGCAGCAGCGTGTAGCGTGCCTCCAGCTCCGGCTTCGTATCAACGCGCTGCTGCTGGTTGCGCTATGGCTCCGACGATGGCACCGGCTTCGTATCAACGCGCTGCTGCTGGTTGCGCTATGGCACCGGCTTCGTATCAACGCGCTGCTGCTGCCGCTGCCTATCGTCCTCGTCAACCGGCCAGACGAGTAGCCATGTTACGAGAACCTGTAGCCATGATGACAAAACGTCGAGCTTTGTACGAAGACACAGAGTCGAGTCGACCTTTCGACTATATGGTGGACTACGGCAACACGTACGGCGGCTACTCGGGCGAACCGCAAACCATCGATCCACCCACCATTCCTTCGACCGACGATCTCTTTTTCAATCCGGGCACCATTGATCAAACGAGTGAACAATACAAAGAAGCCTTGCGACTCTACTACGACAAATTAGGCTACCCCAATTTTACCCCTAAAAACGGTTACGACTATGGAATGGAATTTTTCGATAAAAGTGGATTGCAAAGCGTGCCTCTAAGAACTCCCGCTTCGTACGGTACTATTTCTAAATTCTAAAGTGGTGTATTATGTATTATGTGTGTGTGTGTAATTTACATGCCTCGCATGAGTCGATTGACGCTGGAAATGTGATCCAAAATCTGAGCATTGTCTCTTTCGCATTCGCATCCTCCCTTGGTGTTTTGGCACTGAATGTAGTGAGAACCGCGAAAATTCTCTTTGCGAACACCCTTGTTGAGCAAACTTTGAATGATGCTCTGGTGATAGCGCAAACTGCTTTTGGTGCTTTCGTACGAAATCTTTTTGGCTTCAGGATAGCTGCGAGCCAGAAACAAATTAATCTGGTCGAGAGCACGGTACGCTTTCGTGGAAATGTGCATTTTGTGTGGCTTGAAAGCAACAAATGAATTATATATTTTTTAACCCTCCATCGATATAAAAAAAGATCAATTGTTTGAATTTGACCATTAGATTAAGTAATGAAAATGCGCCAGACCATGTCGATGTGTTGGCGACACATGGGACATTGATTGGCCAAGGTGGCGACGCAGTGGACGCACGCGACGGCGTGCCGACACGGCAGAAAAACGGTTTCGCGTTGTCGCGTCAAACACACGACACACGTGTTGGCTTCGAACGTCAGTCGTCCTCGACGTATCAACACGTAGGGACAGAACGGATTCCAGCGGTAGTGCTCTAGCCAAGGATTGTCGCCAACGAGTTGATGACGAATTAAATCGCAGTAAAAACATTTGAATATTGTGTCGTCCTGATAGAATCCGGTGTCGGCCCACTGTTTTACCGCGAGTGATGCGTCGGTGAAAGTCGATCGTCTTTTTCTCGTGCTTCGATACATCTTCTAAATACACGAGTTTGTTTTAGTAAAAAATGAAAAGGAAAATGGCTGAAATCGAAGACTACGACGACGCCGACGACATGATGCCCGACGCCAAACGCGCCAAACTCACTCCTCCAAAAACCGACCAATGGCTATTATATTGTTTTTCCTATTTTTTAGAGCTTGGATGTTTACATCCACTGTATCGTTCACGTTCAAATCCTGAAGCCGACAATCGGAGACGAACACCTTGAACTTGTCGACGATAGGATGGCGCAAAACGACAAATTCTTTTTTATCAATATCTTCTACAGTCATTGATAAAACTCCCGGACGAGGCGTGAACAGGTCGCAGTCGCACTCGACATCAATCATCCATTGATTATTACTATTTATTTTGTGACTTTTAATTCGAATGTTGTCATCCATACGTGTCACGTAGTAGGTTTTCATTTCGTCGTTTTCGAAATGGTCGCGCACTTTTTGCAAGAGCGACGACATAAAAATCGTCTTGTCCAAGTATTTCCATTCTAAATATATGGTGATGGTCACAGTTTCACGGCTCATCATAGATAACGCGTTTGAACCACAGATTGTCGACGACGACGACGATAACGATCGGTTCGACACTGCCATAATAGTATTCCTTGAAATAGTTGGGATTGAAGAGACTGGTAGCGAGAATGCGAAACGATTGACGTCGTTCGATCCAGCCAGACAACTGCTCTTTATCGAACGGTTCCAATGCTAAAATCATATTATTCAATAATCGTCGGTCGCTAAACAAAATAATGTCATTACTGTAGAATTTACAATAGGTGACGAAATCTTTGATGTTGTAAAAGATGCGATGTTGACCGTTGTAGCGACGAATGTCGATCATGATGTCGTCGAAAAACCGACGTTTAGACAGCACTTTTTTCTTCGTGTTTTGACTGAGCCGCGATACAAAGTCGTCAATCACTTTCGAGTCACTGACTCCATTGGTCAACGCGTCCAACAGTGACGTTTCAAACGATTGCAAACCGTTGAGATAGTCGCTCATGAGATTCGGCTGTTCGACGACGGGAGCGCGCAAAGCTTCAAAATAGGGCGGATGAGGTGGATCGCACGCGATTTTCTCGTCGTCTCGATAGACAAAGTACACATTGCCCGAGGCGTTCATCAAGTGACGAGTGACACCCTCCACTTGTTTGACGCGTTGCACCTGGTTGAATTCGTCAAACAAATCCAAAATCTTGGTCGGTTGCGGGAAAACGAAGCGACGCACGTCGTCGACATTCTGCCAAAGCAATTCGCATTGAGGGAAATGAGCATCGTCGGCTTCGAATCCGTGGTTGATGATGATGTACACCGTGTGGCTGTACGCTTGGAAAGCGGCGTAGTAGCGCTTGTCGACATTGATCTGGCTAAAATGGCTCACGTCTCGTTGATTTTCAAAGAGAACGACGTTGACACCGTACCAGCGTTCAATGAGTCGCAAATAGACGCGCGGATCGATCCACACGGCTGCCGAAGCTTCTTCTTCCATCATGTCGATTTCTTGAGCCAAATACTCGCGATGATTCGACAGCCATTCGAGCGTGGGTTTCGGTCGTTCCGTCGCCAACGTGCAACAATCCAAAATGGAAACGGACGACTTGTCGACACCGTAGCGATGAAACGAGTCCTGATAGACGGCCCAAAAAAGAAACGACAACGGTTTAGATAGCGTTCCCGTCACATCGGCCGGCACCATTCTATTCGTGCTGTACGTGACGTTGTCTTTGACGTGTTTCTTTTTGGTGTTGTCGTCATCGTTGAGGTAGTACTTGCGAAATTCGCTACCCATTTTGAGTCGTTGATCGCTAATGTAGCAGCACGGAATGACGGGAAACGAAGCGTTGTTTTGCAACGGATTTTTCCTCAATCCCGGATAGATGGCTTTTTCGTGATGATTGCAGCTGTACCATCGCGGTTCCGACGGTTCGCCGTGAATGGGAAATTGCATGCCACCTTCGCGCGACTCGTGATCGGCCAACAATCGCGGTAGGTGCAAGCACTTGCGCGGGTAATTGATGAGAAATATTTCGGGCACCAATCTTTTCAAGAGTTTGTTGGTGCTCTTGGTGTCTCCGCCGGCGGCTTCGGTGGCGGCAGATGCAGCGGCGGCGGCGACGACGGTATCTGAAAACGAACGATCGGGAGCATCGGTCGGAGGAGGTACGTGGAAAACGATGGACGGTAGAATGCGAGCGTACTTGGCGACGACGCTGCGGTGTTGCGTGTAGTACAAGACTTTGGAAAATTTCGATTTAACGGGTTCCATGACGACAATGTCTTCCAATCGACTGAAATTAATTTTGACGTAGTGCGATTGGAAGGGAAAAAGATCGACGGGCATGCCCAATTGATGGACGATTTTGGCGGCGTTGTTGTGGACGCGTTTTTGACAGGCGTTGACGGTGACGGGCGTCGAAACGTCGTCCAGTCGCACTTTGAACGTGTGCCACTTTTTATTCGACAAATTGTGTTCGTCGTAGACAATGTACTGCAATTGTTTATCGAGTAGAATGTGGTCGAGAAAGGAAATCCAATCGACGTAGACTTGAGGCATGATGAAATAACCGTTAAACAGGTTCTTGTTGACATTGATGACGACATTGGGTAAAACTTTTTCCAGCCACACGGTGAAATTCAGCATGAATTCCATGGGCTGTTGAACGCGTCGCAATTGGAAACTGATTTTGCCTTCGTGAACGTGAATCCACGTTCCCTTGTACAACAAATAGCACGTGTCGCGTTCGACGACGGGCAATTGCGATGCGTCGTGATACCAGTGACAACAACGGACGAGCTGATTGTAAATAATCACGGGACACGTTTCGTCCAATTGGATTTCTTTGATGAAATCTTCGGCGGAAATGTTGACGGTTAGAATGTAGGTAATTTTATCGATGACGGTAGGCGAGACGAGAAACGATCGGCTCAATATGTCGTCGTCGTGCTGTCGCGACGTTCGCTGTTTGACCAGTTCTTTTTCGATGGCGTTCAAACTGTCGTTGTCACTGGGAGCCGTGCCAAATTGTTTCTCCAATTGCCACAAGATGACGTGCCGCATTTCGGGCGGACTGTCGGTCAATTCGCGATACATGCACGCTACGTAGACGTCGCGCAATTCGGCGACAATGTCGTCCGATTTGCCGCACGATTGCACCAACTGTTTGAATTCCATGTCGAGAAATTTTTCTCGAACAATTTTCAACCAATCGACGCTTTCATCGCATTTCATTTCCACAAATCGAGGCAACGTTTCACCCATTTTATCTCAACGGTAATATTACTATATATTTGTATTTATTTACCTAATATATAAACATGAAAGTGTACAACGGTCGCAATCGACGTGTTAATACGAGAAAATTTTCCCCCGTTCGGCCGGCAGTGCCTTCACCGCCGCCGAAAGACGAAGATCCTCCTCCACAGCAGCCACCGCCATCGCAACCCTCGTCACCGACTGGAGGAGACAAGAAAAAAGGCATGTTCTCTCAAGACGACGGCGCCATCGTGGCTCTCGGCGTGCTCAATATGAAAAATCAAAAAATTGCCAATGTCAAGCACGGCAACGACGCCGGCGACGCTGTCAACAACACGGCCATGCAACTGTATTGTACCACAAATTTCTACAAGAAAGTCGACGGTGACACGATAGCCAAAATCGTGGACACGACTCGTTTGGCCGTCGAAAGTTTACCTACCAAAGTCCAAGTGACGACAACGGTAGCCAACGAATCGGCTGCAATGAAAAAGTACGTCGACAATCAGATAGCTGCCGAGAAAACCGCCAACAAAGACGTGCACACAGCCACGGAAACGTACCTCACCTCGTTGAACGGCGCCGTGCGATCTGTCAAAGAAATTTCCCAGCTACGACAGGCCGCCATCAATTCAAGTTTTAATGGAAATTTCGAGACGGGTATTTTTGTGAAAGATATAAAAATAACATCGATACTGGTCAATAATTTCACCAAGGGTTGGAAATTGCATCTCGTGCATAATAAAGTCTTTAACAATACCGGTACTCCTAAAATAGAAAAAGTATTGTTGTTACCGAAACTCAACAGTTTGATTGAATTCGAATGCAATTTGGAAGTGACGGACACGAAATACGTTACGTTGGAATTGACGACGCCGGCAAACACACCGGCGACAAGTCCGATTTCTGTGACCATCATGTACGAGCAACGCAGCACTACCGTTCCTTCTCAATAGAATTTCTATATATTTTTACACATTTATAGAAATTTTTAATAATTGGAACAAATGTCGACGAGAGCGTCGAATTGCTTTTCGAGCACGTACGCGTCTTTTATAGTTCGACTATTCGTAGCGTAAGGAAAGGAAAACGTGGGTTCTTCGATGACGCGATTGACGAGCGGATCAAAGGGATGTGTTTTGATCAGTTTCGATAGGGAAGTGATGACGTCGCACGAATCAATAATTTCGGTACTATACTCCATGAAATGAGTGACGAGCATGACGTCGACACCGTGGGCCAATAGGGCCGAAGCTAGAGGTTTGTCTTGTTCCCACGACGGTTCCGTCAACGTCGGTAAACCGGCGCTGAGAAAGAAATCGTTTTTACGACGATGCACGTACCAATTACTGCCCATAGGTAAATAGTAGCCTGAACCGCGGCACGGGAAATAGTACGTGCCGGCAAAATTGACGTTGTCTTCGACCGACGACGCCCATTTGCCTTGACGAAACACTTCAACGTACTGTAATTTTTCGGCGCATCGTTGATTGATACGTTTAAATTCAATCAGAGGATTGGGTTCAATGGACGATTGAGGACCGATGGCGTGCTGATAGACTTGCTGGCGTTGACGTTTGACGGCGAAAGGCAGCGTCAAATTCAACGCTTTGCACACGTCGAGGTAGCGCACTTCACCGCAATCCCATCGATCGCGCAATTGCTGTTCGGTTTGATCGGCCCACACTTGAGCGTGTTCGACACCGTAAACGATAGTGAAATAGGATCGCAATCGTTCGACGTCGTTGGCTTTCGGGAACGACGAGTAGTCGACCGGTTTTTCCGTCATCAACAATTGGGGCGTCATACCGTAACGGATGATTTTCTTGCATTGAGCCAAATTGGTGTAGATGGCGGTCGATCCGCCTGCGAGTCGGCATTCGTTTTGAAAGAGGGATTCGTAGACGACGTCGCGACCGCGGCCACCGACAATGTATTCAACTTTGACGTTTTCCGATCGATACTTGTTGAAAAGCCAATGCATGGTTTTCGGATTGTCTACCAAAGCGTAGGGATTGCGCCGCGTCAGTTTGGTGAGGCACGGATTGAGAATATCGATAAATAGGTGACGAACGTGTTTGCCGTCCCATTCGTCAGATAATTGGATGGTTCGGTAGCCTTTCTGTCCGGCCATCCAGACGATGTAGCGCATGGGTTTGCTTTCAAAATTCAGGAAATTCCATTTTTGAGCGACGTAGTCTTTGGGTCGACTGCACGTGTCCAGCACCGATTCGATGGTACTGGTTTTCAGTTGTTGGGTGAAAGCGGTGCTGCCGTAAAGGACGATCTTGTCGGACGGGATGTTGAGACACTTGAGTAAATGCACGGAATTATAGGCCATGCAGGTAACGTTGGTTTTGGCAAATAAGCCGGTTCCTTTGACGACGTCGAACCAGTTGCCGACAAATGTCGACTGTTGATAGGCGGCGTGATTGGGAAACATTTGTAAAACTTCAATGTGCGACGTGTCGTAAAAAACGGGC